ATTCGTTCTTATATCAATAACGCTTACTGAATTATCGCCCTCATTTGCAACATAAGCATTATTTCCAGAAATAGCAATAAAGTTGGGCCCATCTCCAACAGGAATTGTTTTTATAACGATATTCGTTGTTGTATTAATAACGCTTACTGTATTACCGCCAGAATTTGCAACATAAGCATTATTTCCAGAAATAGCAATAAATGTTGGGGTTTTTTCAACAGTGATTGACGGCAGTTTGCTATCTTGTTGATAAGTTTCTAGGTCTAGGTCTGTAGTAGATTTTTTGTAGCTTTGTAAAACTACTGCTGCGGTTATTCCAATTACTCCCAAAACAATCAAAGGCGTTAATTTTCCCATTATAATTACTAAATAGAAAACATTTTTTCAAAAAAAAATGATTTCTATCCTAACAGCGTATTTGAACTATTATACATTATTGAGAAAGGTAAGGATTTTTTCTTTCTTTATTATATAAAGTTTTTTTATATTTTTATACCATACTATGATACAACCCCGAAAGCTTCGTCAAGTTTTGAATATACTTCATAACCTTTTTCTGATCTTCTGGAGTCATCATTTGAACGGGTCTACGCAATCTATTGATGGCTTCCATTATTTTATCTGAATTTTCTGCATTTGATAAATCCGCAGAATAATCCTTATTAATAAAAAAGCTTATGTCGTCTTTCTCAATTGCGTCGCCGTACTTTTCAGCTACAAACATTTGCCAAATTTTAACAATCATTTTTGGATTTGCTTTTCTTATCAAAATAAACGAGTTTTTTGCAGTTGCTAAATCTGCGTCATCTGGAAAAACATTTATAATATCGTTGACAAAATCTATAAAATGATCATTAAATGCCGTTAAAAATGTAGCTGACTGCGCCGCCATTATCTTTGTTATTTTATATTTTAAAATTTTTTTAAGTTATTAACTTATATTATTTATATTTTTGAGTTTTGTAATTATTTATTTTTTTGGGGTCAATCCGGCAATTTCTTGGTCCCTCATTTGCTGCAACTTTTCAATTGTCATTTCTTGTCCTCCAGCACTTTTGCCTTGTTTATAATCATGTTCATCGTTTGGTGTGCTTATTGTGTCGCTATAATTTAAAGGAACATAATTGTGCATTTGTCTCATTCCACCGTTTCCTTTTGTATTTAATTCTTCTGAATCCATGTCCAAAAAACTATATTGGTCGGATGCAATGCAACCTCCTCCTAAAGAAAACGCCATAGGTTCCATATTATTGCTTGTTGCTTGGCGAGTAATCACTTCCTGCGCGGGTTTTAGATGATTGTATATATTGTCGCCGTAAAGAACCTGATAATTCTCATTCAACAACAACAAAGCTGGAACTTTTGTTACATTTTCTGGCATAACAATCTTTTGACCGTTTTCTAAAACTATATAAATTTTTTTATCCGGGCCTTGGGTTCTTTTATCAATGCATATAAAATGAAGGTCTTTGCTCGCCTGGGTTTTGGATAAAGTCTGCAAAAGTTTTTTAGAATGCTCGCAAAAGTTACTATAATAGAGAATTGAACTCATTAATCTATATTAAGCTTATTGAATTATTATTTTAACTCATTTTAAGAAAAAATTGATTAAATATATTAAATAGTATTTATTTAGTATAAGATAGAATGAACCCACGCATTGAAAAGCCAGAGGAAGACGGTGATATTTTGTCATTTACGTTGAGGGATGTAAATGTCAGTTTGGCAAATGGCCTTCGCAGGACAATTTTGTCTGATATTCCAACAGTTACTTTTAAGACTACTCCCAATGAACAGAACAAATGCAAAATTATTACAAATACAACTCGCTTAAATAATGAAATTCTAAAACAGCGCTTAAGTTGTATCCCAATTCACATATCTGACTTAAAAATGCCTCTACAAAATTACATTGTGGAAGTCAATGTGGAAAATCTTACAGATACTATTACGTTTGTTACGACAGAACATTTTAAGATTAAAAATTTAACTACAAATGAATATCTAAAGGAAAAGGATCAAAAAAGCATATTTCCACCTAATTCGTTGACGGGCTATTACATTGATTTTGCTAGACTTCGTCCTAAAATTTCCGATGAAATCCACGGAGAAAAATTAAATTTTACTTGCGAGTTTTCCGTTGGAACCGCTAAAGACGATGGAATGTTTAACGTTGTCTCCACCTGCGCATATGGATTTACTCAAGATGATGTTCACATTGAGGAAGTTCTCGCAAAGAAGGCCCAAGAGTGGAAAGACAAGGAGTTGAGCAAGGAGGAAATTGTATTTGAAACCACAAATTGGCGTCTATTGGACGGACAAAGAGTTGTCAAGCGCGACAGTTTTGATTTCACTCTTCAAACAGTTGGTGTATTCACAAACCAAGAAATTATTCGCAAGGCATGCGATGTTCTTGTTGATAAATTGGAAGCGCTTGATATTGCAATTGACACCGATGAATTGAAAATTGCTCCATCTGAAAACACTATGAAAAATTGTTATGATGTTACGCTTGAAAATGAAGACTACACAATTGGAAAGGTTTTGGAGTATTTCTTGTATACCAAGTTCTATGAAGGAACAAAGCATCTTTCATACTGTGGTTTCAAGAAGATGCATCCTCACGATACTGACAGCATTATTCGTATTGCTTACAAGGAGGAGCTTGAGAAGCAGGCCATTAAACAAAATTTGAAGGAATGCATCGCGGATGCTATACATGTTTACAAGACAATTAAGGACAAGTTTTAGCCAGTAGGGAACCAAGGTCATCAGAAATCCGAAGGATTTCCAGACCCTACGACCCTACGACCCCTCCTTAAAAATTTATTAAGTCTCTATTAAAAGTTCTTTTTTTTCAGTTTTTGTTTTATAAATTGTTCTTAATTGCAACGTTAAACTTGAAGAGGATATAAACAAGTTTATAAATGGCGCGTTTCTTTTTAAACTTCTATAAAATGAATTAAAAAACATTATTCATTTTATATTTTTAAATCTTTATGTCATTTGCAAAATATTTAAGGTTTCTCATCAATACTAACCAATTCCATTACAAAATATAAAGTTGCATTTCCTGGAATAAAGACAACTCCTTCTGCATTAACAATACCGTTTTCTCCGTAACCCAATTTGGGTGGTATAATAACCTCTCTTTTAGTTCCAACTGTCATATCAACTTGTAAAATTTCGTCCCATCCGGCTATTACTAAACCTTTTCCAATTACAAATTGCAATGGTGCTTTCCTATCATATGAACTGTCAATTTGTTCTTTTCCATTAAGATTGTCTAACCATAAGGTATAATTCATTGAAACGGTGTCACCCAGTTTTGCTTTTGCACCTTTTCCAGTTACAATATTTTTATATTTAATTCCGGATTCTGTTGTTATAAATTTTTCTTTATTTTTAACTGCTAAAACGGCGGCAATTCCTATTATCCCTAAAAATATTGACGTTTGTAAAAATGTCGGCATATATATATTAAACATTTTATATTAAATATTTTGTATTTTTAAAAAATAAATCAATCCGTAGTAGAATCAACCTTGGCAAAATCCACCGTTCGCTTTCTTAGACACGCATTCATTGAATACATTTGCAGAGATGGATGCAGTCCATTAACATAGTTTATTACAACTGTGTTGTTAACATAGTCATTCTTTGGCTTCAGAATATCGGTATACTGCTTATGAATGTGAAACATGTGCGTTCTAAAATGGTCAGGGAACTCTTTCAAAGGTCTCTCTTTCTTTATATAACAACTAATGTAATTTTGATACAATGCATTTGTAAAATCGTGCAATTTGTCTCGGAAATAAGAAAAATCCTTCTTGTTCTCTGGATAAAAGTTTAAAAAATCGCCAACTTTTCCCTCCTTTCGCAATTCCAAATACTGATACTGCTTCTTAGGCTGATTTCCTCTCAAATGCCTGACATATTCATACACAGGATTTCTAATCTTGCACCGCTCACCTGTCACTTTATTCTTAATGACAACGCCTAAGACCTCATATGATGTATTCATGCTTGCATACTTCTCCTTTAAATTGTCATATTTTGTAAACTCATATACTTGTGGAAACTTTAACCTTGTGGTATTCCAATAACCAAGTGACTTAACAATATTTAAATCAAGAGGGAAAACATTTACAACACCACCTTCGGTTTGAACTATTTCATAAACCTCCACCAAATACAATTGTGCGCTATTAAAAGGAACAACAATACGATTTTCAGGGTGCTGCAAAACAAAACTATAACAATACATTGGGTTTAACATGTTCAACTCTAAATTATTTTTCTTTGCGGCTTCCAAAAACATATCTCTAAAAGTTGGCATTTTTTCATTAGATTTAAAAAAGCAGACTTCGGCACCAACTGTATTGCGAGTAGCTATCTCCCAAGAACCAGATAACCCGGATGTTTCATCCCAAAAAACATTAATCATCGTTCCCTCTACAAATTCCTCCGCAAAAACGCTATCAATCTTATCTGGATTTTTATTTACAAATGACTCATAAGATATAGATTTAGGTGGTGCAAAACTGACAACTCTATTTTTATTATTTATAATAACTGAACGCAATAAACCGGTGCTAGAAATAATATCCGGTGCCAACATTTCCTTGTCATACCTAATAACCTTGTATTTGTTGTTATTTTTAGTAACATATTCGGCCATTTTAACACGAACCTTGTTTTGATGGTCTTCTCCAAGTGATTCATTTAGTAACATATCCGAAAAACCCACTATTTCATTTAAACAATAAACCAATTGACGCACACCTTGAGACATTATTTAATACATTTTATTGTATAATGTCTTTAAACCACTATTTTTAAATTTTTTGCTTTTTCTTTTGCTTTTTCTTTTGCTTTTTGATTTTTTCATTTCGGTTGCCACAATCATAAAAATTTCTATTATAAATATAGGAATAATGTCATCACCCATAGAATCGCAAAGTGTAGAAGAAGCTCCTGAGTCTCAAACAGTTAACCTTCAATTATCTGATGTTATAAGACTTCAAGCTCCTTCAAACCAAATATTAGACAACAATACATTTGTTATTGATTATATTGACAAGAACCAAATTAATTTGATAAACGTAAACGATTTAACTGCAAATAAGATTAAGATAAATGAAGACGGAACCCTTGGAGATGGTTCAATAACATCTATTGCTTTAATTGACAGAAGCGATAAACTTGGATACGCAAGACAAAATGATCTACTTCCAAATACGTGGATTAATATTTATTTTGGAGGCGACACTCCTGTAGTATTAACTGGTCAAATCACTAATCTAGAAGAAGATATGATTGAAATTAAAACATATCCTGACGATGACATTTTGTATATCAATTTTGGTTATAAAGGCATTCCACTAGATTTGCCCATTGAGACAATTGAGATAAGAGAGAAACCTGACCAAATTGTTATAAAAGAAAAGGAAAAAGAAAAGGAGTCTAAAGCGGCAAGAGAAACTCTAGGATTGCCTGAAACCGATGAAGAATCAATTGCTTCTCTTGTAGAAGATAATAAGATAGAAAACGCCGATACTGTTTACAATTTGCCTGTTAAGGACATCAAAGACACTATTCGCGAGTTTATTGTAAAAGCGGATGAAATTAAAATTGGAGACGAGTTGGAAGCCGTGACACAATATGTTGAAGTTGAACAGTCACGGCAGCGTTTTAACCTTAACTCCCAAACAGATGATTTATTAAATGAGTTATTGTCAAATATTCCAAACGTTCAAAGAACGGGGGCTGTATTGAATAACATTCACACTATGATTGAACGATTTAAACAGTTGCGTTCCGAGTTTTCTGAATTGGACGAATATGGCAATGTTATTGGACCAATTACAAAAACAGTTTCGTGGAAACCATTAGTTAAAAATTTATCAACATTCAAAAACTTGTTGTTTTGGCTTCTTCCTGTTGCAAAAAATGTCAAAAAGATTTATAATATTAGCTCAAAAGAAGACGTTTCTGAAAGTTCAGATATTATTCCATTAACAATAGATCAAGACATTGATGAAATGAAAACAATTTTTGACCGATATAAATCCAACGACACTCCATCAGACCAAAACAAGTATTTCAATTTAATGTCAGAGCTGAATCCTTATTTAACACCCTTTCAACAGACAGACGCAGAAACCACAGTTGACGTTATAAGCGATGTCAATATTTTAAATGACGTAAATGCAATTATTGATAATTTAGGAGATTTCTATTCGTCTGTTGCGGAGAATGATATTATTAAAACCAAGAAATTTGTTATTCAACGTTATAACTTGGGAACCACTAGATTGGACGCCACGCAAATAACAAGTAGTAAAATGATCTCACATCGTGTTAACATAACGCAACCCGACGTCTTGGAACTCAGATCAATTTTGACACTTCCAGAACCGGTCATTCGTTTCTCTCACATTAATTTGCCAGAGACTAATATTCTTGATAAAGCCAATTTGAACAACACGTTTATTAACTATTGGCAATTGTTAAATGAAGACGCACGAGTTAATAAAGTAAATGTTGATGATTTTGAAACAGACCTTGAATTTTCAGAAAAAAAGTTTGTGAACAACATCAAAAATTACGTGTTAGTTAAAAGTGAAAAAATGGAAGGCTTAACAAATTATGAGATTTATAAAGAGTTCCTTCAGAAAATAGTTCCCAAAACGCGTGTTTTATTCAATTTAATGAAGAAATACATCAATGGCAAATTGTCGGTTCACGATGTTGTCGGATATTTAGAACCATTTTTAATTTACGCAGACGATTTAACGTTTATGCAATACAAAGACATTGAATCATTCTTACAAGATAAAATTTCCGAATACAACAGAAACTTTAAAGAAAAGGAAAAGGAGTTCTCCTTATTGAAAAAGCGATTGGCAAATACAGGATACAGACCATCTGCTAATTATATTCTCTCTTTAATCTCTGATAGAAAGGTAAATAATGAGGTGTTTGTTGACTCATACGACTATGATCCAAATGATTTGAAGCTTACAAGCTCGGAACTTCTTTGGAGAATGAAAACTACTGATTTTTCTGATGTGTTTGACAATGCACTGGCTCTTGCTAGCATTGGCACCATGTTGCCAGAAAATATTGGTTCTATTATTGAGAATATTGAAAAAGACAAGGACGAATTAGATGAAGAGATTAAAAACGCAGAAAAGGACAACAAATGTTTAAACGTTGTAATAGCAAAACAGTATAAAACCTTAGAAGAAGTTGCGACCGACAATGATAAGATTACATATTTTGATAAGAAGTTTGACGAGACGATGTATGGAATGTTGGACGATTATCAAAAAGACCAAATTGCACTGGCTCCTGAAGAGTTTTACGAGTTCTTAGTGCAGAAATTGATTAGCAAAAACAAAATTTCCACCAAAGACGCGCCACGTCTTGCCGAAACATTGATTAATGGAATGAAACGAGTTGTTGATGGAGACTTTGCAATGATGTATGATAATGCCGAAGACAAAATTGTTTACTTTAAACGCAGCAATAATAGATGGGCAACTGATAAATCAATTGATGAAAAAACGGTAACATCTAATCAAAATTTATTGTGCGAATTTCAAAAGGATTGTATTGAAGTTGATAAAAAATATAAGGCTCTTTGTGAAACGCAAGATTTAAATAAAAAACACATTACCGAGAATGCATTAAAAGAAATCGTAAGTCAGTTTGACAAAAAATACGAATTATCAAAGGACAAATTAAAAGAATTATTAACCAAAAATTTAGACTATAACTTGAGTATTATAGACAAATTGCATCAAATACGCCACAATCAAACGTATAAATACAATGCACAGCAATATAAAATTGGGGCCGAATCAGGCGATTTTGACAAGGATATTGTTATTTCGCCTTACAACAAGTTGAAGGACTTAGTACTTGGACAATCCAACATGTGCAAGAGACAACAAGACATTGTCAAGTTTGCTGTTCGCTTTACGAGAGAAGCAAATGACACTGAATCTGATTCTGATGAACATGGAAAATACTGGAGATATTGTCTTAAAACCAATGTGAAATTGTTGCCAACTTTTTTATATTCATTAGCTTCATGCTGGATTGAGGATAATGACAATTATCTTAGAAGAATAGATGAAATCATTAAACAAAGCGGCAAATTGAGTGACGATGGCGATTCATGGGTTGACGAACATAGTGGTTACATTATTTGTCCTCGTGATTTGGAAGTTGATGAAGGTTACGAACAGGGTTACAAAGTTAAAACGCGCGAGGTTATGGAGCAAGATGCTGGCGATGCACTGTTGAACTCATCTTTAAAGCCCGTCATAAAGAAATACACCACACCTGAAACAAAAATGATGTCCAATGTTATTTCTGCGTTGGCTGAAAATATGGGAATTAATATTGACGACCAAAAAGATTTTATGATTAAAATTACGTCTGACACCATTTCTGCAGGCGCTCTTATTTCTGAAGAAGACCACAAAAAACGTGTAGAACAAGAGGCCAAAAAGGGTAAAAAAATACCTTCTTATATCGCGGTTTATAATAGCACCATTTTATATTTGACTCTTGGCGCCTTTTTATTTGGCGTTCAAACGTCTATTCCGTCCATTAAAACAAGAAAAACTTTCCCTGGTTGTGTAAGATCTTTTACTGGATACCCTTTTGAAGGTTCCGGCGATTTGTCTAGTTTAAAATATTTATCATGCATCGCTTATAAAATACGAAATGCAACGGCTCAGCCATGGTCTGCATTAATGGGACTCAAAGAAACAACTGTTGTTGATAAAATTAAGGCTTTTATAGATGCGTATTATCTTTCAAATGTGGATGTCATGCAAAAATGCAAGAATAAACTGGAATACATGTTGGCAAATCCAGATGAAGCAAATATTCCAACGGATCACGAACTAGGAAAATGGATTCAGTTTTTGCCACCATTGGTTCCATTCAAGTTGAGACCTATTACAAACATATCCGAAGAATTTAAGAAGCAGTGTTTGAATGATTTCAAGAGCGGCGCAACATGTCAAAGAGAGAAAATATTAATTATACAGTCAAAAATTATATTTTTTTCTCTAGCGATCCAAGAACAAATTCAAAAAGTGGTGACAAAACGTAGCATGCTTCTCAATAATTCTGCTAATGAACCCTTCTTGGAAAATGCTTGTTGCAGCGAAAAAGGAAATATAAGCACAATTAAATATTTTGCAGAGGAGGAACCAGAAATTATTGTTTATAATAACATTATTCGTGATTTATCTTATATTATTGAAGATATCAATGCCGTTGCAAAGGCCCCTATGTTCTTTTGCAGGGAGAACTCTAAGAACGTTTATGCCCCTTTAAGCGATCAATACAACGACGATACCATTTATCGCGCATTTATTGTATTTTGCAAATTTAATTCTATTGTGCCAATTAGTCAAGAGCTAGATGCAATTTGCGGCGGAAAACCCGATCATTTTTCAAATATTGATTCTATTAGCGAAAAAATTAGAAAATTAAAGCAAGAAGGTAAGAACTATAACAATACTTCTCTCTTACGTTTGCTGCAGTATGTTAATAGAAAGAATATTGTCAACATTAATGTGGATACACCCGTAATTACTCAAGTGCAACAGTTGCGAAATATTCTTGAGGAAATAACAACAGATGATGAAACGGTTGTTCCTGCAGCGCTAATACAAAACTTGGAAGAAGCCATTGACACGTTTGACATTGCTGTAAATGAGGACACCGAAGAAATGCGAAAGTTGAAAAATTATCTTGGTCGCGTTAATAAGGAAATGAAATCAGAAGTGGCCGATTTTATTAGCAAAAATGCTGGATTAACAAAGAAGAACTCTACTGATATAAAAACATATCTTAACACATTAATGGAATGGGGATCAAGTTCCCAAGAAGCTATGAAGAATTCCATTTCTGATGAAGCCACATATAATTCTATTGAATTCGTTAAAAATTACATTCATAAAATTTTAAATGTTTTCCCTGACATTATCAAAAACAAGGTTGATTACCAGAATTCTATTCAGATACCTGCTTATTGGGGGTTGTCTAAGAATCATGCAAATGATGTCCGCAACATTATAAACGAATACTACAAAAGCTTGAGACCATTCTATGGCGATAAAGTTTTATCCAAGATTCTCACAACTATTCCCAATACAACCAAGAATTTATTACAGCTTGCTTTAAGCACTCCTTATATGAGTGATATCTATTACAAGGGTTCAAAAACCTATTCCGTCTTTGACAAGAGAACTTGCGATATGCTTTTTGAGAACTACTTTTTGCAAGTGCTACTTGAATTCAAGAAGTTATCCGAAGATCCAAACATGTTGGTGAGAGAAATGGGCGAAGATGAAAGTGAGTCATTTACGGTTGAAGACTTGGAGGAAACAGCGCTTCATTTGTCAGCAAAACCTGTTGCAACAGTTTTGCTTGGAAATATTAAAGACATGCGCGCCAGAACTGCCAAAATGTTGGCAGCATTTTTAACCATAATGTCCAACCACAAGGACATAGTAGATCTCAGTTACGATAAGGTCATGGAAGTTGTATTCAAATCCAAAGAAAGGGAGAAAGATACATTCACAGATAGGTTGAAAGCAATGACTGACGAAGAACGTGACGCTGACACTATTTTGAAAATGAATAAATTGGGTGCTTGGAGCAAAGGTCTTCAAAAAGGTCTAACTACATACGTGAAGGAGACTTATGACGAAGAGCGTGAATATATGGAAAAAATTTCTGATATTGAGAAAAATGTGAGAAAAAATAAAAATGTTGTTGATGAAAATATGGAGCAATATTTAGAAGATTATATGGAAAATGCAGATGCAGTTGCTGATATTGAGAGAGAAGAAAATGATATTGGATGGTTCAATGGAGATGACGCAGGCGAAGACTATTTTGGAGCCGAACAAGGCGAAGATGATTTGGAGGAACGCGATTAAAAAATATATATTTTAGGATGGCCTACTAGTTTTAGAAGAATAATAATATACAAATTATATATTATTATATATTAATGTATCGTTCCTATATTGCAAAAAATCCAACTCTTGTTAGTGTTTTGCTATTTTTAGTTATATTCATTACAATTCAAATTGGCAAACCCAGTTTCTTATATAGAGATGACGGAAGCATTCGTGAGTTTGGTATTGGTTATCGCAACAAAACAATCCTTCCAATTTGGCTTTTGGCCATTGTTTTAGGAATTCTTTGTTATTTATTTGTCTTATATTATCTGTCTCGTCATACGTTGTTTTAAACATGCAACGGTTCAAAAATTTTATCTAGAGTTTCTTTACCATATTTCATTGTATCTTGATAGCCTTTTTCATACAATTTTTCAAAATCAAAAGGGGTTGTTTTATACAACACGAATGGTACATCATTGTTTTGACCCCAAATATTAATATTAATGTGCAATGCTGCTTGATTTGTGTTTAAGTAAGGGTTCTCACAAAATCCTCCATCAAATATATATTTATTTTTATATTTAAACAACAGTGGACCTGTAATAAATGGAATTTGAGAACTTGCCTCGCAACAAGTAATTGCGTCTTCTAAATTTTCAAAATCGGTGTATATATTTGTTTGACCAATTTCATTTGCACCAACAAATAATCTATCCAATTCAAAATCGTTTTCATTAAAATTTGCAAGTAAATTTTTTTTCATTTCCTGTAACATTTGACGTGCATTTTTTTTCTCGTAAACTTTGTTATTTACAATCAAATCCATCATTTTTTTTGGATCCTTTTTCAAAGTCATAAAAAGAGAAGCGCATGCACCCGACGATGCTCCAGAAAATAAAAATTTTTCTGTGTTATATTGTTCTTTAATGTACATACAAACGCCAAGTTGGTAAAAACCATAATATCCACCTGAACCAATCGTGACAATTTTTCTATTTTTTAAATATTCGTCGTTATTTATAAAGTTATTTCTACTAATTTCATCAAAACGAATATTTTTTTTATTTAATATTAAATATTTTTTTCTATTTGAAGTGTTAGAATTTTTTTTTATTTTATTTTGTATTTTTTTATATATTTCGTTGAATATTTTATCTAAAACCGGCATTAATAATATATCTACATATTATTAATAATTCAAATATATTTATTAATAAGTATAACAATTAACATTTTTGCAGGATACGCGACAAGTTATTTATCACCGTTAAACAAACACGGCTGTTTTAAAACCTTTGCAGTCACGTTTTTTAGCTTTTGAAAAAAAATAACGTTTAAGATTTTTAGATATAACAGCATTTGTTATTTGCGTATCATTGGTTATAATAGTCTTACCATCTAGTTTAACTCTTTTTAATTTAGCATAACTTAAATTAGAACCATTTAAATTAGCTCCTCTTAAATTAGCATTGTTTAATTTAGCGTTAATTAAATTTACATAAGTTAAGTTAGAACTGTTAAATGTGGCATTGTTCAATATAGCATGTTTTAAATAAGCGCCACACAACCAAAGATTATTAAGATTTGCTCCAGTTAAATCAGCCCCCGGTCCTAGTAAATAACCATTGATTAACAACCAATGTATAGGTAATTTTGCAGGCGTTCCAGTTATTTTACCGCTTTTAATCCCGGTTAAATTCGCGTCTTTTAAATTAAGATTATTTAAATCAGCCCCCATTAAATCAGCTCCAGGACCTATTAAATAACCATTTATAAACGACCAGTGTATAGGTAATTTTACAGGCGTTCCTATTATATTACCACTTTTAACACCGGTTAAATCGTTAACACTTAAATCAATGCCAGTTAAATCAGCTCCGGATAAATCAGCTCCAGGTCCTATTAAGTAACCATTTTTTAGTTCCCAGTCCGTCGTCAATTCCCCCCAATCCCCCTCGGCAAGGACACCCATAACATCACCTGTTATGATACCAGTTAAATCTGCGCCAGCAAAAGTAGTTGCTACTATATTAGCACCAGTTACTTTGGTTCCTTGTAAATTAGCGTTTTCACAATCCTGACCATTTAAATTTGCTCTGGTTAAATCGGCTCCTTGTAAATTAGCGTGATATAAACTACTATCACCATTTCTAGCCCTAGATAAATTAGTGTCAATTAAATTGGCCTCAGTTAAATCAGCTCCAGTTAAATGAGTTCCTTGTAAATCAGCTCCTTGTAAATTAGCTCCAGTTAAATTGGCCCCAGGTCCCATTAAATACCCCTTGTATAAGGTCCACAAGCGAGGTAGTTTTGCAGGAATTCCAGTTATATTTCCACCTTTAACACCCTTTAAATAAATGTCAGACAAATCAGCTCCATCTAAATTAGCTCCAGTTAAATCGGCTCCAGGTCCTATTAAATACCCCTTGTATAAGGTCCAATGTTTAGGTGTGTTTCTAGGTTTTCCAATTATTTTACCACTTTTAATTCCTTTTAAATTGAGATCAATTAAATTAATACCATTTAAATTAGTTCCAGTTAAATCTGCACCAGGTCCTATTAAATAACCATTTCTTAATGTCCAAAATTTAGGTAAGTTTCTAGGAATTCCAGTTATTTTACCACTTTTAACACCATTTAAGTTTACCCCAATTAAATTAGCGTTTGTTAAATTAGCTCCAGTTAAGTTGACTCCTGTTAAATTAGCTTGATATAATTTAGCGCCAGTTAAATTAGCTCCACTTAAGTCGGTGCCACTTAAATTAGCTCTGGGTAAACGAGCAAATTTTAAATCAGCTTCACTTAAATTAACTTCAGTTAAATCAGCTCCAGGTCCTATTAAATAACCGCGATACAACTTCACATGTGTGGGTAAATATTTAGGTTCTCCTGTTATTTTACCGCTTTTAACACCAAATAAATTTGCACCAGTTAAATTTGCACCAGTTAAATTTGTTCCAGTTAAACTTGCATATTTTAAATTAGCTCTTTGTAACTTAGCACCACTTAAATTCTGGTTAGTTAAATCAGCCTTATATAAATCAACACAAGGTCCTATTAAATAACCATTGCACAATTTCAACCAATGTCTAGTTAATTTTGAAAAAGTTCCAATTATATTGCCACTTTTAACTCCAAGTACCTGTCTGCGGAGCATATCTTGTGAAAAATTAGCATCAGTTAAATTAGATCCAACTAAATTAGTACCCTTTAAACTGCCGTGATACGATTTACTGCCAAAATTGTTGATAGTCCATTCAGTGCCAGTTAAATCCGCGCCAGCTAAATTAGCGCGATCTAAATTAGCATCAGTTAAATTAGATCCAACTAAATTAGCTTTAGTTAAATCAGCGTCAGTTAAATTAGCTTTAGTTAAATCAGCGTCAGTTAAATCAGCACCAGTTAAATTAGCGTCAGTTAAATCAGTGTCAGTTAAATCAGCACCAGGCCCGATTAAATATCCTTTTCTTAATATCCAATTATTTGGCAAGTTAGGATTTCCTATTATTTTACCACTTTTAACGCCTGTTAAAACAGCTTCTGTTAAATCTGCGCCAGTAAAATCAGCACCAGTTAAATTGGTGCCAGGCCCGATTAAATATCCTTTTCTTAATATCCAATTATTTGGCAAGTTAGGATTTCCTATTATTTTACCACTTTTAACGCCCGTTAAAACAGCTTCTGTTAAATCTGCTCCTGTTAAATTAGATCCTATTAAATTAGCTCCTGTTAAATTAGATCCTCTTAAATTAGTGTCAGTTAAATCCGCATCCATTAAATTAGAACCAACTAAATTAGCTTTAGTTAAATCAGCACCAGTTAAATCAGCACCAGTTAAATCAGCACCAGGTCCGATTAAATATCCTTTTCTTAATATCCAATTATTTGGCAACTTAGGATTTCCTCTTATTTTACTACTTTTAACACCCGTTAAATCACAACCAGTTAAATCAAGATCACTCAAATCAGCGCCAGTTAAATTAGCGCCAGGGCCAATTAAATATCCTTTTCTTAATATCCAATTATTTGACAACTTAGGATCTCCAGTTATTTTACCACTTTTAACGCCCGTTAAAACAGCTTCTGTTAAATCTGCGTAACTCAAATCAACACCAGTTAAATCACCGCCAGTTAAATTAGCGCCAGGTCCGATTAAATAACCATTTCTTAAGTTCCAATTATCTACTAGATAGTCTGACAACTTAGGATTTCCAGTTATTTTACCACTTTTAACACCTTGTAAATTAGCTTGCCTTAGACCAGATAATTTTAAATCAGCGCCAGTTAAATTAGCGCCAGGTCCGATTAAATAGCCATTTCTTAATATCCAATTATTTGGCAACTCAAAATTTCCTATTATTTTACCACTTTTAACGCCGGTTAAATTTGCAGAAAATAATTTAACATCACTCAAATCAGCACCAGTTAAATTAACACCAGTTAAATCAGCACCAGTTAAATCAGCACCAAGTCCGATTAAATACCCTTTTCTTAATATCCAATTATTTGGCAAGTTAGGATTTCCTATTATTTTACCACTTTTAACGCCCGTTAAAACAGCTTCTGTTAAATCTGCTCCTGTTAAATTAGATCCTATTAAATTAGCTCCTGTTAAATTAACTCCCGTTAAATTAACACCTGTTAAATCAAATCCTGTTAAGTTAACTTTTGTTAAACTAGCTCCTGTTAAATCAGCTCCTGTTAAATCAGCTCCTGTTAAATCCGCTCCCGTTAAATCAGCTCCTGTTAAATCCGCTCCTGTTAAATTAGATCCTGTTAAATCAGCGCCGCGTAAAACACAACTTAAGTTAGCTTTAGATAAATTAGCACACGTTAAATTAGTACGTATTAAAAAAGAGTCACTTAAATTGGCCCCACTTAAATTAGCTTTAGATAAATTAGCTCTAGTTAAATTAGTTTTAGTCAAATCACTTCCTGTTAACTTAGATAAATTTAAATGAGCACGTCTTAAATCAGCATTACTTAAATTAGCGCCAGTTAAGTCAGATCTAGGTCCGATTAAATATCCGTCAATCAACATCCAATGATTGGGTAAATATTCAGTCTTTCCAGATATTTTGCAACTTTTAATTCCATTTAAAATGGCGCGATATAAATTAGTGCTAGTTAAATCAGCTCCAGTTAAATCGGCTCCAGTTAAATCAGCTCCGCGCAAATTAGCGCACGCTAAATCAGCGCCACGTAAATCAGCACCACGTAAATCAGCACCACGTAAATCAGCACCACGTAAATTAGCCCCACGTAAATTAGCCCCGGGTTTTATTGCGAAACCGTTTACTATTAATTCATAACTAGATTGCTTTTGATTTTCTTTAGTTATCAAATGTGGATGGCCCATTCAAGTTATAATTACTATATAGATTATAAAAATACTAAAAACGTAAAAATAAAAGTTACTAAAAACGTAAAAATAAAAGTACATTCTTTAGGAAAATTTTTTCTTTGTATAGTTTATGTGTAGGATGGCTCCCTCCACATCCCTTTTGGACATTCCCCTTACCGCAAGGTTTGGTGGCGGTGTGGCTGGCGGCATATTGCTTCCAGTCGCATTGATATGAGTAGTAGATTGGATGCGAGTGCTGTGACGGCGATTCTAGGTTTAGGTAAATAACAGAAATGAAACCTAAAACGTTTATCATTTGATAAACAATTGCCGCGTAGACCTTCAGCGGATCTTTACAGAGTGACGAATCTTTATAAGATTTAACAGGTTGTTGGTGGCAGGTAATGGGTCACCAAGCCTAAACTACAGTAGCTTGGGTTGGAGTATCCTCAGGCCGAAAGTATATTGTCAGCGTGTGTTATATGGCACGCCGTTGCGGGTTCAAAATCCGCTCGCAGAAGGAAAAATAGCCAACAACTATTTTTCTTTTATTTACTAGTGTCTTAAAATAAGGGGACCAAATCTATATCATATTACGAAAACCCTGATATTCTTTTTAACTTTTCCATTTGATGCCTTTAAACGCTATTTATATTTGTTTATGAAAATACCGCAAATGGGAGAAGATACACGTCTTTCTTGCAAAACAAAAATCATATTCCTTCAAGTATTGAAACAACTAAGATCATTCTTTCTTGAAAAGTAGATTATAAAAGAAATATATTTCTATGCACACTATATAATGAAGCGTTGTATAATTTTATCTCTTGTAATAGGAGCAGCTGTTTTTTGCGCGGTTAAATGTAAAAATGCAAAGAAAAAAACATATAACGTTGCAAAAAATAAAAACCACGGTGAAAATTATCGTTTATCTGTTTTAATTTCTAATAAACACATCTATGCACAGATCATTGACGACAACAGCGGGACTACCATTTTATCAGCATCTTCGCGCGACATGAATATAAAGGGTTCAAATATATATCATGCAACAACCTTTGGTGCTTTATTCAGCACTCGCTCCATTGAAAAAGGAATTACAAACGTTTCGTTTTATCTCGCCGACAAACATTACCACGGGCGTGTAAAAAGTTTTGCCGAGGCAGCAAAAGAAGCCGGTCTAAAAATATTTTTTATGCGACCCACGCTTCATTTAGCCGGTTGACAACCATCCTTTATATGTATTTGAAAAAATTAATACGTGTATATTGTTGATTCAGCCTTTTCTGTTTTGGCTTTAACCGTTGCCTCTTGTTCCAGGTATTTGTCATGACTTGCTTGCATTGTTGCTAAATCTCCCGTGCATCCGCGTTTCATAATATTGTATTGCGTTATAGATATTAATAATATCGCGGTGTAAATGTACCACATGGCCTCGCCAATATTGTCTCTCATTACAACCGTATCCAATAATTGTTGTTTTAGTTCTGGAGCACCTGCTTGGTATTGATCTTTCATTAATGGAACAAGCATTGACCAGTACTCAATAAAGTTGCTAGGAACTATTTGATTTATCAATATAGACATGTTTCCACACAACTTTATTATTGCTTCTGCAGCGCCCTTTAAACTCTTGTTTTTTTCAGCGTTTCCTTGAGTAGAATCGTCTATAGCTTGATTTAAATCCACGTTAACTAACAATTCAGTTAAAATGTTGTTTGCGGTTCCGGCTACAGCAAAATAACCAATGACGTTTGAAAATGCCGATTTAAAACCAGGAAATATCATTAATGCAACTATAACAATTCCAAAAATAAAAAACCACGGTATAATAGTTAATAAAAATGCGGCGCCAATATTTTGCACGACACTTCCCCCACACGTGTTTACAAGGACGCTTGAATTCATTATTATCTGCGTAACAACAACCAATAGAAAATAACACGTTAAAAATACATTATTTTTGCTGCTATATGCGGCATATTCTTGACCGCTTTTATCGTCAAACGCAGAAGCATTTAATTTTGGTTTGAAAACGAGATAATATAAAAGTGTAATTGCAATAAATATCAATAATGAAAGATAAGAAGTATCCATATAGATAGTGTGTATAATTTATTTTGATATTATAAAAGTAAATTATAAGGAATAATTATGAACTATGACAATTTTACTAAACCCGCTTTGATAGAACCTGGCGTAAAATACTTTTTAAGCGAAACATTAAAGCAATGTAGAATTTTTAAAAATACTTACAACAATCTATTGATCAATATATCATTGGGAATCGGATTTTTAGTCATTTTAGGAGCAATATTATTTTTCAAATACAAAGGTAAATTGACGCCTGTTGAAAAAGAAATGAGGAATAGACAAAAACAACAGTACATTTTATCAAAGATACAAAACTTTCAAGAATCCAAGCAACGCGCACATCAAGAATTAATTACCGGGCTTCCTCATTGGGAAACTGAATACGATATTATTTCTAATAAAAATAAATATATAAAAATATAAATATAATCTATAGAAGATGAGCGAAGAGAAGATGGAAGAAAAGAAAAAGTTTATAGACGGATTAAATACATATTTCAAGCTTAAAGCCGCATATGAAACCAATATTAAAAAGGACAAAACCCAAATTTCTAAGCTTCCTGGACTGAGTTGGAGAGAGAAAAGAAACGAATACGCCAAAATAAAACACAAGTGCATTAATTGCAAGAGACCAGTCGGTTCTATATTTTCTACTAAAATTGCCAATGGTGAGCGACAATACATTGCTTTGTGTGGTGATAGAAATGCGTCGTGTCCGTTGGACATTAAAATCAATTTAGGTGCAACATTTAATATTACCGATGACATTCGTCAAGACGAAGAAAAAATAAAGGGTTATAACAATGAAATTATCCGAGACAAAAACGATTTGTTGTTTGGTTATATTAACGCTCAACAAGCTGTTGCAAAATTTGACATTATAAAAGAAGAAGTAGCGGACGCAACTAAAATATACGAATTTACTCTTGACAACTATTTAAACGTGGTTGATAATGCGGAGAAAAAGGAAGAACTTAAAAAACTAAAACTTGAGTTTTACAATAATCTAGACAACTTTAACGCAATGATGCAGCAATATAAATCTACTCAAAATACACAGTTTGTTGTTGACGCCGTGGAATTATACGTAACGACAATGCAGCCAAGAGTTAACGATATTTTAAAGAAGACATATTCTTATAATGGCGTTGAATATAATGAAGATGATAATACATTTCATTTAATTCAAATACCCATATCAATTGAAGATCTTGAATGGGATATCGGTGAACATGGTCAAAAAGTTGTTTTAATGAAAATGGGGCTTGAAAAGTTCTCCCAAAATAGAACTGTGCGTAATACAAAGGCAATGACTTCTGCTATTCCGGATATAAGAGAGAAAGATAAACAAGAGGAACCCAAGTTTGTTATGAAACAACAGATCCCTGAAACAAAATCTGATTCCGATGAAGAAGATTCCGATGAAGAAGAAGATTCTGAAGAAGAAGAAGAAGAAGATTCCGATGAAGATAAACCATTGCCAAAGATAACAATCCATCCAAAATTTCTTCCCGATGGAACGATTGCGGCAACAGAAGCTAGTAGATTGGGTTTTAAAGTGGAACTGGTAAAGGGTGACTTAATTGCACTTAACCCAAATACCAATCAAAAATATAAAGTTACTGCTGGGAAATAAAAAAATATAAACATTATTTATAAAGCATGATTTCAAAATTTATTGACATTCCAACGTTCATTATTAGTTTAGCAATTGGTCTTTTTTTTGTCTATATCTGGGGACCCGACTTAAAAACCGTCTATGTCTACCCAACCCCAGAAAATATTGGTAAAGTTCATTACAAGGACAACGCAGACAACTGTTTTACTTACCACGCAACTGAAGTAAAGTGTCCTTTAGACGATTCTCAAATAAAAACTGTTCCTGTACAAACATAGAGAATTTTAAAATATTCTATAAATATATATGCACCTCGCAAGATTTCTTCATACACAAGTTGGTCGGTATATTATGTCAGCTTTATTAGGGTTTGGTTTAGCCACATTATTTAGAACCGTGTGTAAGGGAAAAAACTGCATCGTATTTAAAGCGCCCCCTATGGATGAAATTAAAGACAAGGTTTACAAACACGAAAATAAATGTTATAAATTTACCCCCGTAACAACAAAATGCGATGCAAAAAAGCGAAATGTTGCAATGTAGTGATACTTTTGAAAAAGTATCGCAAAACCAATGATACTTTTGAAAGAGAAATTTTGCTCCACTTTTTTAAAAGTGGATTTTGCGTAATTATTATAATCAAATCCTTCTTATAATAATTATATAATGGACACAACTAGTATAATGGATTTGCCAACTGACCCAACTGGTGGAGGAAGCATTGGAGGAAATGTTAGCTTGTCGGCCAATGAAAAAATACAATCAATGCCAGGTCAAGGCCCCAACGGGGTTACTTTAGACCAAACTACAATTAATCAAATTGTAAGTGGATTGCAACAAGCAAGTTCCACGGGAGCAACCCAATTGCCGTCTAGAGACATTCCTCGCAATACAGAATCAATTATGCAAGATCCTCAGATTCAACCCAATTATATTCCACCTCAATCCAACAATGATTATATTACGGAGTATGAAGATAACGAGGATATTATTCAGAATTATAATAGCAACGCCAAATATGGCGACAGTTTGGATCAACTATATGAAGAAATTCAAATTCCTCTTTTAATTTCTGTTTTATACTTTTTGTTTCAACTACCGATTTTCAGACGTTACTTATACAAGTTTTTCCCTGCGCTTTTTTCAAAGGATGGAAATGTAAATTTATATGGGTTTTGTTTCACAAGTGCATTATTTGGACTCTTGTATTACGTGTTATCAAAGGTTACGGGTCACTTCAGCAGGTTTTAATATAAGTAATTCTATCAAAACATAGTAGAAAAGATAATAAAGAGTTATAATCAATTAATATAATAATAACAATGAAGTTATCTAAACTACATTTTTTTGCTACATTATTGTCACCGATTCGTTCGTATAGGTTGTTTTCAAATGGCCCTGCAGTATTAATTCCGGCAAAAAAAATATGCAAAGATTGCAAACACTATATTGGAGATAATATAGAGTGTAGAAAATTTGGAGATACAAATTTAATAACTGGAAAAGTAACATATGATTCCGCGAGATCTGTAAGAGAAAACGAGAAAAAATGTGGAGAAAACGCCATCTACTTTGAAGAGAACAAGTTTAAAATAATTACAGTTCCGTACTATTTTTTAAAGAATAACTGGATATTACTTATACCAACCGCATTCACAAGTTTATATATATTTACTTTGTTTCATGTAGTTCATAAATAACAGTTTTTTTTGCATTTTTATGTCTCTAAAATCGGCATAATCTTTTTCGTATTGTATGATTTAAAGCTTAAACAATTCAATATTTGACTAAACGTATTCATGGGTTGTATATTAGCTCCCGTAGTAATGGCAATCTTTAATCGTTCTACGTCTACGATTATATTTATCATTTTCGCTCCTGTAAAATTGGTTGTTCTGTTAATCTTGACGTCCGTTAAATTTGTGTTGGTCAAGTCAGCTCCTGTAAAATCAGCGTTGGATAAATTTGCATTAGATAAATTTGCTCCACGTAAGTCTGAACCAGCAAAATTAACATATGTTAAATTCGCACCAGATAAAAGTGCTCCTTGCAAACAAGCGTTCTTAATCACAGCTCCTTGCAATATGGTATTTTTTAGATTTGCACGTATTAAAGAAGAAAAGCTCATTTTTGCGCCTCTTATATCTATATATGACAAATTTGTATAAGACAAATCTACCCCTTGAAGGAATTTAACGTCAACTTTCTTTTTTCTTATTTTTCTACATAGCCTTCTCTTTTCTATATAATTGCAAATTGATTGCGTGAACGCGCAGATTGTTCTCATTTTGATTTAAAACAAGAACCAAGAATAACTTTTTTATCAATTTTTTTACACCAACTGAAAAAATAAACAACTATAAAAAAAGTATAAAAATAAGACAAGGTATAATAATAACCGCAGATTTATAATATGCCCAATTCAGACATAACCAAAGTATTGGATGAAATTAAATATGATAAACGATTTGAGCGTTTCAGGTTAGCCAATGTCATTGCGCATGTTGCCGTAATTGTTTTAAGAGGAAAAATTATAGCCAGCGCGGTGAATCGCATTGGTTATCGGCAAGAAACAAGTAGAAGCTATTATAACACTTATTTGCACACAGATAGAAATTTACACGCAGAAGAGAATGTAGTAAGATCTCTTGGAAACTATAATAAGATGAGAGACGCAGACATGTATATTATGAAATTTGGTAGAGGACAAAATTGCGGTAATTATGTAAATTCCAAACCCTGTGCAAAATGTCAATGCTTTTTGAGCAAATGCATGAGAGAATACAAGTTGAAGAGAGTATTTTACACATCATAATTAAAATAAACTATTTAAAATATATTAAACGTATTTTGCTATTTAATATATTTCTAACATTAATGCCACCAGGGTTTGATTTATCCGATATATTACAAACCACGTTCAACGATTCTATAAAAATTTCTCTCTTTCAGCGGATGAAAACAGGCAATCAACTTTTTGACGCCATTTTTTCAACGATGGGGTTTGTGGCTATAAGTTACCTTGTAAAAGTCTTATACGAAAATAATTCATTTAATAAGCCATGGAATATAGATATTTGTGACACAATTAAAAGCTTGTTCTATAAAAAATATTCAATCACATATGAAGGCAAACGGTGTTCTAGTGTTGGAACTTATAATCTTTATCCAGTAGTTTCCTCGTGTTTTACAGACGCATTTAAGGCATTGTGGGCGGATATTTTGGGCACTATGGACGATAATAAAACTATTCATGAGTTAAAAGAACTCTATACAACAATGGATAAATTTCGCGACAAGAATGATAATGCTGATGATGACATGTATATAGTGTCGCAAAAAAAGCCATTTTTATATAAAGCCGACCTCAAAATATATGCTATTGCAGATTTTTATACTGAAGATTCTGGTGGCAGTGAAAAAGAAAAGCAAACAACTAAAACAGATAAAATTACATTAACGCTTTATTCATATGAAACAAATACTTGTGACATTAAGAGTTATGTTAACAAATTGAAAGATAAATATATAAAAGCCATTGAAGAAAGTCGTAATAGCCAAAAATTTATTTATACTCTAATTAAAACTAAATATGAGGATTACAAGTATGAATGCTGGAGTGAATATCCTTTTGATAGCACCCGCACGTTTAAAAATATGTTCTTTGAAAATCAAGAACAAGTTTTAAGTAAAATCCAATTCTTTCTTGCAAACAAAGATTGGTATTATGAAATGGGAATACCTTATTCGCTTGGCATCGGTTTACATGGACCTCCAGGAACCGGAAAAACCTCTTTTTTCAAATGTCTTGCAAACATGACAGGACGTCACATAGTTATTCTTTCGTTGAAACTTATTAAAACCAAGCGGCAACTAGATGATTTCTTTTTTGAGGACAGATACAACTCCAATAACAAGGTACATAGTGTAGGGTTTGATAAAAAGATTATCATTGTTGAAGACATAGATTGCTTGGGTGATATTGTATGGAAGAGAGAAGACGTAAAGAAGAAAGGTGGAACAAACATTGGGAAAAAATTGAATTTAACATCATTGTCGCCGACATCTTCAGTAAACGTTGCGGATGTAATTCAAACCTTTGTTGAAGCAAATGAAGAACAAAATAAACTTTTAAGCACGGTAACAAAACCGCTTGAGGATGATCCAATTACATTGGACGATATTCTGAATCTGTGGGACGGTCTTAAAGAAACTCCTGGAAGAATACTGGGAATTAGCAGCAATCATTATGACAAGTTGGATCCAGCTCTAATACGCCCAGGGCGAATTGATATAACACTTAAATTGGATTATGCCTCGCGTGAAATAATAAGGCAAATGTATGAAAGGTATTATTCAGAACGCATTAATAAGAAACATTTAAAGAAGGTTGCAGATTATTTTTATTCGCCCGCTGAAATTATTAACTGCTACGTTATGAATAAGGATGATCCAGGCGCATTTATTGAAAGATTAATGAAGAATGAAAAATTTTAATAGTAGTTTATTTATAATTCTTTAATAAAAAAGTGCAAAGCACCTCTTTATTATATATTACAAATTACAAAACTACTTCTACTAATAGTACTTCTACTACTATTAAATTTTTTATACACGATGATCTGTCCGACAAACTGGACAAGTAAAATGTCCTGCACTAAACCAGGTGTGCAAACAACTCCGATGAAAGCAATGCGTATGAGAACACGGCAAAGATATGCAGTCTTTATCTGGCAATGTTACCGTGTCATGAGGAAAGGAAAGGCAACAGATAGGGCAATCTTCATCAGGCTGTTCTGAAGAAGTTACTGCCGGACAATCGGCAATAAACTGCAATGCCGCGTCAACCCCACACTGTCCCAAGGTTGCCCAGATAGTTGGACTCCATTGAGTTGATGCCCACTGAGCTGTTTGACCTGTAACTAGTGGAACCGGCATGGGTCCTTGTTGTAGCTGCCGACATTTTTTCCCCATAACCTCGCGCCACTTTTGATCGCGCATCATATCATCTATTTCTCGCAGGTCTTCAAGCTGCTCTAGAGAGAGCATTTTAAGTTCCTCTGGCGATATCTCTTTTTCGGCCACAAATAGGGCATGCCACTTCGCAGTAAGTTCAACCTGCTTTTCTATAAAAATACGTTCCGGCTTTACTTCTTGAGGTAGTGCGTGCCAGCGTTCACGACATTGCTGCAACTTTTCCAGGCGCTCTAAGTCGGAAAGCTCCTTTTCAAGCAGTTTTGCCTGTTGCACATCAGGGTCTTCTTCTTTTAAACGACACTCGCTCAAAAGAAACTCGGCAAATACACCGTCTTCCTCTTTGCGATCTTGCCACTTTTTACGCAGTTTTTTTAACTTTTTTAGCTTCCGGACACCGAAAGTCTCCATTTTATTGGATTGGTTTACACTTCACATATATGATGTTGAGTTTGGTTTAGTAAAATAAAATTGGTAAAAAAGTTGTCATTTTTTTTCTCAAAATGCGAGAATTTTTTTTTTCATTAAATTAAATGTAAAAACTTTATTCGGTGTCCGTTATTTGCCGCCAGCTTTTATAAAATTGTAAGCATATATTATATTCGTTATAAATTATAATAATTGTTATAGAACTTTAATAAGAATCATAACAATTAAAATGCACATCATAGAAAACTACGTTCAAAATTTAATGGTAAATCTTCCCAAAAAAACAGAACCAGAAAATATCAATATCATTTTAGACGGAGGAATGTTTAACGGCAGTTATTTAACCGGCGCGCTCTATTTCTTAAGGGAGATGGAAAAACAAAAATACGTTGTGATACACAAGATTTCTAGCTGCAGCATTGGATCAGTTTGCGCTGTCCTATATAAGATAGATGCATTGGATTTGATTCCCGAGTTTTATAATATAATACTGAAACAATTTAAAGAAACCCGCCACTTTGGTGGATTAAAATCTTGTTTACGTAAAATCAAACAGCGCATTGAAGCCACGCATTCAAAAACAAAAAAAACTTTAAAATTAAATAATGCATTATATATCACGTATTACGATATTAAAAAAGGAAAGAAAATTATTAAAAGCAAATACAAAAATGTAGACGAATTAATTGACACCGTTTACAAGTCGTGTTTTGTACCCTTTGTTGCTGACGGAAATGTAGTATATAAAAATCGTTATTATGACGGGGTTAATCCATTTATTTTTCCGCCAGAAACTAATAAAAAAATACTTTATTTGGACTTGTTTGGTTCTGACAAAATTCACTATATGCTGTCGGTTAAAAATGAAAAAAACAATTTTCATCGCATACTTGCAGGACTATTAGACATTCATTTGTTTTATATTAAACAAAATAGCACGCAGATGTGCAGCTACGTGAACCAGTGGTCTTTGTATCAAACGTTTCACAATCGCGTTTTAAAGTATTGTGTTGAAGCCGCCATGTTTTATACAGTAATCGTTGCTTTCTATTTAACACAATACATACCAAGCGAGCTTTGTGAGCATATTATTTTTAAAATAGTATCAAAAATAATAAAGGAATTGTATATTATTGTTATTGATTATTACTGCTTTTAGCTGTGTAATATAAACTTGTCGTCATCGTCATTTAAATTGTTAACTTTAACATTGCCACTTTTTATGTCAAACTCCGCCGTTAGCGTCAACCCGCCTCCTTTGGAGCCGTCTCTTTTAAATAATGCGGACGTTGGAATTAAGGATACAATAAAGTTATTCAAAATGTCATCATTTGTAATATAAACTTTGGTAACTTCTCCGTTTGGTTTTACAAAATCAACACCATCTTCTTTATACATTGTTTTAATATCTTCAGCACTTAACAAGTTTCCATTATCGTCTTTAATTCCTCTTATCTTTAAAGTTTCTAGATAATCAAATTTAACGCCTAGAGAATTTATATATCGCTCAATAGATTCAGCATCGTTCGTTAAAAATGTCTTTCCGTCAAATGGAATTTTTTTATTTACATCATCGCGCACTTGTTTTATTATCTGAGATTTTAAATTATAGAGAGCAAGTACATTTTCTGCATAGCCCTGCTCACTGAAACCTTCAAATATATTTGAAAATTGCTGTAAGTCAACTTTTAATATCCATAAACACTTGCCTCCACTTTTAAAAACCTTATAATTGTCTGTTAAAAATCTTTGGTCAGACTCTTCTAAACTCTCATTCAATGTGCAATGTAAATCGGTTATTATTGGAGGAAATCCACCAGTCAACTTTTTTCTATCCCTTTCAAGTCTTGCAAGTTTCGTTTCTGGTCCTCCATCAAATTGCATATAAAATACATCATTCCAAGACTTTTCTACCCGAGGTGGATTATAATCAGCTGTTCCATCTGGATTCAATAAATAATTTTCATAAACGTCAACGTTATCATCTATAGTTAATATGTCATCCTGAAGCATCTTTCCTTTCAACGCTTTATATTTTTTATACTCTCGCGATTTAACATATATATTCTTATCTGTTATTTCTACTCCCCCAGTTGCAACTGACATTAATGCAAATTTGTTACTTCCCTTTGTGGGAACTAATGCGAGCCCCTCAACGCCTTTCACTTTAAGCCCGCTAAAAGTGATTTCGCCTCTTCTTAAAAACTCTTGAAGTTTTTTTGCATTATCTACTTCCGTAGTTTTTTCGGGCACATCTTTTGCGTTCTCTATCCTATCAGAAAACGGCTCAATAAAAAAATCCAGAGGAGTTTTAACTTCTTTTTCGCTCTTTTTTCCACTTAAATCTGTTACAATTATCTTTGGAGTAATCCCGGGAGTTAACATTGCAGGCTTTACATCTGGTCCTCTTTGCTCTACATTTAACGCGCTCAAAAGTTTTGTGCTAAATTTTTTATCATTAAACAATTCTAGCAAATTCTTTTTTATTAATTCATAACTGGGATTTTTTTTGTCCATTGGAATAATTGCTTTAATGTCCTGGTCAGTGAATTTATAATCTGAAATACTTTTCATTTTAAATAACAAAATCATTAGTTTCATTTTACTATCATCATAATCAATTGCATTACTGTATATAAAGTTGAAGTAAATAAAGATTAAATAGTCGTAATAATATTTACCGTCTTTATACGGACTTTCTTTCATATCTTTGAACATGTCTATATTTTTTAATAGATTGTTTATATAAAGTTTTTTAGCCTCATATTTAGAAAATTGCTCCACGTTTTCAGGTGTATAATAATTCCACAACGTTTCATTCTCTTCATTTTTTGGAAATATATTTTCAGAATTTATTTTTTCTATTAAGCCCGCAATTTCTTGTATATTGTTGCGTTCAACGTTTTCGTAGGTTGATAAATTATTTAATAGCTCTATAAGTTTTAATTTAATGTCATCAATTTCGGAAATTATATTAGTTCTTAGAGGGGTTTCAATTATCTTATTATAAAGCTGTGTTATATTGTCTAATTTAGTTTTTTCTTCTGGTTTTAATTTTAAATCAAAGTCCACTAATAGAAGAAATGCATTTATAGCAGCAAATGGATTATCTTTTTCAAGTTCTTTTGCTTGTTCTTCTCTAACTTTTTCCATCTTAATTCTATTTATTTGAGCAATCAATGCATCTTTATTTAAGCTCATTATGTTTCTTGTAAGGTCTTGGTTAGCATTTTCTGGGTTTAATTCCTCATTGATTCGGATTAAATCATTTATTATGTCATCAGCAAATTGCTCGCTATCTGTTAATTTGCTAACATCGTCCAATTTTTCGTCTATTCTTTTTATCTCATTGAGCATAGCTTCTTGACGTTTTCTTATATCGTCTATCTCATTCTTGCTTAGCCCTACCAAGTTTGAGGTGTTTAATAATGAATTTATTTCAGTTTGAAACGACTTAAATATTGATTTTTTTATTATTTCTATTTGATTGGCATAGTTTTGTCTCTCCACTTGAATTTCTAACACGTCTGTAAAAAAACTCTGGGCGTTTTTATATTTTTCAGACATTTCTTCAACGCAAACATATTTTGTACTTATAGTTTCATTAACGATTTCATCCGTGTTATTTTTTGGTACTTTTATATAGTTTCCAGCGCTATCTTTTGTTAGTACTCCATCTTTATCAATTTGAAAAATTAAAATTTTTCCATCTTTGTCAAATTCGGGCATTTCTACAATATGATATCCTTTTTCGCAGTGCTCAATTAATAACTTATTTACTAAGCTACCAATATTTGGATTACCCGTTTTTTGTTGATAAGCATATGGATCTAACAATTCTTTTTTACCGTATTCATAACGATATTTTACGTATACGTTTTCATCGCTATTCTCCTCATTTATTTTTTCTTGTAAAAAAATCCGCATCTTCCCCTCATCTAGAGTGGGTGGAGTAGATTTTATATAAACATTTATCATTTTTTGTAATTCATCAAAATACCGTTTTGTGTGGTCTATTTGAATGTCTATTTTTGTTTCCACATTTAAAAACGGACTATTTTCAAGACTAGTTATTTTAAATTCTGCATAATTTATATTTTTAAGTTTTATTGACAACGCTTTTAAGTATTCTTTAAATTTTTCGTTATTATTATATCCACCAACATCGTCGTAAAATGCATTAGGATTACAAAAATCTACATCACCAAATATGCTCCTCATTCCATTTTTATCAACTTCTTTATAAATATTTGGAAAATTTCTTATACCCAATATCTCGCAAATTCCCAATCTTATATATTCCTTTTTATTCTTAGTGTTTTTGTTGCCGTTCGTGTCACATGAATTGTTTATGCAGTTTGTTCTGAATTCTTCTGCGGCATTAAACATAAATTGCGGCATTTGTGTGGTTTGATTGTCCTGTAAAAATTTTAAAAAATTTCTAAAAAAGGCATAAACAAAATCATAAATTACATTTGCAACTTGTTCGTTTATAGCGGCTTCTAATTTTGCATCATCTATCTTTCCGTCTGTATCTTTTGAGTCATTCAGTAAATTTTTTATTGACGACTCTATTAAATCGCGTCCAACATTTATATTTATTTCTGATTCATTTTGACTATTATTCAGTGATGGATTATATGAAGGATTGCCAAATATTTGAGTAAGCAAATAATTTGTTAACTTCTCCCGCTGCAATATGAATTTAAAGATTGGTGCCAATATTTCTTTCAATAGTCTATTTGAGAATAAGCTAGTAAATATTACATTACGTATAAAACTTTGCCACCAAAATATTGAACCTAATTGCGCGGCCGTTGGAGGAGGAATTTTATATAATTTACAAAAAAACATATTAATAAACACCTGCGAATCAAGTGGGTTTGTTATAACAACCATAACAGCATCTACAATGTTGTATTTATCATAAACTTTGCAGTCTTTATTTTTAAAATCTACTTTTTTTAAATCTTCTAGTTTTTTTTGCTGTTTCTCATCAAACCCAAAAAATAGCTCTGCAAAAACTTCTGCAATATAGTCTTGGTCATTTACATTGCGTTTTTGGAAATCAGCTAGTCCAATATTTATGTACATATAAAAATTTCCCCCTCTTGGAGACGCGCAATAATTCGGTTTAACACCTGTTATAGGGTCGGATGGACACAAACTATATTCTATCTTATTTTGTAAATTGTCCACCAATGCATCTATGTTAGGTCTTCCAGTTAAGGTAGAATAAACTTGGTCACAGGCTATTTTTCTAGCTTTCATAAGCATACTAGAATCATAATATTTTTTAATAGAATCACTAATATGCAAGACAATTAAACGCACAAGATTTACACCTAAATAAGGTTTATCTGGTACAACATCCATTGAAATTGCTACAAAATGCATAAACCATAGCGGTGTGCATGCAGATATTGAAGTTATAATAGTTTGTGCCGACGGATGCTTCATAATTAGTATTGTATTTGACAAGAATGTTATCAATGGTGTAACCGCAACGCATGCGGGAATGCCGACGCCAGTAGAGGTGGCTAACGCACAGAGAGCTATTAAAATTCCATTAATCGTTACCAAAACAGCTATAATTGTGTTCCAACTCACAGTTAATATGCCACCAATGAAATCTAAATAAACATTTAACATAGTAGACGACAAATCAGTAAGAACTTTAAAATAACTATCTTTTCGGCATTTTTCAAAATCTTGTGACGTAAGACCCTCGTTTTCGCCTTCTCTATTTACAACAATTTCGTGACCTTTCATATACCATTGCATTGAATGATCTTTGCACCATTTAAGAATATCTTCAAATGGAGATTTTTTTTCATCTAGTTTTTCTAATTCTGACATCTCGCCATATTCTTTTCCATTTGTTTTTAATTTTGTTTCTTCTCCCAAATTTCTTAACATATTAACCATGCCACTAACATATCCATCATCCCCGCCAAACAATAATCCAAAAAGATATCCTTGTTCCTCTTTATTTTCTTCTGCAACTCCTGTTTCTTGTTCTTCCTTTAGTGCTTGTTCGCGCTTTAGTTTTTGTTCTTCTCGTTCTATATTTCCAACGGCGTTTCCGAGGGCTTGAGTTTCTTGGTCTTTGACTTGTTGGTTTTTGATTTGTTGGTTTTTTGTTACTGATTCATCTGCAACTAATTTATCCCCGACTGGTTTGTCTGCGAGTGGGTTGTCCGCTACAGTGGGCATTTGCGACGGAGGTAGGGTGGGACTTCTATTGCTTTGGTCAACTGTTTGTTTAGGTTCTGCACGTTCAATAGTTTTTGCTGATTGTTCTGCCAAAATATTGGAGATAACAACGGGTTTTCTATTTTCTTCTCTTTGTTTGGCTTCTTTAAGGAGTTTTGTTAGCTCTTCTGCAAACCCATCTAGTCTATTCTTAATTTCTCCTTCATATTTATTTACATTTCTATTATTTATAGAATAAAAATTATTTGCTCTCACAAGTACATCTCTTTCAAAAATTTTATATTTTAATTCAACATATCTTTTCATTAAAGATTTATCATAATTATCGCATTCTATTTTTTGCCCATTTTCAAAATTTGTCAACCGCCCAGATAAAAAGGAGTTATTGTTTTGAATATTTTGTAGTTCCATTTTCAACACGTCCAGAATAGAATCCGGTTTATAAGTTGGTGCATAATTAAATGGGCTAGACGTGCTAGTCAAAGGATAGTTAATTAAAAGTACATCTGGAAATTTCATTGCAGATTTATATAGCCTTATAATGTCCGCATCTTTTTTTTCGGAGGTAGTATTTTCGGATGGGTTGCACACACTATCTATTTTATTTAACTCTTGTTCGCGAGCGCTTTCAATTAAACCATAATCAATCTTAAATCCTTCAGGAATATCAAAATAATTATACACTGCATCTTTTAATCCTTTGTCCATGTGCATATTTCTCTGAAGTTTTTTTAGCAGTCTCCCAAAATTTGCCAATAAAAAAGTCTTTTCGTATTCTTCTGTTTCTGCGACTAGTTGTTCTGTTTTTCGCGTTATTTCATCTGTTATTGCTGAAACAGCAGATGCATGCGCATCTTCTATTCTTTTATATTCAGCCTCTTTTTCTTTTAGTTCAGTTTCATTTTCTTCTAGAAGCGTTTTATTGGAAGAAACTTCCTTATTTTTTGCGGAAAATTCTCTACTTTTTGATACTCCTTCGCTATAAGCTTTCATACCTTTTTTTGTTCCTTCGTCTTTTTCAGATTTTCCTGGTTTTAACGCATAGTTTTTTATTTTAGGATCATAATAGTAATAAACTTTTACAGTTTCTAATAATTCTTTAATTTCACTTTCCAATTTGTCTTTTTCCTCTTCTAATTCTGACTGCTTTGCAGTTAACTCTGTGTTTTTTAACTTTAGTGTTTCAATTGTAGTTGACAATTCCTTATTTTGACTTAAAACGTCCATTTTTAACGTTTCATTAAGGTATAGCTCATCTATTTCGCTTTTTAATTGTTTAAGGTGTTCTTCGGTTGCTTCTTCGCGATCTTGACCAACGACCCCATCTATTATTTTAACGACAAATTTAATCATATTATCATGAACGTCGTCTATTATTATTTTATTAGATTCAATAAATTCGTTTATTATTCTTTCATTTTCTAATTCTTCGCTCGTCGTTGAAGACGATAATTGTTTTTGCCCATATGAACCATGAATGTATTCCGCTTCTCTTTGTGTGTCTTTATAATTTTTAACTAGATCATATTTATGCTCGTGCAAATATTCAATTATATCTGGTCGCATTAATAGTTTATTTACTATTTTTTGTTTTTCTTCTGAGCCAAGTTTAAAAAAATCTACTTCATTTGATGCGTCACAAACTGTGTCTTTTTTATTAGTATTAATGTTAAATCCGGATTTGTCTATAAATACTATATTATCATCTCCAGAACTACATAGTTTGGAAAATTTTAGTGCATTTGTGAACAATTTAAACATTGTATCTTCGCTTCCTTTTTGAAACACCGTTTTTAGTGTTTTTTGGTTTAACATAGTTTCGCACATTGATTCAAACTCGGAGTAATTAAAATTTAAAAAATTTAGTGGCACAACATCATATTCCCAATCGGAAAACCGACCCTTTATGCTATCTGAAAATTTTAATATATGCTTTGCTACTTTTATGAATTCTGTATTATATCTTGAATTTATGTCACTTAACTTATTTAATATATATGGGTCATTTTCTCCATATAACTTCAAATCTTCTAATATCTCGCTTGGCGCGTTACCTTCACTTGCAGTCAACACATAATCCATTAAAGTTTTAATTGTTAAAAAGTCTGACACTCCAACAGATTGAAACCCAAATCCGTAGTTATTTGGCAAAGCAATTTCAAACTTTCCATTTCCAGGAAGTATCCCTTGGAGTTTTTGTTTTTCTATTCGTTTAACAATAAACGAATCGTCTCCTTCTTCTAAAAATCTCTTTATAAATGCTATTTCTTCAGGATTTTTCAGGTCTAAACTCACATATGGTTTTTCTTTTACATCTGGCGTAGCTGTGGGCTGTTGAGCTGACCCCCGAGACTTAAACCACATCTCCCACTTTTTATCTGGATCCCAGTATTCCCATTTTAAATATCTTGGCCACCTCCATCCACCTTCAGTTGCTGTGTCTATTTTTCTTTTTTCTTCTAATTTTATTACCTTTCCCAAAATTCCCAATTCAATAATTTTAGCATTTGATAATTGTTGTTTTTCCTTTGCAACTTCAGGGCTTACTTTATCATTGTCTTTTATTTCCTTTCCAGAATCTAATACTTTTTTTACAACCGTCTCCACTACTTCTCCAACTTCTTCGCCAACTTCTTCAACTAATTCTGTTACTTTTTCTATTATTCCATCTTCTTCCTTTGTTGGCATCTTTGGAACAAAGTTTTCAGGCAAATTATGAACAATCCTATATGACGAATAATATAGCTCTTTTAGATACAAATCAAATGAAAAGTATTTATTTGGGTCTTCTTTTTGTTTCTTTTTAAAATCTTGTTCATAATAAGCATAAAACACGTCTTCTATCTTTATATCCCTTGCATTTGGATCATTTGGGTCTATTTTTATGACTGCGCCAGTGGAATCTTTTAAAGGGTTGCGCATTAAATAAGAAAGCAACTCATCTGGATTAAATAATGCAAACTCTAAATCAGACGCAACACCTGTTTCCGTTGACATAACGCGTTCAATATCCAAAATTATAAATTCTTCCTCTTTATGATTAACATTCATTTTAATAAGATTGCCTTTTAGATTTTCTTCGTTTTGTCTACCATACAACTCATAATAACCATCCACAGTTAAATAAGGAATTACTGTTTTTAATAGAATTTTATTAATGTCCGTAAAATCTTTTAACTCTTCAATAAACTTTACTCCCTCGCCAGTTTTATAAGCTTTAAACAGATTTGAAAGCTTATTATTCAAAAACGTTGAAAAAAGCAATAGCTTTTCGCGATTGTCCAATATTGAAAAAAAATCTATTTTAAATGCATCCATTACCGGGCTTACTATCTCATTTACGCCAGCGCTTAACAATGGAACTGCTGCAACAAAATACATAATTTTTACGCTAATTTTTACAGCTTTTATCATCCACATGTCGTCTATTTTTTTAAAATATTTGGAAAGAGAAATTCCAACCTCACTGTTAAAAAATAAATTCTGAACGTCTGTGTGAAACAATTGAATGTCGTGTACAATGCTAGAAATCAATTGCATTCGCGCTTGCTCCACTCTTTGATTAAATGATTCAGATGTTCCATAATAGAATTTCATGTAAAACTTTACTAGGTCAACAATTGTTCCTTTTGGTAGAATTGGTACCCAATTAAATGGAAATAATTCATTCATAATTACGGTGTCATAACCTTTTAAAACCCAATTTTGAAGAACTCCTACGGCAATACTAAACGAGACGTTGTGCATGTTTTTATAAAGAAAATGAAAAATTGCAAAACCATTTGTATACATTGTAATATTTTTAGCGGACAAATTTGGATATTTTAAGAATTTTTTGAATTTTTTTTTGAACTCAACCATATAACGTATTATTGATAATTTATAATTATTTGGTTCGTCTGGTTCAGGGTTAAGCATCTCAGCAATTTCTTCGTTTGAATATTTCAGTTTTTTATAGTCTGCAATTCTTAGCACTTTTTGTTCTATTTCTAGTATGTTTTCTTTGTCAGTTTTTTTCTTTTGTTTCTTTTTTGCTTCCGCTTCTTTTTTTAATCCATCAAAATATGCATTTGGGCCAGAAGTTATTGCAAATTTATATAAACCATCCACAGAGATTGTAAAAAAATCTGGAACATATTTTGGTATTTGAGGAAGAGGATTGTATTCGCTTTCCCACATCTTTTGCAAAGGATTATATTGGGTTGACCATACATTTCCAACAAAGCTTGTAAACGCGTTGTTGCTTATGTTATTTCCAGGCAAAGAAATCCAATTAAAAAAGCTTCCAGCACCTTCAACTGTTGACGCACTAAGAAATCTGGTTAATTCGTGAAACGTTCTTGTATTTGTACCAATTTTAAATGCCTGTTCAAATATTATCATCTTGTTAATGTCTTCATAATTTGAAAGCAAAGCATTTGTTGTATTTATATACGTGTATATGTTTGACGCCATTGATAATGAAGATAAAATAAATTGACCATTTGGGCTTTGTGAATATGATGTTGCAAAAGCCAACCAAGAAGTATTTACTGTTTCCGTTTTGTCTGAACGAAATATATCCTTCTCTTTTATTCTGTCATAAATATACTTAAAAAACTTGTAGTAAGCGTTTGTTTCTGCTAATTCTGCATTAGAAACGCCGCTAAATATATCAGTAAGAATTTTGTTAATTGTATTTGGGTCTGTTACTCCTTCCGGAGTTTTAGAATAAGTAACCATATCATTGTACAATTTTGTAAGATTTCCAATGTCAGAAATGGAAAAAAATCCTGCATAATGAAATAAATCTAAAAAGCCATGAAAGTATAAATTTGTGCTACCGATGTAAGAAAACATGTTTTCCCCCAAAAAAACCCAATTTATTGCACCTGTTCCAATTGCTGCTACTGTTTCTGTTGCTGCCACTCCTGTTGCTGTTGCTGTTGCTGTTGCTGTTGCAGAAATTCCAACTTTTGACATAATTAATTGTAAAAGTGCAATCCAAGTTAAAGGTGCACCTATTGAAGAAACAACCAAAACATTGAAACCAACGCCGATTATAATGGGTGTTATGTAAACAAATGCTGGACTACTAGTTACTTTATATAACATCTGAATATAACCCCCTTGTTTTTTTTCCTCTTGAATTTTAAGATACATTTCTTTATAAATTTCAACGTTTTTATGTAATACCGCAAAATGATTCGCCAGTTGTTGTTGAGCTCTATATGGATTATATGATGGCGGGTTTCTTATAGACTTAACTACATTTTTTTGCAATTGAGAAAGGTGTCTTTTTCTATCGTCTGCGCCTGCTCCTGTGGAGGCAATGTCCAATTTAAAATCGCTATTTAATATTATTACTTTATTATCCTCCAAAACGTCTTGCATCGTAACAGTTTTTTCATATCTTAGAATTTTGATGTCATCCTTTTCTTTTTGGGTATCATATTTTTTCATTATTTTTTCAGAATCATTGTAAACACTGCTTAGTTTTTCTTTATAAGCGTAATAATCTTTAAAATTATAACGATTTATTCCGCTTACATCTTTATCTATATAAATTAATGGAGCAGCTTGACTTGGTTTTACAAAAGAAGCCATTTTAATAATATAATAATATATTTTAATACTCTGAATTGCTTAAAAACATATATTTAGAAATTAAAGAATAAATGCAATTAAAAATATAAAATATATAATATATAATATAATTATATAAATGACATCAGCTATAAATGGAAAAGAAAATGCTTTGTCATGCAACAGTGACATATTTAATGAAATTAATGAATACGCAAAAAATCACGAATCCATAAAAAATGCAGTTATTGAAGCAAATGTCTTATATAACAATGGAAAATTTTATTATTCAAGTGGCGAAAGTGTTGGCGCTCTCGTCAGTTATTCTTGCGCGACGGTTTTATTAAATAGTGTATTACAACAAATAAAAATAACAGAAGACGAGACAGCGTCTCAGGTTGTCCTTCAAATTAATAAAATAATGAATTCATTGTTACAAGTTATTCAAAGTTTGCAACAAAAAGTTGGCTCTAATAAATCAGGCGATAAAGACGACAATGAAAAAGATTGGGCCAAAATTTGCACTAAAATTAAACCACTTGTTTTTAAAAAGGGCAGCAACGATTGCATATTTTATAGTGATGTTGCTGGATTAGCTGCTGAGAAAAAAACAATTGACTCCTCTCTCGTTTACCCTCTAATTTACCCAAATTTATATCCAAAAACTTCCAAAGGCATTTTAATTTATGGTCCCCCTGGAACAGGTAAAACTTATTTGGTTAAAGCCGCTGTCAACGAGCTGCAAAAAAAAGATGACAGTGTAGGTGTTCTATTTTTTGCTCCGTCACCCGGCGATCTAAAAGGCAAATATGTAGGTGAAACTGAAAAACGTATTGAAGAAATATTCAGATGCGCTAGAGATGCCGCATGCGAACATCAAGCTGGATGCCCTGGAAATAAAAAATATATTTCCATCATCTTCATGGATGAAATGGACGCTATTGCGCCTGATAGAGATAAAGATACAACAGGTCTTGCTGTAAATTCCGTGAATACATTGCTACAAATGATGGATGGTATTAAATCATTTCCAAACGTTACAGTTGTTGCAGCTACAAATTATCCATGGAATCTAGATGCAGCTATTCTTAGACGTTTTGATACGCAATTGCTAATTAATGTACCAAATGAGCGCGAACTTAAAGAGCTATTTAATATTGAAATGAATAGATTTATAGATTTAGATGTAGATAAATCAAACTTTAATTATTGTGATACCATAGAAAAAAAACAAGACGATGAATCATCAAACTTATCATGCGATTTAGAATGCAGGGAAAACCCTTCTATTGAAAAACATAGAATATATCCTTATTCTAAATTTAATATTGAATATTTCTCTAACAATAAAAAAGGTGGATTGATTGATGGAATTATATATCTTCTTAAAAAAGACAACTTTTCTAACTCCGACTTAAATCGTTTAATTAAAGCCGCTGCAACAAATGCAGGTGAAATGGCTGTAAATCAGAGTCTATTTTATTCTTCAAAACTTATTGGAGATTTTAGACATGATAACTACATTTCCGCGTTGACTGGAATAAATTTTACTGAAGAGGTGGATAAAAAGAATAAAGGAGGACAAGTAGTTACTAATGCTAGTGGCTTGTCTAAAAAAACATTAAAAATAGATTCTATTAAAAATGTAAATTTGTCTATTGAAATATTAAAAGCTTTTGAACAAGGAAAAACTCCTGAAAATGTTATTCAATTAAACTCGCCAGATTTTTTCAGAATCCAACACGAAAACCATTATTATTACAATACAAAATGCTTGTTATATAAAAATAACGATGTGTTAATACAACACCACTCTATTTCTGATATATATATTAAAGGAAATCCCATTGATGTTACTTTAGACGCGTGGAAAAACAATTCTAGCAAGTCAACAAACACCGATACATATTATACTAACATTTTAGGAACCACAAAGGATAATTTAGAAAATGAAAAAACGGCTGATGATTTTGGCGAAATAGATATAGTTATTGCATTTGACTTTACGTTTAAAGAAAATAATATGGGATCCAGTGTAAAATCCCTTATGCCAATATATAGAGACTTGATAAATTATGTGTTTCAACCCATTTATAATGAATTTTTGAAAAATAAGACACGTGAATTAGATGAAACAAAAATAACCGGAGAATCTAAATCCGATAAATGGGAAAATTTTTTAGAAAAAGCACAGCCAAAAGGTCAGCCTATTTTTTCAAACTCAGTATCCACTGATATAATTAATAATGGTAAGTTTCAAGAGAATGAATGGAATCCCCTGTTAAACGACATTTTTTCTTCTGTTAAACCCCATAATCTTGACTTTTATAATTTTTTGCTTTTACAAAATCTTCTTCTAGATAAACATGGAGATAATACTAAAAAATTTGAGGAAGGATTTTCAAAACCTCACGTTGGCGGCGATGGTATGCAGCGATCTGTGTCAGCTCCTGCAAACTTGCAAACCCCAGCAAATGTGCAACCCTCTACCCCAGCTCCAGCTTCAGCGTCTAGTGATAGTTCAGATGATGATACAGCCGATTCAGATTCTGATGCAGTGGAATTTTCTGAAGTATTAGATGAAAATACTGTTAACAATTATTTAAACATTATTAATTATCATGAAAAAATTAATATAGTAAATAATGATTCAATTAAACCAGAACTTGAAATTAAAACGTACACTCTATCTAAAGATGGCAGTTCTTTCCCCGTATTTTATTACACAAGTAAAACAGATGATAATGAAATAACAAAATTTAGAATTAACGTAAAACAATATAAAAGTTTAATAACAAACGTTGAAGTTTATGAATTTTTTGGCGAATTGTTAACAAATTATGATAATTTATTTATAGATATTAACCAAAATTTGTTTGAGATACTTTTTAAAGATGCCTTTTCAGATATTAAAATAACTACAACCGACCCTGAAGAATTTGCAGAAATTTGGACTCCAAATACATTAGTTAATAGACTTATGCAGTTATATATAAACGATGTAATAAAAATGTATTATTTGCAATTAGATATAATTAGAACACAAACAAAAACCACAATAACAGGTTTTAATGATTTAAGTGAAAGCGAACTAAAGGCAGTATTGTTTGGTTATTTATTGGTTGTATTTAATTCTACAAATGTAACACCAGAAATAATATCACAATATTCATTGTTATTATTGTATGACAATTATTTGCTGTCTGTGCCACAAACTGGTCAAGCAGGTGTTGCGCGTTCATTTTTAGGTCAATCAATTTCAGATTCCAATAAATTAGAGAATACTGAAACCTTTGAAAAAATAACAAAAATGAAAAAATATCAAGAGTTTTTTGATAAGTTAGACGCAACCCAACAAGATATAGATAAAAAACAAAGCACCGAACAATCAGATACAAGTTTAGGGAAAAAATCAAATTCCAGAAATAAAAAAGGAAAAAAACCAGTAATTACAAAAAAACGTGTTGTTCTAGGTGTTTTTGCGGCTTTAGCAATTGGAAGTGCTCTATATTTTTCAGGCGCAACTCAGCTGCCACTTGGTCAAGGAAATGCTCCGGGTCCCGTCGTTGGTCAAGATAGTTCTCTTGTAAATGCCAACCCAGGCGCAAATTTTACAAACCCAAATTTTACAAACCCAAATTTTAACTATACAACTGGTAATGCCAATAATTCTACTGCGGATTGGCATAATGGCTTCGGTGGCAGACCTAGAACTCACAAAAATGTAACTCAACACACCAAAATGACGTCTTCTTTAAAAAATAAAAAAAAATCAAAATCAAAAGGAAACTCTTTAAAGAATAAAAAACTAACTCCAAAAAAAAGAACGCAGACAATGCGCAAACGACCTATGTATACCGGAGGAGCTCCAGATGAACAAATAGACGGGTTTATAAAGTGGTGCAATGACAATAAAGAAAAGGTTAGTTTATCCGCAATGGCATCAGGAGATCTTGGACCAATTGCTAGAAAGAAAATTTTTGTGAAAACCACATTTAATAGAGCGCAACTTAAATTGCAGCGCCGTAGAGGAGCTTTTGTGGCTGTGGTTGGAATGATCTCGTGGATCCCAAAAGGGATTTACAACACTCTACCCGAATGGATAATTACTAAAGAACAAAAAATAAAAAATGAGGCTGCAAGAAAAGACGAGTTTAATAAAATTTTACAAAAGATAAAGGAAACAAATGCATTACTTCCTATATGTTTTAATAATGTTGATGCAATTGGTTTAGTAAATACTAAGATCAAATCAGTAAACAAAATAACCGACGATAAAGAACTAATAGAAACTGCTACAAACGAACAAAAAATCAATTTAGATTGGCAATACTTGGAAAATACAAAGTTGTGGTTTTCTTTTAGAGACCTAGCAGAAACAATGTTTGGTCTAGGACAGGGAGTTGAAGGAGAAGGAATTGAAAATATACTAGGAGCAGCAGCAACTTGTGTAGGATTATTTATTTTTGGAGGTTACGTTAGTGCCGCTGCAGTTGGAACAATAGTTGTTTGCAACATTGTAAATGCATATAAATACTGGAGTGGAAAATCTGAAGATAAAGAAAATATTATAAAAAATGCATTAATGCAATCGTTGTTCAACGTATTGACGGAAATTCGCTATTTTGAGTGTAATAAATTTCAAGGAAAAGATGCACTTGATATATTTTTAGACGAACTTGATAAAATTTGCCGAGAATCACTTACTTTTTTTTCTAATAAATCTACCCCAGCAATTTCTGGAAGCCAAACTGCAGCCGCAGCCCAAGGACAAGGAAGAAGTTCTACAGATCTTACAATATATAAAAATAAGAACGTAGTTGGAAAAGACATTAAAAATAAACTAGTAAATTTAAATATACCAATGCAATCATTTTACCACGCAATGAACATTGTTAAGACTACTTATAATTTAGAAACTGGACCATTATTAGTTCAATATTATGAAAACAGGGAGTTGTTCTTAGAAAATTATAAAAAGAAAGAAGCAAAAAAGAAATAACGCAATGAAAACAAGCAAATAATTATATGTTAAAAATAAAATATTATTAACATACATATATAATAATGTCATTGTCAGACGTAACAAAAGAGATATTAAAAATATATAATACTAAATTTGACCGAAATGAAAAAGAAGAAGAAGAATTAGAAAAAGAAGTGAAGCTTAATGAAGAACAGTTATTAAAGAAATACAATGATATTTTATTATGCCGCAACTCAGATAAAAATATTACAAATAAACCACGCGATAAAGATGACGATTTTGATCCAATTAAATTAGTTAATGAATCTAATCAAATAGAAACTGACAATAATAAAGATGTCTGTAATGTCATATGCAAAATGAATTACGTAGAAGATAAATCTTTCATTAATAAAATGATTATATACAGGATTGCAGAAATAAAAAAGCGTCTTATGTTTATAAAATACAACATTGAAATTTATAAACTAATTATTACCAATATACTTAACCTACAATATAAGATAGATTCTGGTCACATAGAAAACAACGACGAAACAACAGGCGAATTAAATGAATTAAATTTGCAAAAAAAGCTAGTAAAAGAGTATTTAGAAAAATACGTAGTAAAAAGCGAAACATACATCATTAATACAAGTATATGCAAGTTTCTATTTTTACAAGATCGCTATAAAAAATTGGTTGGTTAAAATAAAAATATTTAAAATATAATGTATAATGTAAATATAAATATACAACAATGATTTCAAATAAACTAAATGAACTAGAATCGCCTTTAAATGCGAACATTAATATCCGAGACGTTTTATTGCAAATTAAAAACTACGCTTCACAAAAAATAGACGATGACATTATTAGCAGAAATATAGATGGCGTTAATTTTAACACCTCCGATAAATCCACATTTTCCTTCAATTACATAATGGATGATTTTTATGAAAATATAATTGACATAAAAGAAGAAACTAATGATATATTTGTGAAATTATTATTATGTTGCACAAATTATTCTGGGGAAGAAAATGAAGACGAAGACATAGACAAACACATACAAGATATAAATAAAGAAATTAGTGATTTTGATAGTTTAATTCAAGAAGTTAGAATGAAAAAAATCGTGCGTTTATCCAGTATACCAACCGAAGTTAAAGCAAATGGAAAAACTAGCATTTATAAGTTTTCTGATAAAGACGCCAAATTAATTGAAGATATAAATCATTTTTTAAATAAATATAAAGAATATAGTCTAATCTCCTAGTTTTTAGAAGAATAACCCACCGCGTCCACGCTTTTGGGTTTTTGAAGTTTTTCCTTTATATTTATTAATAAGTTTTTCCCGTTTAGTCAATGTTTTTGCGTTTTTCTTTGTTTTAGATTTTATTTTGGGTGTTGATTGCTTCTTGGCTAATTCATCCGCTGGTCTATAACGCAAGAACCACTCTTCATATTCTTTATCTTGCTTTTTCGTATGATCTTTCATCTCTTTAAACTTTTCCGCCTTTTCAGCTCTCATCTCTTCCACTGTTTCTTGATGTCCATAGCAGCTTATGCTGAATCTTCTTAGAAGACCCTTTTGTTGTAATCTATTTTTCTGTTGCACTTCAAAGAGGAATTGTGCCATGCACACTATTCTCTCTGTATCATAGTAATTGCGGTCTGAATATAAAAATGCCAAGTAAAAGCTCAACATGGTATCAACTGTCGCTATTTTCACTGGATGTTTATCAACTGTAATAATATTGTAACTGTGGCACGCAATTGGCATATAAATAAAAGCAATTGTATCTGCGCCGATTAAAACTTGATAGTGTGGTGCAACTATCTCTCCCATTTCTTTGCGTTTTACAATTTTAGCTTTATACCCCGCATCTTTTAAACGCTCTTTCAAAATTTCAGCTGTCTTTTTAGGGTCTTCCGATAAAACGTCAAAATCCGGAATCTTTTCCAGACGTTTGTGTAAATGCTTCGGCATATAATGCAAGTAGAGACTTACTGCGTATCCACCAAAAAACACCACCCCTTGGTTAATAAATGAATTTCTAGTTATTTCAAATATCTTGTCTTCATCTTCTTTGTTTATCATTTCTCTCTGAAAAGGCTCTATGTCATCACAATGCGCGGATTTTAAAGGATAGTTGTTATTGAGAAGCGTTAAACGCTTTAAAACTTTTTCCCATCTTGAAACATCGCCGGCCGGTCTTGAAAGTTCTAAATACATAGACATTCTCAAGTAATTCGGAGGAGCGTATAAAATACCGTCTATTTTAATTGCTTCTTGTTTTACCGCTTTGTAAATTTCCTTATGTAAAAATGTAATGTCTGCAACTGGTATAAAATTCACAAACACCTTATACGTGCCCTTGTGTTGCCCAGACTTGGCTTCTACCTCTAAAAAACCTTCTTTCACATAATCGTCTGTTAGTTCTTTGCTATCATTTAACGCATTAAAAGAGAAAAAATCATAGTCTGGTATTTCCACTTCTGTGTTGTAAAATTGGTCTTGTTTTGGCAAAATATTATTAATCGCGGTTCCTCCATAACATATCACTTTTTTCCTGCGGATAAAGTTCTCTACAATTCCAATTATCTTCTTTACTTCTCCTGAATTGGCTACAGCTCTTCCAGAACGCTCTTCGGCTTTATCTATCGCACTTCTTAATATTGCCAATTCGCATTCCTGGAAGCTCATTGATTTATCGCATATGTTTTTCATTTAATAGTCTTATATTATTAAAAGAAAAAAGAAAAATTAAAAGAGAAAGAAAGTTGAAAAATACAACTAAACAATTCTTATTATAGTGTAAAAGTGCTTACTGGCCAACAACTATGAGTAAATAGTTGAAAACAAACAACATTATTTTTCAATAATTCATCTATTATAGGCTGCGATACGTGCATAGTATATCCATTATTCCAATTCAAAACTTTTGAAACACAACCGTATCTATATACCCTATCTAATTGTTCTTTTGTGAAACATTTGAAGAAAGTATCCATGTTAGTTAATGGATATTTATCTAATAGTATCCTCAACCGTATAGACTTTGAAAGAGTATATTCTCTGATTTCGTTCTCCATTTCCTCGGGCAATTTTAGAATGCTTTCTCTCATTTTGGTTTGATTGTTTGACTATCTAATCAAAACATAAAAAGAATTAAATTTTTTTAGAGTGTAACTTAAAACAAATAGTATTTTTATAATTTGAATGGTTTTTGTTTGTTATTTTAACTTATTTATAATATTCTTTGGGTTTCCAATCATTTTTCCATTAGTGTGTGGTTTCTTTGCAAAATAACTGTTCCAGAATCTTTGCGTGTTGTAAAAATCTGCTTTATGAGCTCCAGACCATTTGCTTTTGCCGCAGAATTTGTTATGATTGTTTGCACCCATAGTAAACCAATCCTTATTAGATTTTCTTAACGTACACTCGCAAATTGCCTTTTTGGAATTCTTGGGATCAACTACGCATTTATGGTTTAAGCAATCAGACCACTCGTATTTCTTAGGGCATTCTGTGATTATTTTTCCGTCATTCAGCTCATTAATGGAAAAGGTAGAGTAAATACGACGAGTTCCTGTCTTGGTTTTATGCGCCTTTAATCTGCTGCAAGACTTGGTCGCAAAATTGTAGCCGTTTTCTACTGTGCATTTGCAACTGGTTTTACCAGGCTTATTCTTTATTGTTTTGCAAGGAGCGGAAGTGCACAGTGCATACCGACTTTTACAAATTGTTAATTTTTTTGTTTGTTTTTTATTTTGTCTATTCTTTCTTGTCTTGTGCATATTATATTATTGTATTATTTTATTTTTCATAATACAATAATTTTTATTTGATTTGATTTGATTTGATTTGATTTGATTTGATTTGATTTGATTTGGCTCAACCTTTCTCAAAGGTTGATTAGATATTAAACGCATAATAATCGCTCTTAACGCTTCTCGTTTCAAATGACAAAGCAGGATTTTGTGGAGGAGGTTCCGGAACATAAACTGGAATGTATCTTAGCTTTTCAGGTTTCAAGCAAAAAGCGTATCCACATTTATCAAAGAACGCATTATTCTCCTGTAAATTTACATCATTCTTCTGATACATCATCGCAATCATCTGGCAACCAGTTTCTCTGCAAACAATAGCACTTGGGTTCGGTGGATCAGCGCCAATATCCGGCATTGAAATGCTCATATTTTGCTTATTATAGTCTTGCAATTCAACTAAATCCGGTGTATTTTTCACATCATAATAATGCAATGCGCGCATAAATATAGAATTGCTTGTCATGTTCACATATTCGTAGAAATCTTCTGTGTCCATGAAAGAATTGTTTGACTTGTCAACAATAACAACTATTTTTTTATTAATCAAATCCATCAATTTTGTATTGCCAAAGTTCTTTCCATTCTGCTCAAAGCTTGAAGCCGGTCCTAAAAAGAATGAATCGTGGCTCTTGAATAAATTAGCCAAGTTCTGATACATTTTTTGGTTGGCGCTCTTGAATCTAAAATGAAAAATTATTGGGTCTTGTGGGTTAGGTGCACCACTTGACGCAAATGCATAGTTTGTAACTATATTCATAACGTCAGAAAAAGCGACAACATTATAAGTTTCCTTAATATGATTATTGTCAACCGTGGATGTAGCAACCACTGGTTGATCATCTATTGAGAATATTTCAAAATCTAAACCCCGAACGCCTTGCTTCAAAACGTCTTTTAATGCGCACGTTGAAACATAATCATTTTTGAAAGTTCCTGGACTGCAGCAATTGTATGCAGTTTTAATGTAATAGTCTTTCAATGTATAACCACAATTTGGATCACTTGAGTTTAATGACTTTATTGATCCATTCAATGCAGAAAACAGATTGCTCATATTGCTGCACTCGCGATTCAACAAATTTCTCATGTAAAAATAATACCATAGAGCCGCAATAATAACGATTATAATCATGCTTAATAACATATAAGCCACATAGTTCTCCTTAAGATTTGCCATCATATTCATCATTTTATTCGTAGTATCCATTGTCCTACTATATTATAATACTAATTTTAAAATATAATAATATTAATCAAAAAAGTTAAATATAAATTATTTGTGTATAGTATATCTAAAAGATGGCTGGTGGATTAATGCAATTGGTCAGTGAAGGACAACAAAATATCATATTAAATGGCAACCCTTCAAAAACTTTTTTCAAAGCAACATACGCTCGCTATACAAATTTTGGTTTACAAAAATTTCGCGTTGATTTTGAAGGCGCAAAAACACTTCGTTTAGCAGAAGAATCTAATTTCACATTTAAAATACCTAGATATGCAGACCTTTTAATGGATTGTTATTTAAGCGTTGACTTGCCAAATATTTGGAGCCCAATTATGCCTCCAAATACTGACCAAGAATCTGAACTTTATAACAGTGGAAAATGGATTCCATATGAATTTAAATGGATTAATTCTATTGGAGCAATGATGATATCTCGCATCACTATTACATGCGGAAACCAAACACTGCAAGAGTTTTCCGGCGAATATTTGAAACTTATGATTGAACGCGACATGCCCGGAAGAAAGTTATTTGGGTTTAATGAAATGGTTGGAAATATTCCCGAATTAAACGACCCAGCGAATTCCGGGGCGCGAGTTAACACTTACCCAAACGCTTATTATAACCCTAATAGTTCCGGACCTTCAATTAATGGAAGAACTTTATATATTCCGTTAAACAGCTGGTTCAACTTTAAAACTCAAATGGCCTTTCCATTAATCTCATTGCAATACAACGAATTGCACATTAATGTTACAATGCGACCAATTCAAGAATTGTTCCAAATTCGCGATGTATATGACAGCGCAAACAATTATCCTTATGTGGCTCCAAATTTTAATTTGTGGTATATGCAGTTTTATAGATTCTTGCAGACCCCTCCCGACGTTGAACTTGGATTAAATTCTTACGTGGATAAAAGAACTTTGTGGAATGCAGACGTTCATTTAAATTGCACATATTGTTTTCTTTCCAATCAGGAATCCAGATTATTTGCACTTCAAGAGCAAAAATATTTATTTAAACAGGTAAGAGAACAGATATTTTACAATGTCACTGGTCCAAATAAAGTGCAACTGGATTCAATTGGAATGGTTTCAGGCATGACGTTTGTATTCAAAAGAAGCGATGTGAACTTGCGAAATGAATGGACAAATTATTCCAACTGGCCATATAATTATTTGCCATATGATATAGTACCAGCGCCAACCAGTGGAACATATCAGATAACCAGAACAAACCCAGATGGTTCCACAACGGTTGTTGATATTGGGCCTGGTGTGAATCCAAATGGTAATTTAACTGGCTGGTTTATAACGAGTGAATCTCGTGGTGCAAATACAAAAGGCATATTGGTTAACCTGGCAATATTATTAGACGGATCTTATAGGGAGAATTCACAACCCAGTGGAGTTTACAACTACATAGAAAAATGGATTAGAACTGGAGGATGGGCAGACGCTGGAATCTATTTTTACAGTTACGGAACGTCAAATTCACCTCTAGATATTCAACCTTATGGAGCAATTAATATGAGTCGTTTTACCACCATTGAGTTGGAATTTAATACGATTATTCCAACGTTGGATCCATACGCGCAATCGCTCGCTATTTGCGATCCCCAGACTGGAAATATAATAGGCATTAATAAACCAACCTGGCGAATCTATGATTACAATTTTGACTTGTATACATTTGAAGAGCGATATAATGTTGTTACTTTTGTTGGAGGAAATTGTGGGCTTATGTATGCAACTTAATTAGCTCTTTCGGAAAGATTCTGATGATAAAGCAGACGCTAGCAACGCAAATGGAATTACATTCAACCATAAAAATTTTTTTTTTTGATATTTTATGGTTAACGTTTCTGCCGCAATCGTTATAGGCAACGCTGTTGTAAAAGTAATATAAAGCAGTAAATCTGTAGCTGATGTGATTTTGGGATTTTTTTTCCCCGGTAGTCCGTACGCTTCTAACCCAACCGCCCCGGTGAATACTCCAAGTGGAACGCCTAAAGCACCTACCGCTAACGCTACTTTAGTTGTAGTCTTCATTATATTATACGCTAGGATGTTTATTTTTACAAAAAAAATAAGTTACTGGTTATGGGGGGGGACGATATTGTCGTTCATAAACACTTGAAGCGCTCCTATTACGGAAATTGTGGGCTTATGTATGCAACTTAATTAGCTCTTTTAGATAGCGCCTAATACGGTATTAGAAATTAGTAACGCAAATGGAATTGTATTCAACCATAAAAATTTTTTTTTTTGATATTTTATGGTTAACGTTTCTGCCGCAATCGTTATGGGCAATGCTGTTATAAAAGTAATATAAACCATTACATCTGATGCTGATTTTAATTTGGGATTTTTTTTCCCCGGTAGTCCGTAGTATGCCGCCCCCGCCCCTGCGAATACTCCAAGTGGAACGCCTAAAGCACCTAGTGCTAACGCTACTTTAGTTGTAGTCTTCATTATATTCTACGATATGATATTTATTTTTACAAAAAAAATAAGTTAATGGTTATGAAAAGATGATATTGTCTTTCATAAACACTTGAAGAGATCCTATTACTGAAATTGCGTTAAGTAATAGATATTTTTTATCTTGATATTTTATGGCTAAAGTTGATGCAGCTATCGCTCTTGGCAGTGCAGACGCCATTATCACAACTGGAAGGGGCGGCAACGGGTGCCAGTCTTTCTTCGCAATGATAGATATACCACCAATTGATATAATTGCTCCAAGCGGAACGGATAAAGCACTAACCGCTAACGCTACTTTAGTTGTAGGCTTCATTATATTCTACGATATGATCTTTATTTTTACAAAAAAAATAAGTTAATGGATCAGGAGTTTTTTATATTGTTTTATATTATAGATGAAAACGTCAACGACCTATAATGTGAAATACTTTACAATACTACTAATAACCATTCTAGTTATTTTTTCAATTGTCGTTGTGTACGCGTATAATTCTGGTTCTTGTCAGCTTCAAAAAAAATATGAATGCAATGATAAATTTTGTCTTTATAAAGAATTTCCAATTCAATTATCTAATAATTCTATGAACGAAATTCAATCCATGTTACAGGACAAATCCATTCAAAAACGCGTTGAAATAACATCCTTTGCCGAAAATATTGCCAATTGCGCGCTTCCAAATAAAGCAGGTGTTACGGTTCCCACAAATCAAATCGTAAAACACTCTGACAGCATTATACCTTTCTATCAAAATGAACTTTGTGACAAAATTTCAGAACTTCTTGGATTCAAGGTATATCCAACGAACCTTTCCTTTCCTACTTCGTGCGTTTTATTAATTTATGAGAATGAAGGTGATTGGATCAATTGGCACTACGATTATAATTATTATGATGGCCGTTTTTTCACTGTTTTGATTCCGATTACCGCGGATCTTACGTGCACCAAGTTTGAATTCAAAAATAATAAAAATGAGGTGGTAAGTCTAGATTTAAATGAAAACGGCATTTGTTTTGAAGGAAATTACTTATATCACAGAGCGTCCAAGCTATGCGCAAATCAGCGCCGAGTAATATTGTCGTGTCAGTTTGTTACGGATAATAAAATGAGCTTAATTAATCAGTTACGGATTAAGCTCAAGGATTTTGCTTATATAGGCGCATTGAAATAGGTAATAAAATCAGAATATATTATTTTGGTTTAGCGTTCTCAGTAAGGGCGGAAATTTCGAATAAAAAGGGGTCAAAAGTGTTTCCAAAATCCGAAAAAGGACAAAAAAAATGTCCAATTTTCAAAACCGCCGACCTTTTATGAAAAAGGGGTCAAATTTCCGCCATTGTCAGCTAAATGGTCTAAAAAGGTTTTTAAAATCGTAAAAAAGTGTTACGCTATTTTTTATATATTTTTTGAGGAAAAGGGTTTAGGTGTTTTTTCTGTCCTCTAATTAAGGACAAATGAATGACAAAAATGCGCCAAAAACCGCCGATTTTCTTACTTGTAAATGTTGTGACTTTAAATGCTCTAAGAAGAGTGATTGGGATAGACACAATTTAACACTGAAACATAAAAAGAATGACAAACGAATGACAAATGATGACAAAAATACGCCAAAAACAGCCGAGAAATTTGTTTGCGAGTGTGGTAAGGAATATAAACACCGTCAAGGATTATGGTCTCATAAGAAAAAATGCGAAAGCGCCGCCTTTCCCCCAACAGAATCTGAACAACCCTCAAATAATATAATTGTAGAGCTACTTAAACAAAACAAGGAATTTAAAGAGCTTATTATTGAGCAAAATAAGCAGATAATGGAACTCGCAAAGGAGAAAAATACTGTTATAAATAATACAACTAATAACAGTAATACAAATAATAATCAGTTTAACTTGCAGTTCTTCTTGAATGAACAGTGCAAAGATGCCCTCAACCTTGGCGACTTTGTAGAACAGATAAAGTTGCAATTATCGGATTTGGATATGATCGGTCGCGTTGGTTATGTAGAAGGAATGAGCAAAATATTCATGCGAAATTTACATGCACTTGACGTATTTAAAAGACCGATTCATTGCAGCGACTTGAAGAGAGAAACGTTGTATATAAAAGACAAAAATGCGTGGGAAAAAGAAAATAGCGAAAATATTAAAATTAAACGCGCAATAAAGGGCATTGAAAATAAAAACATAAAACAAATTCCATTTTGGGTAAAGGAAAATCCGGCATCTGAAGATTTTGAAACTAAGAAGCACATGGAATATCAAAATATATTATTGGAAGCTATGGGAGGTTCCACCTTAGAAGATGATAATAAAAAATGCGATAAAATAATTCGCAATATTGCAAAAGAAGTCGTCATTGATAAAAAATAATAAATAAAAAATAAAAAATAAATAATAAATAATAAATAATAAATAAATAATAAAAATAAACCAACAACTCTATTCTTTTATAAAGCCAATGGGAATAAGATATCCCGAATATAAAATATTATTTGCAATATTACCCATTAAATGAAACGTTGCATGAGAATATATTGATGACCAGAGATGTCTTTTTATATCAAAATATTTGCCAAGAAAAAAGAAAAATAAACTAAAAATAAGAACAGTAAAATATACCTCTTTACTTTTTGTATGATTCGCGCGAATAATATGGTAAATAACCCCATTTATAACACACGTTACATCTACTTTGCGTCTTAATGAATTATATACAGGTTTTCTCCAATGATTAACAGATGTTAAGAAGATTGTTCCGGATATTGCCGCCATATCATAATGTTTTCTATAATAAGCGTGCATTGCAGTAAAAAAAATCAAAAAAGACAATCTCCAAATAACAACGGCTTGCTCAGGATAAAACATTTCACCATTTGATAATGGCGCTTGCAATTTATTTTTCATAGTTAATAGTTTATTAGATTCATTATTTAAATTATTTATAAATAATCTCATATATATTGCATGATATTATCTACGATTGCTACTAAAGAAAATCATTGGCAGCCAAAGGTCCGTCAACAATAAATTCACCGCTCAACGTTGGTCGTTTTGGATAATTTGGCATAAATGATTGCGCGGATGGACTATATCGCTTATCAAACAATTCCTTTTCCGCGTCAAAAGTTTCTCTCCAAGTATCAACACCTTTAAAATAACTTGGCGGCGGGCTGTCTGGTGTACCAATCAATTTAGCTTGTGTGCCAATATCAGTTGTTAAAACAGAGTAATTTGGTGTTTGCTCTGTCGTGAGTTTTCCCGCATCGTTGTTGCCGCGAATATTTGTAACACGTTGACTATTTTCAGGAGCGAATTGTTTTGTTTTAGAATTGCAACCAAAACAGTCTATATCGGAACTGCATTGTTCTCCTGTTAATGAACATCTATTATTGGGGCCGCACATATTCTGACAACTTGTTGTAGTTGTTAATGGCAAATCTACGGTGTGATTTGTTGAAGGACCTCCATTATCAATGATGGGTCCTAATGAAGTAAATTGCTCAACAATGTACCCATTTTTTATTAAATAGTCTCCCCAGTTAAAAATGTAAATAGTTAAAAATAATATAATAAAGGACCAAATGATTAAATATAGTTTGCTCATTATATATTTTGATTAGATAAAAAGATTTTTAGCAATTTAATGAATAAAATATTATATCGTTTTATTATAGTTATGTCAGATACATCAGCTATAGATGATAAAAAAAATAAAAGTGAAAAACCAAAAAATGCATTGTTGAAATTTTCTCTCGGAATTTTTTATCAGTTGATCACTTTAGGTATTATAATATTAATTGGCTCTTTATTTTTATATACAGGAAAAGTCGCGCAATCCAACCTGCTTCCAACATGTTTAGCGTACGTTCCTTACACCGACGCCGCGCCACCAATTAAAGAAATTCCAATAGACATTAACGTTGTAAAGACCGAGAAAGGCAATTGGTCAACTAAATTGAAATTTCCATTAGAAGAAAATTTAAAAACAATTGAGAAGACTCTAGGCGCATTAAAATCACTTGTTAATGGCCCTAAAACCAATGTTTTTAAAATGTATATCGGAACAACCTTACAGGAGGTTGTCTCTTGTAATTTTAACATCATTAATACAATCTATAATTTTATAAATGCATTTATTCCCGAAACGTTAATCGTATTATTAGGACCATTTTTAGGATTTTTTATATACATTTTAACTGGTGTAATAGACACGTTTTATTTGATCTTTTTGTGGTTTTACAATATTCATTTGTTGTTTAGCGAAAAAACAGAAACCAACACTTCAACGAGTTGGAAAAGTGGTGACATGTGGGGAATATTAACGTGGTACTGGTCATTATTTTACATATTCTTATTTATTATTGCGTTTTTTTTAATCGGAATGGGGCTTATTATTCCCATTTTGTCTTTCTTGATATCCACGTTTTGTCTATTTTTCCCTTTATTTATGAAATCAAAGAATGCAACAACTGGAAAATCGTATGGCGTGGGTGAAACCATTAAAAATATATTGAAATTTAAGATGAGCATTATCATGATTCTTATGTCATTGAATATTATTATTAGCGCCAATAGCAATTTTGGTGGGTACACTGCATTTGTAGCTATTGTTGCATGTATACTATTATACTTTTTTACAAGCATTTATAAACCATATACACCAAAAGGTGTAGATCATTCAACTTTTGGATTAGGCGATTATGCGCAAGCTGAAAAAGAATGTATACCAACAACCGAAACAAAAGGAGAACCCAGTTTGATTGAAAAAATAGAGAATTTGTTTGGCGGTTCAAAAAGAACAAGAAAATAAATGGTCCAGGCAAAAAATTTATTGTAAACTTTTGAATATAATATAAAAACCTCTTGTATTATATTTTAAATAGGATTCATTATGAAAAAAAATGCAAAAACAGGAAATAAAAAAGACGAATTTCCATTTGTTAGTATATGCACACCAACCTTTAATAGGCGACCGTTTTATTCTGTAATTATAAAGTGTTTTGAAAATCAGACATATCCAAAGGATAGAATGGAGTGGATTATTATTGACGATGGTACTGATAAGATTGAAGATTTGGTCAAGGATATACCTCAAGTGAAATATTTTAAATATGACAAAAAAATGAATCTAGGTAAAAAGCGAAATCTGATGCACGAAAAGGCAACAGGTGATATACTAGTTTACATGGATGACGACGACTATTATCCGCCAGAAAGAGTGTCGCATGCAGTAGAAATGCTGCAAAAAAATCCAGAGGCTCTTTGCGCAGGTTCAAGTGAAATGTATATTTATTTTAAACACATTCATAAAACGTACAAGTTTGGGCCATACGGACCAAATCATTCTACTGCGGCAACGTTTGCTTTTCGAAGGGAACTTTTAAAACAAACGCGTTATAATGATAATGAGGCGCTTGCAGAAGAAAAGGCGTTTTTGAAAGGTTACACGATACCGTTTGTTCAACTGGATTCTATGAAGTCTATTTTGGTTTTCTCTCATGTTCATAATTCGTTTGATAAGAAAACAATGTTGGAAAATCCAAATCCGTATGTATCCCTATCAGAAAAAACTGTGGATGATTTTGTAAAAGAACCCGATATAAAGGAGTTTTTTATGAATACAATTGACGCAGTGCTTGCCTCATATGAACCTGGAAGACCAGAGCATAAACCGGAGGTTCATCAGCAAATAGAAGAGCTTACAAAAAAACGCGCGGAAGCTATTGAAAACCATCAAAAGATGATGCAAATGCAACAAAAAAATATAATGAATGCAAACCCCATAGAATTGGCCGCTGCGTACGAGAAAAAATTGTCAGAACAGACTCAAATGATACATTCGTTGATGCAAGAAAATACACAGCTTACAACAAAAGTGGTTTATTTGGAAAATAAAATAAAAGAAATCATCCAAAAATCAATCCAGCAAAGAACGCAACAGCTAAATTAGGAGATTAAATAATGACTTGAAACATTTCTATATTATTGCAAAATAGTTATATTTTTAGCAAAAAACATTTTATTCGTATTAAGTATAATGGGAAAAATAACGCCTTTGCTTGTTGTTGTTGGAATTGCTGCCGTTATTGGCATAATTTTAAAAAATGTTATTAATAAATTGCCGACAATTAAGGTTGGATATTTCCCCGAATTTATCGCTATTTCTGGAAAGTATGCTTATGTTGCAAATCGTAATGCTTCAGTAAGTGTTATTGATACATCAACAAATACCGTTATAAAAACAATTCCTGTTGGAAATGGACCTAGTTTCATTGCTATTTTTGAAAATTATGCTTATGTTGCAAATAGTGATGATAATACAGTAAACGTTATTGATACAACAACGAATATCGTTATAAAAACAATTCCTGTTGGAAATGGACCCAGCTTTATTGCTATTTCTGGAAAGAGTGTTTATGTTGCAAATAGTAAAGATGGAACCGTGACTGTTATTGATAAAAAAACAAATACCTTTATAAAAACAATTCCGGTTGGAGCTGGACCCACATTTATTGCTATTTCTGAAAAGTATGCTTATGTTGCAAGCCTTGGTGGAACAGTTAGTGTTATTGATACAACAACAAATATCGTTATAAAAACAATTCCTGTTGGAAATGGACCTAGTTTCATTGCTATTTTTGAAAATTATGCTTATGTTGCAAATAGTGGTGATGTTATTACTAATGGAACAGTTAGCGTTATTGATACAACAACGAATACCGTTATAAAAACAATTCCTGTTGGAAATGGACCTAGTTTCATTGCTATTTTTGAAAATTATGCTTATGTTGCAAATAGTGATGATAATACAGTAAGCGTTATTGATACAAAAACGAATACCATTATAAAAACAATTAAAGTTGGATCTTCCCCCATATCTATTGCAATTTCTGGAAATTATGCTTATGTTGCAAATAGTTGGGATGGAACAGTAAGCGTTATTGATACAACAACGAATACCATTATAAAAACAATTAATGTTGGAAAATTCCCAGCGTATATTGCTATTTCTGGAAATAATGCTTATGTTGCAAATCGTACGGATGCTACAATAAGCGTTATTGATATTTCTGGTTATAAGTGATATACTTAGAAGATCAAAACAAATATATTTTTTAGCAAAAAATATTTTATTCGCATTAATTATAATGGGAAAAATAACGCCTTTGCTTGTTGTTGTTGGAATTGCTGCCGTTATTGGCATAATTTTAAAAAATGTTATTAATAAATTGCCGACAATTAAGGTTGGAAATGGACCCAATTATATTGCTATTTCTGAAAAGTATGCTTATGTTGCAAATTATGGTGGAACATTTAGTGTTATTGATACAACAACAAATATCGTTATAAAAACAATTCCTGTTGGAGATGGAGCCATTTTTATTGCTATTTCTGGAAATAATGCTTATGTTTATGTTACGAATTATGACGATTCAACAGTAAGCGTTATTGATACAACAACGAATACTGTTATAAAAACAATTCCTGTTGGAAATGATCCCAATTATATTGCTATTTCTGAAAAGTATGCTTATGTTGCAAATTCTGGCAGTGACACAGTAAGTGTTATTGATACAACAACAAATATCGTTATAAAAACAATTCCTGTTGGAAATGGACCCATTTTTATTTCTATTTCTGAAAAGTATGCTTATGTTGCAAGCCTTGGTGGAACAGTTAGTGTTATTGATACAACAACAAATATCGTTATAAAAACAATTCCTGTTGGAGATGGAGCCTTTTTTATTGCTATTTCTGGAAAGAGTGTTTATGTTGCAAATAGTGGGGGTGAATCAGTAAGCGTTATTGATACAACAACGAATACTGTTATAAAAACAATTCCTGTTGGAAATGGACCCATTTTTATTGCTATTTCTGGAAAGAGTGTTTATGTTGCAAATAGTGGGGGTGATTCAGTAAGCGTTATTGATACAACAACGAATACCGTTATAAAAACAATTCCTGTTGGATCTTACCCTAATTTCATTGCGATTTCTGGAAAGAGTGTTTATGTTGTAAATAGTGGGGGTGAATCAGTAAGCGTTATTGATACAACAACGAATATCGTTATAAAAACAATTAAGGTTGGAGCTGGACCCTGCTTTATTGCTATTTCTGAAAATAATGTTTATGTTGCAAATGGTGATGATAATACATTAAGCGTTATTGATATTTCTGGTTATAAGTGATATACTTAGAACATCAAAACAAATATATTTTTTAGCAAAAAATATTTTATTCGTATTAAGTATAATGGGAAAAATAACGCCTTTGCTTGTTTTGGGAATAATTGGAATAACTGCCGTTGTAGTTTTACAAAGCTGCAAAAAACCTACTGCAGAGCCAGTCCCAACATCAACCGTTGTTGTTGGACAATCGCCTGTTTTTATTGCTATTTCTAAAAATAAAGCTTATGTTGCAAATATTTTTGGTAGTTCAGTAAGCGTTATTGATACAAAAGATAATACCGTTATAAAAACAATTCCTGTTGGAGATGGGCCCAACTTTATTGCTATTTCTGGAAATAATGCTTATGTTTATGTTACGAATTATGACGATTCAACAGTAAGCGTTATTGATACAACAACGAATACTGTTATAAAAACAATTCCTGTTGGAGGTGTGCCCAGATTTATTGCTATTTCTGGAAACTATGCTTATGTTGCAAATAGTGATGATACTACAGTAAGTGTTATTAATACAAAAACGAATTCAGTTTCTAAAACAATTAAGGTTGGAAATGAACCCAGATCTATTGCTATTTCTGAAAATAATGCTTATGCTTATGTTGCAAATTCTGGCGGTAATACAGTAAGCGTTATTAATACAACAACGAATATCGTTATAAAAACAATTCCTGTTGAACAAGCGCCTAGTTTTATTGCTATTTCTGAAAATAATGCTTATGCTTATGTTGCAAATTCTGGCGGTAATACAGTAAGCGTTATTGATACAAGAACGAATACCGTTATAAAAACAATTCCTGTTGGAAAGGGTCCTTCCTCTATTGTTATTTCTGGAAACTATGCTTATGTTGCAAATTTTTTTGATGAAACAGTAAGCGTTATTGATACAACAACGAATACTGTTATAAAAACAATTCCTGTTGGAAAGGGTCCTTCCTCTATTGTTATTTCTGGAAACTATGCTTATGTTGCAAATTCTGGCGGTAATACATTAAGCGTTATTGATACAAGAACGAATACCGTTATAAAAACAATTAATGATGTAAGTAACCCTATGTATATTGCTATTTCTAGAAATAATGCTTATGTTGCAAATATTAAGGATAATACAGTAAGCGTTATTGATATTTCTGCTTATTCGGCGTAATATAATATTTATATTTCAAATGCACAAATAATCCAAAAATAAAGCCGAAATAAAGATAAAAAAAATATAAATGCGGCTTTCATGAATTAACATTTTAAATAGATTATGCATTTGAAAAAAAAATTGATTTAGAGATAAGCACAAATAATTAAAGTATCTCACAGACAATCCCTCGGAACAATGAGCCGCAATTACGATTACAAGTACCAAATGTCCAATGACGCCGATGACGACAACATCTCGGTGAATTCTAGGTCCAATAGACAAAAGGTGAATAAGGTATTGTCGGAGACCGTTGAAGACAGACTGTGTTTCAAAACCAAGAGATTTGATCATAGTTCTTACAAGATGAAGCCTGTGATCATGTTTGGTTCGGGCGACACTGGATCCACAATTCGCAATGCCGTGACCGGCGAGAAGTATTACGGACATCGCGTCGGTTCAAGGCACGAGGATCTATACTTCAAGGCGCGCATTTGCACCGGAGAATTCAGTGAACCAGCGACGCTCTTCTATGAATCTGTTGAGCAATACGAGCGTCACCAGCAGTGCGTTGCTGACAATGCTTGCCGGGCAAGGTTTGCTGTGAAGCAGCGAGCAGCCACCATTGCACTTGATGCGGAACGCGACGTAGATCAATCGCATCGCCGGGTCGCTGTCGTTATAAATTAAAATATATTGTAAAATAGTTAATGTAGATTAAGTAAAAATTTTATTTTTTATAATGACTTTGAGTATAATATTTTTTGTAAAATATATTATGTCACATTATAATATAATTGTCATGGGAAAAGCAACGTCTTTTTTAGTTTTAGGAGCAATTGGTGCGATTGCTGCGGCCGTTTTAATTTACGCAAAAAAGGAAACCCCTACACCAACCCCCGATCCAGTTACACCAACTCCTGACCCAATTACACCCGATATTACATCACAACCGTCAATCTTAAATCCTAATTGTATAGCGACTGACTTCGCGGGAAATGTCTACATTACCGACAACATATCAAAAGAAATATACAAAATTTTTACCGATGGAACGGTAAAAACCTTAGGAGAAACTGCCAAATCATCAATAAAAGACTTTGGTGCAATAGCCGTAGATGATGTTGGAAATGTATACGTGGCGGGCGGTGAAAGTAAATTGGTGTATAAAATTGACAAAAAAACCGACAAAGTAACCAAATTGGGAAGTGGTGCAAACTTTGTTTATCCTTTTTCTGTAGCGGTAGACAATGCGCAAAACATTTACGTCGCGGACGTTGACGCTAACAAGATATATAGAGTTTCCTCTGATGGAAAAACTGCAAAGACTTTAGCAAACGCTACAAAGTTCAATGAGCCTTCGGGCATATCAGTAGACGTTAACAGAAATGTCTACGTGTGCGACACCAATAATAACGCGGTGTATAAAATTCTCCCAGACGGACAAACTGTAGAAAAATTTGCAAGCACTGTTACTTTCTCTAAGCCTTTTAGTATCTCAGTAGACGGTAAAGGGTTTGTTTACGTTGTTGAATCTAAAAAAGTATACAAAATTTCTGCTGACGGAAAAACCGTAATATATTTAGGAACTAATATAAAATTCAATGGTATTAATGACATATCGGTGGATCGCGGGGGAAATGTCTACATTATTGACGTTGAAGATAAACTAACATACAAAATTGCAGCCGATAAAATAACTGCGGTAATTTTAAAACGAGGAAAAAAATCAACACCACCAGCACCACCCACACCAGAACCACCCCCACCCACAACGACTTTAAACACTCCTTACGGTGTGGCCGTAGATAGCATTGGAAACGTCTACGTGACTGATATAAAGAATGATGATAGAATTGACCGAGTACGTAAAATTGACACCACTGGAAAAGTAACCAATTTAGGAGAAGAAGCAGATCCTAAATTCAACGCTCCTGCTGGCGTGGCCGTGGATGATAAAGGAAACGTGTACGTGGCTGATACAGAAAATAGTCTAGTGCGTAAGATTGACGCAAAAACCGGCGCCGTAACCAATTTAGGAGAAAAAGCAACTCCTCCATTCAATAAACCTGAAGGCGTGTCCGTGGATAGCATTGGAAACGTGTACGTGGCTGACACGGGCAATAGCCTAGTGCGTAAGATTGACGCAAAAACCGGCGCCGTAACCAATTTAGGAGAAAAAGCAACTCCTCCATTCATTACTCCTCAAGGCGTGGCCGTGGATAATAAAGGAAACGTCTACGTGGCCGATACAGACAATAACCTAGTGTGTAAGATTGATGCAAAAACCGGCGCCGTAACCAATTTAGGAGAAAAAGCAGATCCTAAATTCACTGATCTTCGCGGTGTGGCCGTGGATAATAAAGGAAACGTGTTTTTTTCAGATCGGGGCAATGACCTGGTGCGTAAAATTGACGCAAAAACCGGCGATGTAACCAATTTAGGAGAAACTGCAAATCCTAAAATCAGTTATCCTTCCGGCGTGGCCGTAGATAGCGCGGGAAACGTGTACGTGGCTGACTACAGCAATTACTTATTGCGTAAAATTGATGGAAAAACCGGCATTGTAACAACTGTTGTATAAAACTGATCTATAATATTTTTTGTAAAATATATTATATAAACTTATAATATAATTGTCATGGGAAAAGCAACGTCTCTTTTAGTTTTATCCGCAATTGCTGCGTTTTTAATTTTAAAACGAGGAAAAAAATCAACACCACCAGCACCACTCACATCAGAACCACCCACACCAGAACCAGAACCACCCACACCAGAACCACCCACACCAGCACCACCCACACCAGAACCACCCCCACCCACAACGACTTTAAACACTCCTTACGGCGTGGCCGTGGATAGCACTGGTAACGTCTACGTGACTGATATAAATAATGATAGCATTGACCGAGTACGTAAAATTGACACCACTGGAAAAGTAACCAATTTAGGAGAAGAAGCAGATCCTCCATTCAGTAATCCTTACAGCGTGGCCGTGGATGATAAAGGAAACGTGTACGTGGCTGACACATACAATAGACTAGTGCGTAAGATTGACGCAAAAACCGGCGCCGTAACCAATTTAGGAGAACAAGCAAATCCTAAATTCTCTAGTCCTCGAGGCGTGGCCGTAGATAGCACAGGAAACGTGTACGTGGCTGACAACGGCAATAACCTAGTGCGTAAGATTGACGCAAAAACAGGAGCTGTAACCAATTTAGGAGAAACTGCAAATCCTAAATTCGGTAATCCTTTCGGCGTGGCCGTAGATAGCGCGGGAAACGTGTACGTGGCTGACACATACAATAGTCTAGTGCGTAAGATTGATGCAAAAACCGGCGCCGTAACCAATTTAGGAGAAAAAGCAAATTCTCCATTCGTTGGTCCTTCCGGCGTGGCCGTGGATAGCATAGGAAACGTGTATGTGGCAGACTTTGACAATAACCTAGTGCGTAAAATTGACGCAAAAACCGGCGCCGTAACCAATTTAGGAGAAACTGCAAACCCTAAATTCAGTCATCCTTCCGGCGTGGCCGTGGATGTTGAAGGAAACGTTTATGTGGCTGACTTATCCAATGGTCTAATGCGTAAGATTGATGGAAAAACCGGCATTGTAACAACCGTTAAATAAAACCGATCTATAATATATTTTGTAAAATATATTATATAAAATTATAATATAATTGTCATGGGAAAAGCAACGTCTTTTTTAGTTTTGTCCGCAATTGCAGCAGTCGTTTTAATTAACGCAAAAAAGAAAAACCCCTGAACCTGAACCTGCTCCTGAGCCTGATCAAATTACCGCACCGATTCCATCGCAATATTTAATATTAAATCCTAATTGTACAACGACGGACCGTTGAGGAAATAAATTTTTCTCATGTTTAATCAATAAGATGAAATTCACCTTATTGATTTTTTCTTTTTTGTCAAGAAACGTCCCTCAAATGACAATAAATCAGCACGCCTTTAATAAACGTCAAAGAGATCCATTTAGCGGGTATGATCAAAGATATTTAATCAATAGCACAACCACGGAATTGTGCAATACTTGTAACGCCACAATTGTAAATACACACATTCAAATTCACGCCGATAATTCATCAACGTCAGAACAAATATATAACTTTAAAAAAATGTTTGCACAATTGGCGCTATTAAATTACTTGAAACGCGAGGACGAATCAGAAGTTAACAAAATTGCTGCAATAGAAAATCACGACCAACAATTCAATGATAACCCGCATCCATATAAACCAAATTTATTGGCCGGAGGTTTATTCAAAGATTGGGATTTTTAATCACGATCATCATCCTGTGTACCATCGCCTGATTATTTAAAAAATTGAATATATTCATCTCCTTTTTTATCTTTGCCGTATTGCCAGTCTTTGTCGGGCAACGATAAAGGTTCTCCTTTTATTTTGTATTTCAGACCTATTAAACCATTCTGACTTATTAAACCAGCGTTTGTTAAAATGGCACCCGTTAATGTGGCACCTGTTAAAGTGACATCTCTTAACATAAAATTCGTTAAATTGGCATTAGTTAAATTGGCATTAGTTAAATTAGCGTAGAATGATTGTGCGTTCGTTAAGTTGGCATTGGTTAAATTGGCGCCTATTAAATTGGCGTTGTCTTTAAAATCAGCGTTTGTTAAATCGGCATTGGTTAAATTAGCTCCAGGTCCGATTAAATAACCTTTAACTAATTTCCACTCAGTGGGTAGTTTATAATCAGTTCCAGTAATTCTGCCGCTAATAACGCCCGTTAAATTGGCACCCGTTAAATCAGCATTCGTTAAATTAGCATTGGTTAAATTAGCTCCAGGTCCGATTAAATAACCTTCAACTAATTTCCAGGCAGTGGGTAGTGTATAATTATTTCCAGTAATTCTGCCGCTAATAACGCCTATTAAATTGGCATTGGTTAAATTGGCATTAGTTAAATTGGCACCTGTTAAACTAGCATTTTTTAAAATAGCATTAGTTAAATTAGCTCCAGGTCCGATTAAATAACCTTTAACTAATTTCCAGGCAGTGGGTAGTGTATAATTATTTCCAGTAATTCTGCCGCTAATAACGCCTATTAAATTGGCATTAGTTAAATTGGCATTAGTTAAATTGGCACCTGTTAAACTAGCATTTTTTAAAATAGCATTAGTTAAATCCGCAAAGGTTAAATTAGCACCTGTTAAACTAGCATTTTTTAACATAGCATCTGTTAAATTGGCATAAGTTAAATTAGCACCTGTTAAACTAGCACCTGTTAAATCCGCATCAGTTAAATCCGCATTAGTTAAATTGGCATTAGTTAAATTGGCATTTTTTAAACTAGCACCTTTTAAAACTAATCCAGCCAAGTTAGCTCCAACCAAGTTGGCTCCAGGCTGTATATTATATCCCTTAGTGTTTCTAATACCGATCATCGCGTCCATGGGAGGGCGATTGTTCATTTTCTTTTCTATTGAAACACCTGAAACACCTAAAACAATTCCCAATAAAACGCGCGTAATAGGACTTTTTTCAACAGAAGTGGCAATATCTGACAATTTTCCCATTATATTTTATTTATATATTATATTTATTAAAAATAAAATTATTCCCCATCAGACAAATCGGCATCAACTGCCTCTTCGCCGTCTTCTGCATTTTCCTTGGTGTACTTTTCCAAATATCTGTAAATTCGATTAATATCCAATTTAGTAATTTCATAATTTTCAAACATTGCAGAAATTTCACCATCGTCGTGTTTATTTTTCAAGTCTAAAAAGAACGCAAACAAGTCTTTTTTATCCATTCCAAGTTGTTGGCATAAATTCTGAATAAAAATGGAATTGTTGTATTCAGTTGAATACTTTGTTAACACTTTTGTAAATCTCACCTCTAAAGGGTTATACTTGGGTTTCTTTTTAAAAGAATCATGATACAGTTTATTATTTTTAAACGTCTTAATAATAGAACTCATCTCGTTAAACTGCCATATTTGCTTTTGAAATGTTATGCGATCAATGTAATCAGCAAAACACATATTATTCAACAAGTTTAAATACACTGGAATTGATGCGTTGGGTTTCATTTTTCCCAAAACATCAATAATATTTTCGTGCCACAACAATCCAACAATGGTTCTATCCGTTTCATTCATAATGGACAAATGATCATTGATGTGGTATTTACTATTAATTAATTTTTGGGTTATTTGTTTTGTGTCATCATTATAAGATTTTACTTGAAATATGTTATTAATAACGTCGTCTTTTAAAACACCCTCTTTGCTTTGATAGATTTGGAACATTGTTTTTATTTTTCTCAGGTCGTGTTGAATAAATGTGGAAATGTTTTGTTGCAGGTTACCTTCAAGCGTTGGCATCAAAGTTTTAATTATATTTGTAACTTGAAGACAAGTTGGTTTTTTAAGTTCTATAGTATTGCAAACCTTCATGAGTTCTTTAATTTTTTTATCAATATGGTAATTACCGATACAAATAATTGGATTCAGTGTTACTTCTTCTAGCTTTTGCTTTTTGGTTTTTTTGGGGCGAATAAGCTTGATAAGTGTGTTTATTCCACCTTTATCGCCATTATTCATTCCGTCAATCTCGTCCATAACAATGGCAATTTTTTTAATGTTTTTATGAAACATGCTCATAATATTTTTATCAGACATGTTGTGTTTTGTGAGCGTATCAATAATCGTTTTGTTTCTTATGTCACCCGCATCATATCTAACAACGTCGTAATTCATTTCTTTCAGTATATCCATCACAAACGTGGTTTTTCCGGTTCCAGGTTCGCCGTAAACATAAATACCCTTCTTGAATAAATGGTTGTGCTTGTTGAGTTCAAAATCCTTGAGCGTTTCTTTCATTTTAATAACATCCAATTCTCTGTTTAACATTTCATTTAAATTTAGTTTGTCCATATTATATTTGTAATAGTATTCTTTTTATGCTGATTTTTACTCAAACCAGTTTTATTGAGAAAATCTTTTAATAAATTGCGGCAATTTGTTGATTGATTCTCTATGCAAAAAGCGTCTATAAAGCATATATAATTTCCGTAAGTTGTGTTTTTATATCTGTATTTTTTAATTTGCAGCCATTTTTTGTAATTTTCTTTAATTATTGCGTTAAATGCAAACTCATTATCGCGTCGTATCATGTCTCGCAAATAATTTTCATATAAATCTTTTGGAATCCATTCCTTAATGTATTTGTGATATTTAATATAATTTTTTTTTGTTAGAGTGTACAAAACTTGTATTGGCAAAAAATCGTATATATAAATTTCAATTTCAAGCGGAAGTTTTTTAATTACAGCGAGGTCAAACATTCTTATTCTTATTTATGGTGGATAATATAATTTATACTAATAATATTTTTAGTAAAATCTATTATAACATATTATAATATAATATAATGGGAAAAGTTGGTACTGTTTTAGTATTGGGTGCAATTGCAGCAGTTGTTGCAGTTTTTTTGATTAATAAAGATAAAGGTCTTAAATTAAAAGAGATTTATGGAAAAACAAGTGACACTAATGATAACACGTATTATGTGGGAATTGATGACAATACTGTTAATACAGTGATAAAAAATGCATCTGGTACTATGACGGTTTTAGGAAAAAAAGCTAGTCCGCGTTTTGGAAAACTTAATGGTGTCGCAATAGACTCAAAAGGAGAAAATATTTATGTTACTGACCCAGATAACAAAATGGTGCGCAAAATTGAACTCTCTTCAGATAACGTGTCAAACATTGAATATGTTAATTTAAAGAATCCTTGGGGAATAGCAAGGGATAATGATGATAATTTTTTAATAACAGATTTTATAAGTGGAAAAATTTTTAAATATTTGGCAGCAGCAAACGAAAAATACGTTGAGGATATATTTACTACTTTGACGTTAAATGGACCAAAAGGCATTGCTATTGACATAGAAAATAGCATATATATTGCGGAAAGTGGCAAGAATCAAATTGTCAAAATTGATTCTTCAGGAAAAAGCAATATTTTAATATCATCAACAGTTGTGATAAACAAAATAAGTTTAAAAAATCCATCATTTGTAGCAGTTGATGCAAATAAAATTGTATATTTGGTGGACACCGACAACAATCGCGTTATCATGAGCATCGATTTAGATAGTTTCTTTTATAAAGAACAACCACCATCAAATATATTTGGAGATTTATGGGTAGATTCATCGGGTAGGGTGTTGTATGATGGACCTATGTTACTTTAAGTGAATAGCATAAAAATTTAAAAGAATAATATTTTTAGTAAAATATATTATACATATAAATAGCATAATGGTTAAAAATTCCACCGTAGTTTTAACAATTGGTGCGATTGTAGCTGGAATTGTTTTGTTTTCAAAACTTAAGAAAGACGAATCAAAGGAGTCAAAATTCAACTCTCCTAAAAATGTGGCGGTAGATGGCAAAGGAAATGTCTACGTGGCGGATTCTGGAAATAATTTAGTGCGTAAAATTGACGCCAATGGTAAAGTAACCAATATAGGAAGTAATTTTATGGATGAACCTAAAGGATTCAATGGTCCTCAAGGCGTTGCTGTAGATGCTAAAGGAAACGTCTACGTAGGAGATACTAAAAATAATTTAATACGAAAAATTGACGCCAAAACAGGTAACGTGACCAATGTAGGAACTAATTTTATAGACGAACCCAACGGGTTCAATGGTCCTCAAGGCGTTGCGATAGATGCTAAAGGAAATGTCTACGTGGCAGATAGTGGAAATGATTTAGTGCGCAAAATTGACGCCATAACGGATAAAGTAACCAATCTAGTAAAATTTAAAGAAAAAAATCCAGACTTCATTTTTCCTAATGGTGTTGCAGTAGATAGCAAAGGAAAAAATGTATACGTTATTGATTATAGCAATCCATTTGTGAGTAAGATTGACACAAAAACAAAAAAAATAACTAATGTAGGAAATACTTTTCTAGTGGCAGGTCCAGATAGTTACCGTTCTCTTGTTGGCATAGCGTTAGACAGTGATGAAAATGTATACGTGGCTGATGGTTTCTTAAACTTGGTGCGTAAAATTGACGCAAAAACGGGCGACGTAACTAATATAAAAACTAATTTTACAAACAATCCCGAGAGCTTCAAAGCACTTTCGGGTGTGGCTGTAGATATAAACGGACATGTCTTCGTGGTAGATTATTTAAAAAATTTAGTATGCAGAATTGACGCAAAAACAGGTAACGTAACTAATCTTTAATTAGATGGTGTAAAATAAATTCATCTAACTATCCTAAAAATAATATTTTGACCTGTAAAATATTATTTAGTTTTATCGCATTTTACGCGCTCGTGGGAGTATTCCCAGAAGCGTCGCAAGGGTTGGACACACCAGAAGTGATGCCATCCCAAGTAATACCGCAACCAGTGGCCCACTTATATTTTGAGCAAGCCGCGTTTTGGCCAATATAAGGTGCAACGGTAAAATTCATTTGCAAGTGTTGACCCGCGGGAACGCTCGCATTACATGTGCCTAAATCCTTAGTATTAACGCATTGAGAACCACCTGTTCCCATATCAAGCCAATAATCAGGGCAATCTCCCACGAGTGGAGGCCATTGTTGAGTGCTTTTTGATTTTGCTAAAGCAATACCAATAAGAATCATGCATATTATAAGAATAACTACGGCAATTATTAAAACTGTGGATTGAAAGTTCATATGTATAAAATAATAGGATATAATATTTTCTTATATTAGAATATTATAATGAATAACTGTAGACCATCAAATGGAAGGGTGGACATTAATGGCCCTAAAACAACCGATTTATTTCAAATGTATGACAAAATACCAGTAAACCAATGCGCAACTTTTAGGAATCCTACCGAAGGTTTATGGGATAACACTGACTTGTCAAACACTTTTTTCTCCCACAACAATATTCGTATAATTCAAAATGGTATTAGAGCCGGGGTATATCAAAAGTCAAATGGTCAATATGTCATCAGTGATCAAGACGGTGACACGCTTAAAATTGTTATGCGCAGCACATTTTTGCAGCACGCAGCCAATCAACCAACAAACGTTCAACAGCAAGTAGAACAATTGAATAAGATTGTATTGGATTATTGTATCCATCAAGTGTATTCGGAGGCTATTGGTTACCACAAATATCTAGTAGATGCGAGCACAATGTATAAACCAATGGATCCTCCTATTATGTCGCAAAATAATGATAAACAATTGGAATTAAAGCCGTGGTTTTAGATAAAAAAGAAAAACTAATTTAATATGATTTTGAATTACTTTTTCTCTCTTGGATTCACTTTCAAAGGATCAACTGATTAGATATTTTGTCTCCGACCATCCAAGAATCAGCTATCCAATGTATCTAAATTGTCAGAATATATATTCTTAAAAGTGAACTTAAAGAAAATGTTGGAAATTTCGAGGGTCAAAAGTGTTTCCAAAAATCAAAAAAGGACAAAAAAAATGTCCAATTTTCAAAACCGCCGACCTTTTATGAAAAACACCTTTAAATTTCTACCATCACATCATTATGGTCTTGTTAACAAAAATAATAATTATAAAATTATGATGACAGTTTTTAATACTTTTTTAGGGAAAAGATTTAGGCGTTTTTTCTGTTAGTATATTAGCCGAATGATTCCTAACGCAAAAACGCCAGAAACCGCGACAAAATTTTTCTGCACAAATTGTGACTTTAAATGCTGTAAAGAAAGTGATTTTAATCGCCATAATACCACACGTAAGCATATAATCCGAACAAATCCTAACGCCATCCTAACAAAAAAAAGCGCAGAAAAAAATTTTACATGTAACTGTGGAAAAAATTATAAACATATGTCAAGTCTATGCAATCATAAAAAAATGTGCAATTTTCAAGAACCAATAAATGATGCCTCCACAGAATTTGAAAAACCATCAAGTAATGTAATTTTTGAATTACTTAAACAAAATCAAGAATTCAAAGAGCTTATTATAGAACAAAACAAACAAATGATGGAGAAAAATATGGAAAATCAAAAACTTCAGCAACAATTGTTTGAAATAGCAAGTAAAGTGAGTTCTACAACAAACACTAACACCAATTGCCACAATAGCAACAGCAATAACCAGTTTAATTTACAGTTCTTTTTAAACGAGACATGTAAAGACGCACTCAATCTAACGGATTTTGTAGAGCAAATCAAGTTACAATTAAGCGATTTAGATATGATAGGCAGAGTTGGCTACGTAGAAGGAATCACAAAAATATTCTTGAGAAACTTGAAAGACATTGATGTTTGTAAAAGACCCATTCACTGTAGCGACTTGAAGAGAGAAACAATGTACGTAAAAGACAAAGATGCTTGGGAAAAGGAAAACAATGAAAATGTAAAAATTAAACGCGCCATAAAAGAGGTTGAACATAAAAATATTAAACAACTACCTCAGTGGAGAGAAGAAAATCCCGCCGCCGAAGATACAGATACCAAAAAACACATGGAGTATCAGAATATTTTATTGGAAGCCATGGGTGGTTCTACTATGGAAAATGATGACAAAAAGCGTGAAAAAATAATTCGTAACATTGCAAAAGAAGTAATAATAGATAAAACAACATAATAAACAAATTTTTATTTTTTAATTTTTCTTATTTTATTTAGAGTTTAGTTTGCAAGAACCAACTTGGTCTTCTTTGTAACAGACTTCTTACCAGTTCCAGATATACTGCGTTCGCGTTCCTCCCTATACTTTGCATATTCGGATGAAAGTGTATCTAGTTCACCAGACCACATCTGCTCAATTGTTCTTGATTTTACAATTTCCAACTCGGCGGCTTTATCACCGTGTTCCTTTAATACCTTTGCAACGTTCTCTTCGGTCACACTATCCATGGGAAGTTTCACCAAATACTTGAAATCTTCATCCTCGTCAATCACGTCGTAACCCTTTTCCTTGAGCAATTTGCTTACCTCTTCGCGCTTCTTCCGACGCAAATCAACAGTTCCATCCAAGTTCTCCTTGATATACTTACTCTTGTTAGAAAGCAGAACCAGTTCCTTTGTAAGAGAATTAATCATATAATCTTTTCTGGTCTGAAACATTTGAAACCGAGTTCCATAATAATCATCAATAATGTCACGCACGTTTGCATACTTCTTCAGTTTATCTTCTGCATCAAACAGATGCATGTTGCTTGTAGAACTAGTGGTAAACAGCTTGAACTGCTTCTCAAGACCATTACAACCATTATCCAATCCAATCGCCTCCAGTTCAGCAAGCTTACCTTTTTGCAGAGTAATGACAAAATCAACCGTTGTGTCCTTACTCATATCATCATAGTCTTTGACGACGGGCGTTACCTTTTTGCCGGCTTTGTCCACACTATCCGTAAGACTCTCAAGATATTCCTTGAAATCATCAGTCCATGTTCCAACAGGCAATTCGGTAATGCGAATCTTATCCGTGCCAAGAGTCTCATACTTGCCCTTTACAAGGAACTTTCCATCGGAAATCTTTGAAATGATTCCAGCAAAACCTTCGTAATAAGGCATGAAGTCAAAGTGGGAGTTTGAACTACCGGAAAGCTTGTTCTTCAAATACCCAATAATCTCCAACGGATTGTAACACAAAATTTCTGTACTGAATCCAGTTCCAATTCCCTTGGATCCGTTTACAAGAACCATCGGAATAATAGGGGCGTAGAAGATTGGCTCCACTGGAAATCCATCGTCATTCAAATACTTAAGAATCTTGTCATCCATCTCAGGAAACAAGGTCCTTGTAATCTTTGACAATTGGGTGAAGATATACCTTTCCGAAGCACTATCCTTGCCGCCTTGCAAACGAGTGCCAAATTGACCGTTTGGAGTAAACAAGTTGATGTTATTGCTGCCGACATAATTTTGAGCCATTCCGACAATTGCTCCGTTCAACGACGCTTCGCCATGATGATATCCTGAATGCTCAGATACGTATCCAGAAAACTGCGCAACCTTAATCTCAGACGTCAAGTTCTTCTTGAATGCTGAAAACAGAATCTTGCGTTGAGAAGTCTTTTGACCATCCATCAAGTTGGGAATGCTTCGGTCACAGTCATACTTGGAGAAGTGAATGAGCTCCTTGTTAATGAAATCTTCATATCCGACGGCTTCTTGATTGGTGTCAAGATAACTTTCGCGATCGTAATCTTCTAGCCAATCCTTTCTGTCGTCGGCGCGCTTTTTATTGAATACCATGTCAATTGCATCGTCGCAAGGTTTTCCACTGTGAGTAAAACCGACAATCTTCTTCTTCTCAAAATATTCGCGGAATTCCTTTCCAGTGCTGGTTCCCAAACCCTTGTAATACTTAACCTTCCAATTTTTTCCGCCATCATTTAGTTCCTTCCAAGCGTCATATTCACCTTCATTATAGAAGACCAATTCTTGAGAACCCTTCTTTGCCTTCAAGATGGGAGTGTTCATGAAACCGATGAAACCAGGAATTTGCGCAAGACTTGGCCACTCAGATTGGAACAAGTTGATGCCGAGTCCTTTGATATGACTACCATCCAAATCCTGATCAGTCATGAACAAGACCTTTCCGTATCTCAGACTCTTTGCAACGTCTGCTACAGATTTATACTCTTTACCAGTTTCCAAGCCAAGAATCTTTTTAATCTCAGCAATCTCCTTGTTCTCTGCAATTTTCTTGACTTGCTCGCCGCGAACGTTGAGAATCTTACCCTTCATAGGATAGACACCAATCGTGTTTCTATCTTCGGAAGACAGGCCGGAAACAATTCCTGCCTTGGCTGAATCTCCTTCGCAAAAGATTATCGTGCATTGCGCAGACTTTTCGGTTCCGGCCAAGTTTGCATCAATAAGCTTGGGAATGCCGCGAATATTCTTGGACTTGGTTCCGTCGGTCTTTTTTGCGGCCTTGTTTTCCTTTACTTCGGTAATTGCACACGCAGCGTCCATTACGCCCATCTTTGCAACCTTTTCAATAAACTTGTCGCTGACGGTGCACGTTGAACCAAACTTTGCGCTGGGAGTATTCATGAAGTCCTTGGTCTGACTGTCAAAAGCAGGATTTTCAATATCACAACGCAAGAAGAGAATAAGCTGCTCCTTGATACTGTTTGCATTTACTGCAATCTTCTTCTTTTTCTCAATAAATGCAACGAGCTTTCTGGTAATTTGACCAAGGATATAATCAACATGCTTTCCACCCTTGGCAGTATGAATGCCGTTCACAAAACTAACTTGCGAGAATTCGTGACTTGGTGACAGAGCAACTGCATATTCCCAGCGTTCATCAGATTCGCCTTCATAAACGCGAGGAGCCGCATCCTTGGGTCCGATGTACATGTCAATATATTGCTGGAAATTCTTCACCGGAATAGCTTGAGAATTATACTTTACCTTGACGGACTTGTCGGTTATAGCAGCAACGTCATAAACGCGCTTCTTAAACAACGAAATCAAGTCCGTAGAAAGCCCCTCAATTCCAAGACGCGCATAATCCGGCTTGAAAGTAATCTTCGTATAAGGCTTGGACTTGCACTTGGTAATAACCGGCTTGCCAATTACATCCAAGTTGTCGCGAAATTCCTGAGTATATTTTAGTCCTCGGACATGGTCAACAGTCTCAATAGAACCATGGGTGGACCAGATCAACACCAACTTGAATCCAAATCCATTCTTACCACCGACAATCTTCTTCTCGGTCTTGTCGTAATTGGTGGAAGTGCGCAAGTGACCGAAAATGAGCTCAGGAATCCAAATCTTATATTCAGGATGCTCTGCAACATCAATTCCATTTCCGTCATTGATCATGACAATTGTACCATCGTCTTGAACTGCAATGTCAATGCTGGTTACGGGGAGCGCGTTGTTAACTCCATTTTTAACAGCTTGCGCTTGGCGAACAACGTGATCTCTGCAATTCACAATTCCCTCATCAAATAGTTTGAAGAGTCCTGGAACAAGAAGAATATTTTTTTCAACAATGCGTTCTCCGAGTTCATTGAGAAGCCAAACAAAAGCGTCAACATTCTCAACTGAACCAATGTAAGAATCAGGGTTGGAAAGAATATGTTCCTTATCAGTCTTCTGCTGATATTTATTTGCTAGGTTAACGTCTTGCGATGCCATATTGTCTATATTGCTTTATTATTTTTGTATTTATTTAATTTCAATTTTTTTCAGCCTTTTTGAAAAAAGGTTTCCATCCTTTCAAGAGTTACATATAGTTGGTAATTTAGATATAAACAAATAGAAACATGATGCTTATAATGCAACAAGATACTTTTTATCGTAAAGCCACGTTAGAAGATTTTTTAGATGATGGTGAAACAGTAAATCAAAATAGTAAACATAACAAAAATTATTCCCACAATAATAATGACAATGATATAAATAAAAATCAACAAGAGTTTGGACATAAAAAAAGAATAAAACCCTGACGTACTGGTGCAAAAAGCCAACAACAAATTACTCCCAAGGGTCATAAAAAGGGATTTCGTGGTTAAATGTATTATGCATTTTTTATATAATATGTGAATGACGCAAATAACTAATTGCTGATAACATATTAGATAGCGTAAATAAATTTAATAATGACTTTTGTAGAAAAAAGAAATCTAATTGCGGGTGTTAGTTATTACTGTAAAAATATAGTAATAATTCAAATATTATATAAAAACACGCGTTTACCATACAGTGTTTGTATTGTGCCACCACATTCCATCACCCTTTTTAACATTGTATAACGCGCGAAAAATTTGAGAGCGCGAGAGCGGAATATTGCATCTGTATTTATCAAGTGGATGTGGATTGGTTTTGAGTTGTGCCGCAAGAGCTTTCTTGCCGACTTGTTGCTTCTGTTGAAACGCATAATAAGTGTAAAAAGCCTCAAAAGAAATGTTCTTAATGGGAACAATATCGTGATTCTTTGCTTGATAATCACGCAAATATTCGTCGCAAACAGCCAATCCAGAAATATCGGCCAAATCTTCACCTACACCGATGGAGGCGTCAAAGGTGATTCCATCGCGTGCAGCAAATTCTTCGTATTGTTTAATAACATCGTTTTGAATCTGCTTGAACTTCTTCTTGTCGGCGGCATTCCACCAATCGTGTAAATTGCCGTGATAGTCGTATTGGCTGCCCCAGTCATCTAATGCGTGACCCATCTCGTGGCCAATTGTAAAACCAAGATGCGCAAGATTGTATTCAATTCCGCGCTCATCCAAGTCTACAAATGGTTTTTGAATATAACCCAAGTTAATATAAATGCCATTTTTAGATGGCGTGTAAGACGCGTTTACAATATACGATTGAGTTCCACTCATTTTAACTGGGTATTGATTCCAATCCATAATGGGAATATCAACAAGACCCTTGCCTTCTAATTGCAACCATTGATTTAATCGCCATTCATGTATTTTATCCATATTTTCAATAACACTGTCTCCGTAATCAAGTAATGGGTCTTCTCTTAAAACTTGTGGTTTGGCAATTTCAAAGTGCAGATTTTTAAGTTTAAGCAATGCATATTTTCTAGTAGAAGGAGACAACCATTTATTGCGCTTTACAATTCTAATAAATACTTCTTTCAAATCGTTGCACATGACTTCAACATATTTAACATTTTCAGGAGTTTCAAATTTTTCAACGTACGCATTTGTCAAGAAGGTGTTGAATGGAACTGACATGTACAATGAAGCGCTTACTGCGTCGCTGTCATTGATTCTGGTTTGCCCTCTTTGGAACTTGCCAAAAAAATCATAATTGAGTTTTTCCCAGCCTCCTGTCATTCTAGCAGTTTTTTTAACAAATATATAAATCCAGTATGTTCTCCATTTTTCAGAGTCCCAGTTTTTCAATAACAATTCGGTTCCACATTTCAAATAATTTTTGCTGGATGTTATAAAAAAATCGGGCGTATAAGTAAATCCAAGATCTTTTGAGAACTCTTCCCAATTAAAATCGTATTTAGAGATAGCTTCATGCGCGCCAATCTTATTATAGGAATCCAAGCTAGTTGTTGCTTTGGTGCATATAAGCGCGTTCATCATTTCTTGTTCAACCTCAAATACATCGGCGGGGTTTAAATTGTGATTTTTGCCAAGTGCAACGTCAAAAAGTTCTTTGCAAAAACGTTTAAACTCTTTTTTGATTCCATTTTTATATTCAATCTCAGTGCCGTCATCAAAGTAAACGTTAATGTCAACAATGGATAGAGCTGGAGCATCTACAAAACATCTATTAATGCTAGATTCTTTGTTATCAGGGTTTAATGACCATACAAAAGGAGCATGCGATCTAACAACTTCATCTTTATTGGCAAATGCAAGCAACTTCCAGACATTGTTTTTATTGCTTCTTAATTCATCTATTTTCTTTACGATTTCTTTGCATCTCCTTTTGCTATCATCTTTTGTGTTCATGTTAATAATAGAATAATAAAAATTTTTAAGGTTTTTGGCAAGCTTGTTGTCATTGTGTTTAATATAGTCTAAAATAATTTCATTTAATTGTCTATAAACTTTATCTTGAGTGAGTCTAAAATCGTCTATTTGGACAATATATTCTTGCGCTTTTTCTAAAGAGACGTTTTGCAACCAGCCGTAATTAATATAATCGTAAAAATCGTTGTTGGGTTTAATATGACCAGGCGCAAATTTAGACAACAGTTCTCTAACAAACTCATTTTTAAGATCATTGTTAGATTTTGTCAAGTTTTTTGGAAGAGTTTTTCCATATTCAACTTCAAAAGGTTTTAGACCAATAACTATTTGATTATTTTTCAACACTTTTTTGGTTCTATTTCTTACCTTTTTTTTACCAGAATATTTTCTATAATTTCTTTGTGTTTTGTTTACCATATAATATAATATATCTTTATAAAAAAAATAAAATCGCGTAAAATAAAATAAACATACTACAATATATATAATATATATATAATGGCATCAACCTATTCTTCTATACATATTTATCCCGGGCGTAGAGCTGGAAATATCAAACAAATTATAAATTATAATAGTAGTGGATGCATTCCTGAAATTGCACCATTTACAATAACGTCAGGCAATCCAACTATTTCCTATTACAACGATTATTACACTATTACATTTTTAAGCAATGGAAGCATTAGCTTTAACGTTCCGCTCACAATCAACAATAATAATTTTTACGCATTAGTTGTTGGAGGAGGAGGAAGTGGTGGCAAATCTAGTTCTGACCTAACAAATGGTGGAGGAGGTGGAGCCGGTGGAGAAGTAATATACAACGCGCTTTCTGTATCTCAAAATATAAATTATAACGTAGTTGTGGGCCAAGGAGGATTGCCAAATGGTGTTGGAAATAAATCTAGCTTTTCAACAATTGTGTCAAATGGTGGAAACGTTGGAAACAATGCAACAAATTCAACGAGCGGAACCGGTGGTTTAGGCGTAAATGGTGGGGGAAGTGGTGGAGACGGAGGAACATATTTTTCATCTGTGGCGGCGACAAATGGTAAAAATGGAACACAAATAACAATAAATTCAACAATGAAATTTTATGGAGGTGGTGGTGGTGGAGGATCTTACGATCAACAAGCGTCTAGTTCTATTGGTGGACTTAGCGGTGGAGGCGGAGGTGGATTTAACACAGACATTGCTACGTCAAACACCGGGGGCGGAGGAGGAGGTGGAAATGGAAACGGGTTTTTTCAAACGAATGGAGGTCCAGGTGGTTCAGGTGTAGTAATATTGAATTTTAGATATATTAAAAAGGTTAGAAGTTTACAAGCAGAATGCAAAGCGTGTCTTTGTCCGTCGCCAATTAATAGCAAAATAATTAAAAACAGCAATCCAGACGTTATACCTTTGTCAACCCAAACTGCTAGAGCAGTAAACGCAATAAGATATGCGCGTGGTGGTAGAACTGTTTATGGTAACGCTGCATATAATTCAAGTGGAGACTCTAGATTGTTGGGACGCGTAGAAGGAGGATACGAGGCGCCCATCAAAAATAAGTTCTAGCGCGTTGAAATTATTTAGACGGTTTTAATAAAAAATAATTTATTTTCTCTATTTAATTTATAATGACTCGCTACACGAAAAACTCACATGGTCACTATCTCATTCACGGACACAAGTACGAGATGTTAGAAGGTTCCAGAGCCCAAGTTTTACACGGAACTGCTTACAAGACCAGCGGTGGTCTTAAGAAGCCCGAAATCATGATGAACAAGAACGGTCGTATTGTTTCCAGAAAGAAGCACATGACCGCCAAGAAGGAGAAGCGTCTTGTTAAGGCTGGTTACGGCACAAAGAAGGGCAAGTTTGGTTACGTCAAGCTTGGCAAGTCCAAGAAACAACGCGGTGGATACAGTAATTATGCTTACTCCCCTGCTCCAGTGACAGGTGGTTCCAGACGCAGACGCAGAGGTGGTCAAGCTAATATGATGGGTCACAATGCTATGATGCCTCCTGCTGCCATGCCTCCTGCTGCCATGCATCCTGCTGCCATGCCTCCTGCTGCCATGCATCCTGCTGCCATGCCTCCTGCTGCGGTTGTCAAGAAATAAACCAATAAACCAATAAACCAATAAACCAATAAATTAATAAATATTATGCCTATAAATAAAATCATAATATTTAATTAACTTGACAACCATGAAATGGAAACAAAATTATCAAATTCAATAAAATCGGCAAGGGCAACGTCCAAATATTTTTCAAAGTAGCGTTTGCTAATCGTGAATTTGGTTTGTTTGTTCTTTGTGTAGTAAGAATAGATTTCATCAAACGGAATTAAAGCAGCTGCATTTTGGTTAAACAACAAACTTCCCTTATAATGTTCCTTCATTTTATCCAGTGCTTTATTCATGTCACCAATTTTGTCCCATAAACTGCACTGAACATTTAGGATATATTTATTTTCAATGACTTCAAAACTAGGAAAAAAATGATTAATAATCTTTAAAACGTCGTGTTCGTTCGCATTTCCAGCTGAATAGCAAGTGTCCGAGTTATCATGAATCCATTTTTTATATAAACCACACAACTCATCAATTTCAATTTCATAATCAAATTCGCCATTAGTAGACGCAGTTATAGTATTTTCCCAGAACTGAATAAAGTTGCTAACAAATGGCAAGTATTTACTAGTTACATTATAGAATGTATCAGTTGTTTCATCGTATGCGTATTTTTCTTTAAGTAGCTTTTTAAATGTATTAATATAGATTACGCTTGGCAAAGAATGCTTGGATATAAAAAGCTTCCATATAAAATGCATGTTTTTCCACTGAATAGAGAATTTTTTATTAGACGGCTCATTGGCGACGGCTTCAATAGAATGCTCACAGAACTTATTAAAAATATCCATTTGAGAATTATTTTTCAAGTATAATGTGTAACTGGATAACTCTTCCGACGAGAGAACATATTGATCTGAATTGCTATAACGGTCTGAATAATGAGTCGCAACACACAAGAAATCTAGACCGTTTTTGGTTAACAGTTCTTTCAAATTATCAAACAAAATGCTATCTGCAATATTAATTAAACGACAATTATTGAAATTATGAGTTTCATTGTATTTAGTGACAAAATTGCTTGTAATGTTAGCATAACCTGTTACCATATAACAGATATTGTCTATTTCATTTAAAAACTTCTTTGTTTTTGGCTTGGTTAAAAATACCAAATCATTGTGCTTTTTAAGAATGCTGTCACCGATAATGGTTAAAAAGTATTTAACCTCGTCTTTTGTTGAAAATAATGCAGGATATAATAAATTAATAATTTTTTGAATAGTGTCTGTTTCTGGAATAGATTTAAACAAGTTTCTTTCTTTGATTTGTTTGATAATATTGATTTTAGTCTTATGTTTCCATTCCATGAGCGTTCTGTCTTTTGATATAGTAGAGAGAAGCTGGTATTGAATGTCGTCTTCCGACACCATCCTATATGTTTTTCCGTTGTATTGATAAAAACAGTTATTGTTTGACAAGTAGTAATATTGATTTTTACTCAAAAAAATTTGAATGAACGTTTGCTGCTCCTTGGTTAAAAAAGCAGTGCGTTCAACTCGCTTTTCGTGATTCTTCTCTTCCGTGTCAAGTGTAGAAGGAAGAATATCCGTTATATGATAACACAGCCGTTGCAACATGTATGTATTATTTTGGTATTTATCAAATAGTGCTTCTATATTGTCAAAATAATCTTTTGCTTTTGCCTTTTCTTTTTCTTTCTCTTTTTCGTCGGACATTTAAATTAATAATTTATGTATTTAAAAACCTTTTATATGATAAAATCCGAATTAATATTATTTTTCTTGTCGCAATAATAAATTTAATTTAGCACCATTTAATAAGAAAGATAGAAATGACAAAAAATAAGACCAGAAAAGTGGTTTTAAGATACTTGCCAAAACGATTGACTCAAAAGGACAAGAAAAAGGTCAGCAAGATGCTGCTAAAATCTAGAAGACTCTATAAAAAAGGCATATATTACACAAGAAAACAAGTGAAATCATTCAAGTCCAAACCCTCGCAACATGTAGCAAATGCAAGGAAAATATACAAAGTGGAAAAAATAGGTGCGACAGATGAATTGGCGAAGAAAACAGGATGTTCAAAGGCGGCTTTAGCAAAAATAATCAGTAAAGGAGAAGGAGCCTATTTTTCTTCAGGTTCAAGACCAAATCAAACAGGGCAATCGTGGGGTATTGCCAGACTGGCAAGCTCAATAACTTCAGGAAAAGCTGCCGCGGTGGATTACAATATATTGGAAGAAGGTTGTAAACCAAATAGCAAAGCACTCAAATTAGCAAAGCAGGCAAAGAAGAAATATGGTCATGGACAAAAACACGTTCCCAAAGTAAACCTAGTGTAAAAAAAACTTATAAAAAAAATTAACTATGTATGGAAGAAGGAGTAACTAGATTAATATCAGAAATTAGGAGGGGTCATAGGGCTGGCGAAGCTGAATACCTTGGTTCCCTATTAAGTGCGTTTAATTTTAATATTTTGGAACATAAGTATTTAAAGATTGTAAACAAAGTTTAGATATAAATGTCAAATTTTGTATCAAAGGGATCAACAGACAACAACGTTTTGACAATTAAAACGGTTCAAATTGCTCCGTTTAGAACTTTAATGACGGCATTAAAGGACATTCTTTTAGAGACAAACATTTCGTTTCAACCCGATGGAATTCGCATTATTAATATGGACAAGTCGCACACTATTTTAGCGCATTTATATTTAGCTGCCCAAAATTTTGAGTTTTATGAGTGCAAGAAGGAGAAGATTATTATTGGAGTAAATATGTTCCACTTGTTCAAGTTGATTAATTCCATTGATAATGATGATACGCTCACCATTTATATTGAGAACGGTGATTACGTGGATGGTATTGTTTCTCATTTGGCTTTGAAGTTTGAGAATGGTGAGATTAAGCAATGCAAGACACAGAAGTTGCGATTGATTGAGCCCGATCCTGAGGAGCTTGAGTATCCCAACGTGACCTTTTCTTCCATTATTAACTTGCCTTCTGCTGATTTCCAAAAGATTATTCGTGATTTGTCTGGCATTTCGGATAAGTTGGAGATCAAGTCGGTTGGTAATGAGCTCATTTTCAAGTGCTCTGGTCAATTCGCCAATGCTGAAATCCACCGAGCTGAGTCTGATGGCAGTATGGGTTTCATCTTGAAGCAGGATTCATCAAAGGTTATTCAGGGTGAATTTTCTTTGAAGAATTTGGGATATTTTATCAAGTGCACAAATTTGTGTTCACAAATTGAGGTTTATTTGGAGAACGATTTGCCTCTCGTTGTGAAGTATGATGTGGCGTCACTTGGGTCCATTCGATTGTGTCTCGCACCATTACCCTCGAGCTAATTTTAACACCATATATGGTGATGCTTAACCGCCGTAATTTTTATTTTTCAATGTTAAAAATTAAAAAAATTTATCACACGTCAGTAAAAGTATACAGATTATTATATTATCGCATATTAATATAATAATGTCAAGTTTTAACAATAACAGCTATTCAAACTATTTAGGCGCAAGAAGATGTTGCGATTTTCCGGCCATTGGACCCCAAGGCCCAATTGGACACCAGGGTGAACCCGGACCAAGAGGCGACAGTGGATTTACTGGCTATACAGGAGCAACTGGGCCAACCGGTCGCAGCTGTTTAGGATCAACCGGTCCACAGGGACCCACTGGTTCTAAGACCTTTATCATAGATCATCCTCTAGACAACTCCAAATACTTGATTCATGCTTGTTTAGAAGGACCCGAAGCCGGAGTCTATTATCGCGGAAAAGCTTCCATTGATAATAATGAGTCAACAACAATTCAATTGCCCGATTATGTTGCGCCATTGGCCAAAAACTTTTCTATTCAAGTTACATCTATTTACTGCAAAGGGAGAGAAGAACCCAATTTATTTGAAGTGTCTGAGATTGAGAACAATCAATTCACTGTTTATGGAAACAATGGAAGTTTTTACTGGTACGTATATGGAACAAAAAATGACATTGCCGTAGAACCAGATAAAAGTTCTATTGTTGTGAATGGTGAAGGACCTTATAAATGGTATTAAATACCACCTTTTCAAAAGGTGGTGCCAAACAGATTCTAAATACCACCTTTTCAAAAGGTGGTGCCAAACAGATTCTAAATACCACCTTTTGAAAAGGTGGTGCCAAACAGATTCTAAATACCACCTTTATAAAAAGTGGCACCAAACAGATTCTAAATACCACCTTTAGAAAAGGTGGTGCCAAAGAGATTCTAAATACCACTTTTATAAAAAGTGGCACCAAACAGATTCTAAATACCACCTTTAGAAAAGGTGGTGCCAAACAGATTCTAAATACCACCTTTAGAAAAGGTGGTGCCAAACAGATTCTAAATGCCCATATACTTAAAAACTATGTTGATATTATATATAGTATAATGTCAAACCCATATTTAAGTTATTTAGGTGGCTACCGTTGCTGTCCAAGCAAACACATTGGAATTCTAGGTACAACTGGATTAAAAGGCCCAACTGGTCTAAGAGGATACGTTGGTGTTACCGGCAATAATGGCCCAACAGGCCCAACTGGAAGGAACTGCACTGGTCCAACCGGTGCAACTGGACCATCGTGGCCAATAACAATTCCTCCAAAAACATTTATTATTGATCACCCATTGGATGAATCAAAATATTTAGTTCACGCGTGTTTGGAGGGTCCGGAAGCAGGCGTTTATTACCGAGGCAAGGCGACTATTGAAAACAATTCGCACATTGCAATCCAATTGCCTGGTTACGTTAAATCATTGGCATCAAATCTAAGCGTTCAAATTACCCCTATTCATTCAAAAACATACTTTTCAAAAAATGTATACGAAACGTCAGAGGTTGAGAACAATGCGTTCACAGTTTACGGCAAAAATGGCAGTTTCTATTGGACCGTTTATGGAACAAAAGATATTATAAACGCGGAACCTAGCAAATCTGAAATCAACGTTCAATGCAATGGTCCTTACGCGTGGCATTAGATGAAGAATAAAAAGAAATAATAATATAAATAACTTATTATATTATTATACACAACATATGACAATTTTAGTAACCGCATTTATAAAAGGTGCAAATCAACGAAACGACCGCAATATACAAGATTATATTTCTTATGGAAAAAAATTATTGGAAATTCCCATTAATAAAATTGTATTTTTGGATGAAACTTTACTTGACCTTCTTCCAAATTATCAAAATACAATAATTGTCCCAATAAAAAAGGAAGACATCTATTTATATGAATACAAGGACAAAATAACAAATTTTACTTTGAATACACAAACGCCTGAAAAAGATTCATTAGAATACATGTTTCTAATGTGTAACAAAACCGAGTTTATTAGAAAAGCAATTGAGTTAAACCCCTTTCATTCTGACCCCTTTCACACAAGTCATTTTATTTGGGTTGACTTTGGAATAAATCACATATTTAAAAACAACGATGCATTATTCCACGCAACAATCAATGATTTAAAAAACAAAACTTACGAAAATGTTCGCATCGGTTCAATTTGGAGTCCCAGTATGCACAACATGATGGTAAAAACTTTTAAAAGCGACATTTACAAGGATATTGCTTGGTATTTTGCCGGAGGTGTATTTGGAGGAGATTCAAAGGCATTAATAAAGTTTGCCGATTTAACAAAGCAAAAATGTATTAAAACAATTGAAAATTATAAAACCTTAATGTGGGAAGTAAACGTCTGGTTTCAAGTGTATTTGGACAATCCAGAACTATTTTCACTTTACAATTGCGACCACAATTACACATTAATTGGAAATTACTAATAAAAAGGTGGAGTTAATAAATGACCAATCCATCAATATATTTTTTATCGTAGACAGCGATAATAGTTGTTCTATCCCACGAACTATACGTGCAAATAACACGGTCATCTTCAACGATTAGTCCCAAACAATACTCAATGCATTCCGTGTCAAATTTAAATGGCGCAGAATAACGCAACAATTTCATATTTTCGTCAAACACTGAAAATATGTGATAATAATGACGCGGTTGTTCATAGGAAACAATGTGTCCAACAAACCATATTTCATTTTTATAATTTGCACCGCACGTTGACCCGCGAACGCGATTAAAAATGTTGGGCATCTCAATAGTTTTAACAAGTTTTAATTTATTTTTCTCTGAGCTAGTCTCGTCAATTTTGCAGATCTTTAAAGGAGACCAATTATATATTACACGCGTTTCGTTTTTGATATTTACATAAACCCAATTCTTTTCGCAATCGGTAACAGTAAATTCTGGTTCAATCTCAAACGGAATCAAGGTATTTTCTTGATAAAAGGGATTATAATCTCCGTAAACCACTCCAATTTTGTTGTTTGTGTGATAACCGGTTCCAATAAACTTCAACGTTTGTTTACCAGCAGTCTTAAAAATTCTAACATCTTCAACACCAATATATCGTCTATCTAAATAATCAAAATTTATTAATATTTCAAGTTTTACCGCAAAATTGGCATCAAGCTCCAAATATTTATTAATAGTTATAATATGTTTATCGCAATTATGGTAGCAACCTTGCCCGTCAATCTTATAATTAACAAGCCGGGTGTTCATTAAATATCCCCCATCAGAATTTGGAATTATGCAACTAGAAGACGATATAAAGTCTGTATAGTCTCCATTAATTAAATGAACTGACACTCCTGACATGTTTATTTTTTTTATAGGAACAAGAACGTCTTTATAAAATTTCATATTAGACAACAAATTGTTAACCGCGTTGTGATCGGTGGAGTTATTCATAATTGTTACGACGCGATCATTAATATTATTAATCCCAGTATATGCAGAAATAATTGAATATTCAAATTCAAGCCTATACGTATATACATCATTCTGCAAAAATAAATATTCCGACCAGTTAAGATTCTTATCTAAAATGCTTTTTGCCAAATTGTAAAAGACGAGCGCAGATTTGCACTGACCAATAATTCTATAGTATTGTATAATCTCGTGCAAGTTTTCAATTCTATCTGGAAAACATTCATACGCGGCAATCCAATTAAATATAGCATCGCCCATTTTGTCCATTCTTTTATAAATGAGCCCAATCCTATAAAAGCTATACCACACTTCTTGAACCCATCCGCCCAATTGAATGCGTTTTTTATACCATTCAATCGCCGTTTCATTGTCTTTTCCAGAATCAAAATAACTATTTGCCAAATAAAAATGGTATCTCATATTATTAGGGTCTTCTTCAAGACCTTTTGTTAGCAACGCGACATCTCTGTCAAACTTGTTACCCTTTGACCCGCCATCTCCAACATCATTAATAAATAAAACATCTTTTGGAACATTTACATTAACATTATTTGAAGGAGTATTAATGTATTCATGCGTGACTCCAAAATAGCTATATAAACCATTATTTCTTACAATTCTCATGTTATGATAATGGAAATCCTCGTTGCCTTGTAATATAGAAAATGAATCGGCTGACCATAGACTTTCTTTATTAAATCCGCGAATTTGCAACATCATATCAGCGTCTAAAAAAAGTATGTAATCAGACATTCCAATGCAATGATTTAATGAAACGTTTCTATTGTGAGCAAAATCTTTAAAATGCTCATTAACAACCTTTCCACAAATATTTTTTGATTCAAAGTATGCAGCAATAAGTTCAATCGTATTATCGGTGGAACCGGTGTCGCAAATGCAATAAGTGTCTATAATACTGCAGACGGAGTCAAGAAGACGCGTAATAATCTTGCTTTCATTTTTAACAATCATATTTAAACACAAAGTTGGTAGTGCCTTTTTTTCAGTTATTGTTAGTTCCATTGTTTAGTTCTAGTGTTAATATATTTTATCATAGGTTTAAGTATTAGTTTTTATTAATTTATGACATAAATAAAATATTATCTATTTATAATATTATGTCATTCACAAGATTTCACGATGATCCTTGCAGAGTTGCAAAGCAATTGCAACAATCAACCGATGTTGGTAGATGGATTTTGAACGTCCCAGGAAATGGAGATAAGCCGGCATATATGGCGGATCCTCAAGTGAGAATTCAAACATGGGGTGGAAATTTAATGACAAATTGTATTGATTTGGAAAGTGAATTGCGTGGTGTTAATAGACGCGCAAATAAAGATTGTTTAGGAAAAGATGAATACCAGAAGTATAACGTGCCAACGCAAGCCATTCAATACCCAACAAATTCTGCTCTTTATACCGAAGAGTCTAGAACAATAATGCCAGCGTGGACTGCTCGTGATTTAGAACAGGTTAATTGGTATTCTTTGCCGTTGAACCCTCAGGAAAACACGTGCATGCCTTTCCAAAATAATTTAAGCACGAGAATTTTAGAAAAGGACTATTTTGTTGCTCAAATTCCTTGTTCATTGCCCAATGTTCCAGGTTCATTACCAGTTAATCAAGGAAAGGGCTCTTTATCTTACCCTCAAGGTCCTCAAATATGCACGCATGAAAATGCATGTGAAATTGTTGGAAAGCAAAAGTAAAAATAAAATATAATGAGATTTTTAGGAATGAAATCTCTGGTTTACTACTAACAAAACACTTAATTAAAAGTATTATATAAAAAATATAATACTTTATATATATAATTAATGGAGATCGCAATTCCAATTTTAGCCCTAGGAGGCCTATATGTAGCTTCAAATCAAGGCGCCCCATCAAAAAAAAATATAAGAAGTAAAATGGAACAGTTTACAAGTATGGGTGCGAAGCGCAATTACTTGCCAAATACCAACACTCCCCCTCAAAATTACCCAGTTCCCAATGAAAGTGAAATAACGGACACAGTTCAAAAATATGCAAATCCTAATGCTGCAAGCGACAAGTATTTTGATCAGAATTTGTATGAGAAAAAACAAAATAGTGGAGCTTACGTTGGAAACAATATTCAACAAGTATACTCATTAACGGGAGACTATGTTGCAAAAACAGATTTTAAGCACAATAATATGATTCCTTTTTATGGAGGTAAAATTAAGGGGCAAGTTTATAACAATAATAACGCCGAGACAATTTTAGACAATATGATTGGTAGCGGGTCTCAAGTAATTAAGAAAATAGAGCAAGCGCCTTTATTCAAGCCTCAAGATAATATGCAATGGGCTCACGGCGCTCCAAATAGCAGCGATTTTTATCAATCTCGCGTAAATCCCGGAATGAAAATTAGCAACGTTAAACCATTTGAGACGGAATATGTTGGTCCGGGCTTGAATCAAGGATATACTACGCAAGGCAGTGGCGGTTATAACTCTGGCATGGAATCCCGCGACTCTTGGTTGCCAAAAACAGTTGACGAGTTACGCGTTGCAACTAATCCTAAAATGGAATACACACTTGAAAATCATCAAGGTCCTTCTTATTCACACGTTCAAAACGTCGGTATTATTGGAAAGGTTGAAAAGTACAACCCAGACACATTTTTTATCCAAACGCAAGACCGTTGGCTCACTACAACTGGCCAAGAAAAAGGTCAAATGCTTAGACCAATTGAGGAGGTTCATTCAACAACGCGTGCATCTACAACGCAATCGTATACTGGTGTGGCTGGACCCGCTGATCGCGTCGCCAATTATGTTCCTGGAAGTTATGAAGAAGCAAAACGCAATGAGCTTCCAATGTGCGACGTTGGACCTTCTGCCGCTATGAATAGAGGCGACCATGCGGACAAAGATAATGCTCTTAAAAGTCACACAAATTATGTTAATAATCGTTCAACTATGAGACAACCCGACTCAATTAGAAGTGGATTTGGTCGCGCAATTGGCGCGGTTATCGCGCCATTGATGGACGCATTTAATCCAACAAGGAGAGAAGAGTATTCTGGCAACTACCGCATTTATGGTGATGCCGGTTCGCGCGTTCCCGATAGTTATGTTTTGAATCCCAACGACGTTGCACCAACCACGATAAAGGAGACAACATTATACACCCCTCGCTCTTATATTGGGAGACAAATTGAAGGCGGTGGTTATCAAACAAACGAACAAACACCAATTTCAAATCAACGCGACACCACAAATTGCAGTTATATTGGAGACGCGGGTGGTTCTGCCACTGGTTGGGGTGAAATGTCTTATGCATCTGCTTATGCTCAACACAATAATGAATCTAAAGAGAAATCCGTTGTTAGCAGAACAAACCACGGAAATACAAATATTTACAATCAACAAATGAACGTAAATGTGGCAAGAATTGACGGTGATAGAGACAATACAAGAATGTGGGTGCCAACAAATATGCCACAGATGCCCATGTCAAAAGAGACGTATGGTAAGATTCGTGCTCCGCAATATTACAATCAATGCATTGGTTGCGACCGCATTAGTCCCGACATATTAAATGCTTTCAAGGAGAATCCTTATACACACAGTTTGACATCTTCAGTGTAATCCAAATTATTAAATTCATTTATTAAATTCATTTATTAAATTCATTTAAATGTTTTACAGAATATTAATATATGCTGTCAAATATATCAAAAACGGTAAAATTGCGAACAAATTATAACAATAAAATGCGCGTTTTAGTTCCACCAATTTTAACGGACGTATCTTTAAGAGATGGTCTTCAAGGGTTAACTAGAGAAGTTCAAGAAACTTTTACATTAAATAAGAAAAAAAACATTTTTCATAACATTATTTTCAATTATAAGCCAAAAAATATTGAGATTGGATCAATTGTAAATCCAAAAGTCTTGCCAATTATGTCTGACTCTGTGCAATTATACAATTATGCGGTAGATTTTATTAAAAATAGCGAAAAAACGCATGAAATATGTGAAACAGATACAAATGTTTTTATAGTAGTTCCAAACGAAAAAGGCTTTAATATTGGGTTGTCACATGGAATTAAAAATTATTCTTTTCTAACGTCAGTTTCTGATAGTTTTCAACAGAAAAATGTAAATAAAACTCTGTTGGAAACAAAAAAAGAGCTTAAAAAAATCTTTTCAAAAATGGAATTATTAGAAACAACAGAAACTTGCAAATTCAAAACAAAACTATACATTTCATGCATTACAGACTGTCCGTTAGAAGGTAAAATAAACAACGATAGCATTATTCATGAAATTTTATATTACAACGAAGACTTTCCAAAAATTGAAGAATTTTGTTTGTCAGATACATGCGGATCATTAAAATTTGAAGATTATAAATATATTGTTGACAGTTGCATTTTTTTTGGACTACATCCATCAAAAATATCTCTGCATCTTCACATTAATAAAAAAAATATAGAAGAAATTAACCAAATTATAAAGCACTCCATTAATAATAATATTAATAGATTTGACGTTAGTATTATGGAATCAGGTGGTTGTTCATTAACTATGCCTTCGTCTGATTTATTACCAAACGCATCTTATGAGTTATTTAATTTTTTTTTTAAAAAATATTCTGATGAAATTTAAAAGAATTTTTATATATATATTTTATCAATATATATATAATATATATATGATGATAGGATCTGGAAAAAATAAAAAAAAACGACAAAGTCAAGGGCAACGACAAAGACAACTCCGAGACCAAGCTCAACGAGTTGCTGACCCCGTGACATCCAACCCTTTAATACAGAAATATAATGGAAGATATTGTCCAGAAGTTGATTTAAGAGCAAATAACATGTTTTCAATATTTAGAAGATTAATATTAACAAGCATTCGTCAAGGCCCATATCAAGCAAATCAATTGCAAATATGCAGAGAACCAATAAATGAAGTTACCATGTTGGAAAATTATGGAAATTTTCTTAATGGAACCAATCCTGATGGAAAATATGATTTATATGATTTAATAGAAAAAGACTCCCATGGAAACAATATAAAACCCCCAATTAATTTTAATACATTATTTCACATTCCCAAAGAAATAATAAACAAACGTTTATTTTTAAGACAACCAGATAATATAAACTATGCCGGCAAAAATAATGCAATAATGGATAAAATAGTTAATTCATTAAACAATACAAACTGTGGATGCAGAAAATATACATTTCAGTCCCCAGAAACACCATGTCCAGATTGCAAATTGGACGTTGACCTTGCAATATTAACATATTGTCCATCAGACCCTTGTTTTGTAGACCATAATGCAAATCCTTCAGACATTGAATTATTGCTCCCACTTGATCAAAGACCCACCGATGCAAATAGAGTAAAAATTCAGGTAACAATTAATGAAACAATTAAAGATGCTATAATAGCTCAAAATAGAAACCCGGGGAACAACAATTTAACCCTTGTTCCATTTTATATAGCTATTAATTTATTTAATTCTTCAAATAAGACAGCATCGCACACTGCTGCTATAATAGTTCATAATAGGCAATTATATTCAGTTGGTATGGCAAATTGGGCCAGCGACAATCCAGATTATTTATTAACTCATTTTGGCACGCAATTAGATGCAAAAATTTCATCCCCTGAAGATTATACAACTTCCATATTATATGCAATACAAGACGGAGTTAGACAAAATTCTGGCAAAAAAAAGCAAAGTGGTAGAATTGCTGTTCAAAATTATCAGATTATTGACATAGGATTTGTAACTCTAGAAATGTGCAACAAATTTGATGAATATTGCAGAGACATGGTGCAAATTAAAGCAACGCCGAAGTTTGAATACAATCTATATAAAAAAAATACCGTTATAACGGGATTGTCGTGGGAACCTGAGTTAACAGCAACGCCGTCGGCGTTAACATATCAAAGAATTAATAACTGCGTGTATAAACACATTCCTCTTGAAGCGTATGGGACCGGAGTTGGAGCGGCGGTTGGTGCTTGCATAGGAACTGTTTGCGGTGGTCCTGGAATTGGTACTGGTGTTGGGGCCGCGGTAGGAACAGTTTTGGCTTCACACGAACTTCGTTTTAAACGGAAAGAAGTTCTAGAAAAAAGAACTCAACCTACAAAAACGGTTGCATTACAAAACCCAAATATTGTGATTGCAAATTGCGCTGGGTTTATTGAAAATATATTTGGAATAAATTGTTCTAAGGTTGTTGGAAAAACAGGAGGACTTGCATCAGCGCCAATAAATTGTTGGTTAAGACTCAGTATGTCAACAATAAAAACAATTGTTAACGCAATTGGAGAAAATAATGTTGCCAGGTTTGCGATGGCGATAAAGGCAAAAACTATGTTTGGCAATCCCTGGTTTGGTGGAAAAACAAACAATAAACGCAAATTAACTAAAAATAGAAAAACAAGAAAACATTTTAGAAAAACAAATAAAACAAGAAAAAATTGAAAAGAAAAGACCGGAAAAGAAAAGAAAATAACAAATAAAAAACAGAAACAATAATGTCAAAACAGGAATGGATTTTTTATGATTCGCATTTTGCACAACATTTAGGTCTAGATGGAATAGTGTTATATCCATTTATTCTTATAGCAAAAAAACAATGCGATGCACAACCATCGTTATTGAAACACGAACTAACTCACGTTCATCAGGTAAAGAGTCTCGGGTTTTGCACATTTTATGCAAAATACTTTTATTATATTGTTCAAAATTTATTAAAATCTGGAAATTTTAATACAGCTTTTATAGAAAACGAATTTGAGTATGAAGCTTATGGAATAGAAAATGAACCACTAACTGATGATGAAATTATTGAAATTGGGTGTGATATGCCAAGAACAGATAAAGAATGGTTTAAAAATAAAAACCAAACACACATCCAAGCGTGCAACAAAAACAAAAACAAAAAAAACAAATATGATAGAAAATATACTTTACGTTTAATATCATATAAAAAATAAAAGCACTATAATAGTAGTTGCATCAACGATGGTTTTAAATATACATGAATCTATAATAGATAAATTAAAATATTTTCATTCAATGCATAAAACGCCAAATATTATATTTCATGGGCAATCTGGTTGCGGAAAAAGAACCATAGTAAACCAGTTTATAAATATTATTTATAACAATGACAAAGAGAGAATAAAGACATTTGTTATGTATGTTAATTGCGCTCATGGAAAAGGTATTAAATTTATTAGAGAAGAACTAAAGTTTTTTGCCAAGACGCATATTAATTCAAATGGCGGCGACACTTTTAAAAGCATTGTTTTGTTGAATGCTGACAAATTAACAATAGATGCACAGTCTGCTTTGCGTAGATGCATAGAGTTGTTCAGCCATACAACAAGGTTTTTTATTATAGTAGAAGACAAATATAAATTATTAAAACCAATATTATCAAGATTTTGCGAAATATATGTACCAGAGCCTAATTATAATGGCGACATTATTAATCTTTATAAATTTAATATAGGAGAAACATTTAAGACGAAAGATGTTAAAACATTAAGAGCGGAATGGCTTAAAAAAGAGTTGCAAAAAATGGCAAATGAACCTGCAAAAATAAACCACGAAGAACTTATAACGCTGTCAACAAAACTATACGAAAAAGGATACAGTGGTTTAGATTTAATACAGTTGTTAGAAAAGCCTTCAAATTTGAAAATCACCAATTTAACCGAAAATAAACGATATGAACTTTTATTTGCATTTAACAAGGTTCGCAAAGAGTTTAGAAATGAAAAGATATTTATTATGTTTATTTTGAACTTTATTTTTTTGAGTTTAGATGACAGTTTAGAAAATATTTCATTTATGTAAAATGGATGACTTTAACGTTTCTAGTCTACATGAATCAAAAAATGAGTGGGGATCACGTTTACTAACAATTTTAACCCCTCACATTGTTGACGGGTTGCGCTCAATTTTTGAAGAAGCTGTTAAATTGTGCAGAGACAACGGTGAAATGGATAAATATTTAATGACTTTTCAAAATTTCATTACAAGAATTCCCAAGTGGAATTCAAATATTATAGAATCCGAGAAAAGGCGAATTGTGGATAAAAGCGGTTGCGGTTATTTAGAAGATTTAGTGACTTGTGTTCACATTATTCAATTGAAGCTTTTATCTGCTATTAGAGTTGGTCAAAAGCAAAAGAAGATAGATATTACCATTCCAAAGTTGGATGATTTTGTCCATAAGATTTATATTAATGTTGCCAGAAAAATTTACAAGAATGTTTATTTATTTGAACTCAACGTTCCTCCGCTACAAACACAAAAACATCACCGTGAATTGGAAATTATAGTTCAAGAGTGCATTTTAAATACAGTGAGAGATAGTATTCCAGTGGAGGCCATTTTACAAGCATATATGGACGAAACTGTGGAAGAGCATGTTACAGAGGAAATTAAGGAGCAAGAAATTGAAGATCCTAATAAATCTGCTGAAAAGGCGAATCAGAAGCCTCAAATTATATCTGAGACTAAAGAGAGTGAAAAATCGGAAGAACAAGGTCCTCGTCAATTGGAGTCCGATCCTGTCACCGCCATTTTGGAGCAAAATAAATTGGAAGCTCAATTGGCATTCCCAGAGTTGACAAGTGACACTTCAACTAAATTATCATTTAACGATGTTGATTTTGCGAGAGATTCGGAAAACAACGAACATGTTATTGAGGCGCCAAAATCATATGATAGGTTGGAAGAGATTAGTGCTATGCGAAATGCCCAAAGAAAACAGGCCGAAGAAGAGGATGACGACGAGGATGAAAATGTTAGATTGCGAATATTAGACGAGAATGTTTCATTGGACAATTTAGATGTTCACAACATTGATTTTCCAGAAATGAAGTTGGAACCAGATTTATTGTTAGATGATGTTGAGGTTTTAGCCTAGTATTGCCCCCTCCTTTAACAATAATAAAATTATGCGTAAAATAAAAAATAAGAATGTAGTCATTTACATTATAAAAATGAATACATTTGTCGTGGCAGGAATTGTTTCATTTGCATTTTTTATAGTAAAATTTATTGAGATGCGTTTTGTAGATAGGGAAAGCAAGCCGCTGAAATTTTTAATTCGCGATTCCTTGTTAGTCTATTTTAGCGTTGTTGTTGGTTTATTTATAGTTGAACAATTAAGGCCTGTTATTCAGGAAGGAGGTGAAGGTTCTGTTTTAAATCCCGCAGTTTTTACTGATAACCCAGGGTTTTAGACAAATTTTTTGGTTTTTAAAATTATTATATTATGCGTTTAATGTATAATGTCAGGATTTCATGACTCTTTGGGTCGCGTCGGAGGATTTGCTGTTGTAGATACTGTTTTAACCGTTGTTGTGGCCGGATTTGTTTCTCAAAAAATTCCTGCGTTTAAAAACCAAACTGGCGCCATTATATTAGGTTCGCTTGTGCTTGGTGAACTAACGCATTTGGCATTAAAGATCAAGACTCCTGTAACAAACCCACAATAATGAAAATATTTAATAAATAAAATATGAAAAGTTTATATGCTTTCGGTTTTCTATTATGTCGTTCCACATTTCCAGTTTCTTGATACTTGTCAACCAAACGCATTAAACTTCTTGGCTTGCAATTAAATATTTTACATACTTCTTCCTGCGATTTATCCTCAATCAAATAATATTCAACTGCAGTTAATTTACGAACGCAGTGCCTTGTGTAATCTTCACTTTTATGGTTATTCATATACAATATACAATATACAATATACAAATATAATTACAGAATTATAATTGTAGTATAAAAACTATTGTTATTATAATATATGATCTATTTAATTTTGTATGTTTTCTTATATTGTAATACTGATGATATTTTGAATAAATTATACTTATCCAATTATTCTACAACATTAAATAACGAACTAATACAAAATAATAGTAAATTTTATTACTCTATAACAAATCTAAATTTATTTGTGCTATCTATTTATTCTATTTATCTTATCAACAAAGTTCTGTTTTATAAATCAACAAATATAACTTCAACCGCATTGGCGTTGGTTTATATAAAATATATATTAAATTCTATTTTGAATGACAACATCACTTTATCGCAACACGAGTTTAGTAGAATTGTTATGTGGTTATTTGCAACTCCATTAATGCTTAAAATGTATTGCGATATTAACAGTATTAAATTGCGAGATATAAATATTCAATGTCATATTCTTCCTGTAGCAGTAAACATATTTATTTATCCGTATAGGAACACAACAATTTATTTTTATTTTACAGGGTGTTCATGGGCATTACTACTATTTTTTATGAAAACTTTTTATGAAAAACGTAATCTAATGTTTACGAATATTTATTTGATTATATGGGGCATATTTATGTCGTTAACTATAATTGATATATTTCATTTGACTGACGTATATACTATCAATTTATATTATTCGTTTGCTGATATGGTAAGCAAAATGACAACATGTATAATGATAGATGAATGCATTGAAAAAGAAGTAATAAAATTGAATAATATAGATTTACAATCTGTTCAATTTATATCCTATATGGTAACACACATAAATAAATATAAAACTGAAATTATTGTTATAACGCCCAAATGCACTGCGTTAGTAGATTCAACAAGAATGGGGTTTTTACTAAAAATACCTGAAGATAAAACCATATTAGAACAAGAATTATTAAATAAAATATTACCGTTTGGATTTGATAAAGAATATATTTCAAGTGCAAGTGCAAGTGCAAGTGCAAGTGCAAGTGCAAGTGCAAGTGCAAGTGCAAGTGCAAGTGCAAGTGCAAGTGCAAGTGCAAGTGCAAAGCAATTTAATATGATATGTGTTCTTTTTACCGATATTGTTAATTATACAGAATTGGCACAAAAATATGATGATGCTATTATTTTTCAATTACTCAACGCTGTTTATATTTCCTTTGATAAAATTATAAAAAAATATTCACATTTACAAAAAATAGAAACGATTGGTGATGCCTATATGGTTGTGGGCGATATTTTTAGAAATACTATAAATCATAATGTTGTTATAAACGAAATACTATCATTTGCGATAGATATTATTAAAGAAGTAAAAACAATCAAAACACCTGATAATATTCCCTTGTGTATTCGGGTTGGAATAAATATAGGAAGCGTCACTATTGGAATATTAGGAAATGAATTACCGAGATTATGTGTGGTTGGAAATGCCGTAAATATGGCATCAAGATTACAATCAACCGCAGAAATAGATACAATACAAATTAGCAGTGATGTTTACGAACAATTAGGAACTGTAGAAATTGATAAAAAATATGAATTTACAATAAAAGAAGGTGTTTTCTTGAAGAACATGGGGTCTGTGACAACGTATAATATACCCCCTAATTGTTCATCAGGACAATAAACAATTTAAGAACATTTACACCTTTGCACATTTAAAACGCCCATTTTAGAGGACAAAAAAAATATGCAAAAACGTAAAATCAATAGTAGGAATTTCACCTACGATGGTCTAACTGTTCCTCTTCTTTTTTCCCTTTGGGATTTGAAGAGGTAAAAGATGAAAACATAATGGGGGTTCCTGTTTTTAAGTATTCATTGTTATAAAGAATAAGTATACTATTTTTAATTTATTTTTATGGATTATAATTATTCAAATTTGATATTATAAAAAATATAATATCAAATGCGATACGAATTATGATGTAGTAGTTGATGATGAGGAGGTGGGGAGATTTTTACATACCAGGCAGTATTTGTGGTTTATTTTAGTTTTATTGAAGAAATATTTATATATTATTGCTTTACATTTTCCAGCAATACAAAAAAGTGGATTTGTGTTGGGATATAAAAGTAGTGCTTCACAACTTAATAATTTATCCCAAAGATAATCTTCGCCCAAGTTAAACTCATCTTCTATTACTTTACACATTTCAGTATCAAGTGTTAATTTTTTACTAAAAACTCATCTATGGTTTTTGATATTATAAAATTTTTTTACACACGCAACACTTCATGTATAGTATTACTAAATTATATTTAATTTAAATTTTGATAATATATTTATTACATCAATTACATTTTGCATGTCTGTTTTATTTAATGGTTCTGTTGTGATTTCTGTTTGAATTCCTATAGAATATAAATAATTTCCTTCTTCGTCTATCACTGGTTTTAATGAAATTAAATTATGAAAAGGAATATTGTTCTTTTTAACATTTGTAATAATAACGCTGGTTGGAATTCCCATTCCTAAACATTTTTTTATTAGTTTATGCTGTGTTTCTTCTTTTATGTTAGGCACTTGTGGTTGTAAAAACTTACAATTCCTTCCTATTATTTCATTTCTATTATACCCCGTGGTTTTTTCAAACTGTTTATTCACATAAACAAGTGGAAATCCAAAATGTTCTTTTTTTGCAGACGAAATACTAATGCATATGGGTATATTTTCTGTTATACTTATAACTTTCTTAAACCATTGAAATTCATGATAAGGAATGATAGAAAAAAATAAAACGGTTTTTTTAATGGATAATAATGCTTCATCAAACTCTTTCTCTATATTTGTATTTATACAAGGGAACAATTCCATCAATTGTTTTTCTTTTTCTGAAATGGTTTCATCGTCTAATATTTGATTAATATTTTCATCTATATCATTGCAATTTAGAAAATTATTGAAATGGGCAAGATTATCATACATTATATCATTTTGAATACTATCTCTTTTATATTGTCGTTTTAATTTTTTTGTAGAATTTAATAAGTCAACATTCATAGTTTATATTATTATGATATAATATTTTTAAGTTATATGCCTCATCAAAAGAATATTGACTATAAAGAAACTGCTGTGAATTATTATTTAGTGGAGGATAAAACACAAGAAGAAGTGTGTAAAGTATTCAATTGCTCACAAGGAATACCAAAAGAAAAATACAGGAATATAGTGAAAGGAGCATATGAAAGACCTCAAAAATATGTAAGTAAGAATAAAACAAGAAAACGACCAAAGAAAAACTATCTATAAAATCTCATGTAAAATGAGTGTTTTAAATGAGAAAAGGTGTAAAATACATTCAAAAATTACTCCACTAGCTGAATTTGCTGTTTCTCTTAACCAATTAATTTTACTGCAATTTTCAATAAAAAAATTTATAGCTTCGTCTGAATTTGTTTTTTATAAGAACGCCTGCCTTTTGCATTTTTTTTGAATATATAAAATAACTAAAGATTATTTTTTAATCACTGTAATACTCCTCCGGCTCCTCGTAAAAAGGAACCAAAAACCGTGCTTCTTTAACTGTAAAGGAATAATCCCGACTATAAGACCACTCTTTTTTATCTTCATCATAAACACGGCAAATAGTTTGACTGTTGTCTGGAATCTGCACCTTTTGTCCCAACTCTTTTTCTAGATACCTTACTTCGGTGCAATTGTTAATTCCGTGCGGATTATCTTCTTGGTAACTGTGCAACATCTCTGGCGTTTCAAATATGGGAAAGGTTCTACCATCTAGACAAATGTATCCGCGATAGAATAACAGATAATAGTCATCATCGTCAAGCAGCGTATTTTTTTCAATGAATACATACCCATTATCAAACGAGCAGTAAGAATACCGGTATTCCAGCTCATTGCCGTTTGGATAAGTGTGTGTTTTTTGAGGAAACCTCACGATTGTTGCAGACCTCATGCGCGACACGGTCGCTTCTCTTTCCTCTGGTGTCTGGTCGCAGTCGCGGAACTTGTTGAGCTCCCTGAAAGGCGTGTTAACCGTCGTAGGAAGAATCAACGTAAACTCTGGCGGATTCTTCACCTTGAAGCGAAGAAGCCTTTCCACGTTCGCAAACTGTCTTCTCAAGTATCTTTTGCGAAATCTGGCCCTGAAAATATATTGTTGTTTGGCTTTGCTGAAAATAAACTTGGGAACACTTTTCTCTCCATGTAGTACTGCAGCTTCCCTAAGGATGCGATTCACAATGTTTACCGGCAGAAAGGGAAGAGAACTCATGGTTGAAATTGTTGCGTTTTTACTCTGGTCAAAAATTTGGAAAAGTAATTCAATTTTTTTTTCAATTCCAAAAAAAATTGAACTGGTAAATAAAAATAAAAGAAAATCCAAATTCAAAAACATGATGGCGGAAGAAATCCAAGTTCAAATTCAACCTAAGACTCAATTTACCTTGGCTGGTCCCGGTCTAGTAAAAATTAATACGGACAATAGGGTAGACTGTCGTCTCAAGACAAATGGCGAATATATTATGTATTTGCCGGAACCCGATGAGGTTGTACATCTTGTGTGCCGTGGAATTGCTATTAGGGCTGCAGATCTAACAATTTTAAAGCATACTAAAGCCGGCAAGCCTGTGACATACGATTTGAATTGCACCTTTGGCTATCAGTTTGAGAATTATGACACGGTTTGTTTTAATAGTTTTAGTTACCGTGAAAAGTGCGAGCTCTACTCAATTGAAGATGTATACACAATGCGCTCACCGGTTGACTCTGAATAAATTAACGCTAACAATAAAACAAACAAAATTATCTTCCGCTCCAAACTTTTACAACCGGTAAACGCGGTATTTTTTTATTGCGAATATTCTCGCAATGTTCTTGGTATGTATAACCCCAATTGCAATATGATGTTATATTTCCCAACAAAGAATATTGTTTAACGCGTCTCAAATATTCCTCGTGAAATATAATCCCCATAATTCTCTCCAAGCAACATCTATGTCTCCTAGTTGTTACAAAATTTAATAAATTAAATAAATTGTATTTATTTCCAATTCCTAATAAAAATTCACGATTAATAAAACTTTGCACCCCAAAACATCCACCCCATACATTTTCATTTGTCCGTCCAATTACTTCATATGTTTTATCAATTTTCAACGAATTCATAATATGAAAATTGTTTGCCAAAGTAGAAACCATTCCTATCGTGTCGTTAAAGCTTTCCTTCTTTTCACAAAAGAAATGCCATATCGGCATGACTTGCACGTGTTTTCTGAGTAAAACTTCAAAATTCATGCGCTTTTGCATGAATGTGCTGTCGTGTATAATAACAGCGTTGTCAAAATAATCATTCTTATAAAAATAATAATACGGCAGAAGTTCACCTCTTCCTGGAAACTCCGATTTCACGTATTCAACATTCTTGTATTCGTATTCTGCTTTTAAAACACGCAAGTCACTGTTATCGTCTATTACAACAATTTTCTTAAACGGATAGAATCTGCGAATAGATTGAATGCAAAAATTCCAATACTTGTTTGTAGTTTCAGAATTTACGTGGCGAGTGATAATAAATCCAAAATTTCTTGTATTTGGTGTTAATGAATTCATTTTATTTTATTAAATATAATGAATATAATAAATTTGTTTTTTAAACTGAGACTTTAACTAAGATTTTCAGATGAAAAACAAGGAATATTGTCTATATTTATAATTGTTTTATCCGATGGTGCTTTATTTTTAGTTACAACAAACTTTTTAAATTCTGCACGTTCAAGCTGCGCTTGCGGTGTGTGATTGTGCACGCAACGCGCAATCATTTTATATAATTTAAAATCAGGATATCTCTCAACGCCATTATTTTTGTAAAGTATATTGATGCCATTATCATCTAAACACCAATCAAAAATTAACTTAACGATAGGTTCGCAATTATCATAATCATCCAATGCGTCTAAATCGTCAATAATATAATCAAAAATTGAACAAGCTAACCGGCACAAATCAAAACTATAATTGGGTTCCAAACGCGGCTTCTTTTCGTTGAAATAAGGTTCCGTGTTATATTGTGTAGCAGCGTCTGCGCCTGGTTGAAAACTATCGCTGCAAAACAATTTTCCATCAAACTTGTAAATGGCTCTGCCAAAATCAATAATTTTAAAGATGCGTCCAAAAGTTGGCACTTTATAATAGGTCTTTCTATAGCAGTAATAAATATACTTTTCATCCGTTTCATTATACATAATGTTATTTGTGTGCAAGTCATTGTGTGTAAATAAAAATGCTTTTTGATAGGTAATCAAAATCATAATAACTTGCATTAATGCGGAAAACCATTCTTCCTGAGTCAATTCATTATTAATTATAAGATCATCAAATGTGGTGTCACAATTTTCCATGCAAATAACTTGCACAGGAAAACTTGGTATGGTTGCATCAATTCGTTCTTCTTCACAAAACTCATCACTTCCACTTTCACTTCCACTTTCGCTTCCACTTTCGCTTCCGAGCCCATTTTTAATACTTGCAGTTTCTTCGGCATTATTATTTGAGTCTTCCTCACAATTATTGCACGACTCGCCGGCTCCACTATTATTGGATGTGTGCGATGTTCTTGAAGAGCAAGTAGAAGTTGATTTAATTGTAGTTGTTTTTGCGTCAACTGGTAATAATGTATCAGATCCCATAATATCAACCAATTCAATTGAGTTTTCTTTTAAATCCTCCAACGTTAAATGAGTTTCTGTCTCGGAAGTGATGTCACCATCTGTAAATATATTTTCAAACAAAGCGTTGTCAATGGATTTAATAGACAACATTGATTTGTTGCTTATATTATGATCTATTCTAATAGGAACTAATTGTTTGGGTTTATCTTCATCGTCGTATAAAAAACTATAATCATCTACTTGGAAACTAACATTTTTGTTTTTATTAAAAAACTCTGACTTGCAAAGATAATCTAAGTCGTCAATAACATTCAATTTAAAATCCTTTTTAATTCCAAGAAAGGAACCGTAATAGTCAACACCATTAACAAAATTGTATTTATGAATCAGCGTACTTGAGAGAAATGAAAAAAACCCATCAACATACGCCGAATTATTGCAATCCAACAATTTTGGATGAACCGCACCTATCTCTCCATTTGTCGTTAATTTGGGCAAGTTAAACAACGAAGGATCGGTAATATTGTATTTTCCAATCAAGAATTTAAAAGGGTCCAATAATGGCGCCATTTTAAAAAAAACTTGTTTCTTTTTCATATTGGACGTTTCTAAATGTTGCACAGTGCAATTATATAAGTTTTTATTGTCAGAAACAGAGTTTTTTATATCCGTTAAAAACCACTCATGGTTCAAATTAACAGAGTTGAAATTTGTTTCATTTAATAAAAAAAACCTATTGTAAATAGGAGAATAATTTTGGACTTCAGAAAGAAAAGTTAAATTTTCTTTTTTGAATAACTTGAATAACTCGCCGTTTTTTCTCTTCTCATAGTTGATTTTAAGAGTAACGTTATCCATTAGCTAAATAGTATATTAATAATACTCATTTTTAACTTATTTATAAATCTTTAGTAATTTCGGCTAAACAAATGCAAAGTTGCATATTTTCATAAAATAAGTTATGCGTATTCTAGTTTGAATGAATTTTCTAAAGTAACAGTAACAAGAATATCATGACTTTAGAACTAAAGAAATTTGACATGAAGACAATTAGTTTCAAACCAAATGAATCTAAAGGACCAGTTGTAGTTTTAATTGGAAGACGTGACACGGGCAAGTCTTTTCTTGTGAGAGATTTATTATATTATCATCAAGACATTCCGATTGGAGTTGTTGTGGCCGGAACAGAAGAAGGAAACGGTTTCTATGGAAAAATGGTGCCAAAATTGTTTATTCACAATGAATATAACACGGCAATCGTTGAGAACATTTTAAAGCGGCAAAAATCGGTTTTGAGGCAGATTAAAAAGGAAATGGAGTCGTTTAAACGAAGCACAATTGATCCGCGCGCTTTTGTAATTCTTGATGATTGTCTTTATGACGGTGCATGGACTCGCGATAAAATGATGCGTCTCCTTTTCATGAATGGCCGTCATTGGAAGATCATGCTTATCATCACAATGCAATATCCTCTTGGTATTCCTCCCACACTGAGAACCAACATAGATTATGTTTTTATTCTGAGAGAACCATACATCGCAAATAGAAAACGTATTTATGAGAATTATGCAGGAATGTTTCCAACTTTTGAGTCTTTTTGTCAGGTCATGGATCAATGCACTGAAAATTATGAGTGCTTAGTAATAAATAATAATGCAAAATCCAATAAATTGCACGAACAAGTGTTTTGGTATAAGGCCGACTCGCACAATGACTTCAAATTGGGATCAAAAGAATTCTGGGAACTCAGCAAAGACATTAATTCGGATGAAGAAGATGAGAAATATGACCCAAATAACGCAAAAAAACGCGGAGCAGGTCCTAAAATTAGCGTAAAAAAGACGAAGTGGTAATATCTTGCTTTGAAAATCTTGTTTTGTTAAATTAAAAACAAGATTTCCAACTTCTTGGAAGATGGGATACAATTGCAAAAGCAGGACAACATGAAGGAATCTCTGCAACAAAAATGAGTTATAGTGTTAAAAATAAAAAAGTGGTTGAAGATTATTATTATTGTTTGGCTTTGTAAATAAATTTATAAACTGTAAATTTATTTTTTATTTTTGTTTCTATTTCTTGATACATTTACTCATCTTTTTCTTTCACTACAAAAGGGCCACTAAGAAGCTCGCTCTGACCATTGTCAGTCTTGCCAATAACAATGTTCTCACCCTCAAATAACTCGGCGCGAATATCAGCGGCAGAAATGGTATCCTGGTCCTTCAATGACCGCTCTTGAGTGTTGATACCACTTACACCAATCAAATTGCCGTCCTCATCAATGTTTTGAGTAAGCGTTGCACCCGTCTTTTCGGCGGTTTTAATATTTTCCTCAATAGCCTTCTTTTTTGTTTCTTTGACTCTTTGATCAAAAGCAGATTTGGCAAAATTCTCATTCTTATTCTTCTCGTGCATTAACTGATTAAGCTCATCCTCCATATATTCAACTCGCCCAGTCTTGTAGGCTTCAGGGTCCCATGGCATCCACATTCCCACCGGGCCAACAAATACGTCATGATTTGGGTCAACTTCCCTCAACATTTTGCATCGCAATTCAGCCTCCTCCATGGTAGGGTAAGCACCTCTCATCTTAATTCCGCGTGTAGAAGTTTGGAAATTATGATTCACGTTAAATGCATTTTCAAGTTCCTCCTCATTTTGGTCCAAGAAAGTCTTATAGTCATCCTCCATATTACCCTTTACCAGTAAATCTTGTTCCTCATTTAAAAATTCCTTGTAATCCTTTGAAACCTCGTCAAACGACAATTTGTATTTGTAACTAACAAAATTTAGAAATTGCATAAACTTTTCCATACTCTTGGAAAATTCCCACTTCTTTAGGAATTCCTCAAAGAAAAACAACTCTTTCATTTTAACAATTTTTTCGGGAGAAATAAAAGAAATGCATACAAATTTTTGCCCAGCAATTAGTTTATCTTCATCCAACACATCAACATATTTAGGATTAATTGAACCCGATTCTGTCAACTTTTTCTCAAAGCCGCGAGATTCTTTTGAATGACTACCCATTTTATTATTTAGTAGTTTTTATTTTAAGTTTTTTATCGCGCAATATATTTTTTTCTTATTATTTAATATAGATGTTTGATATCACCGAGCTTGTCAAGAGAGTCATTAAGTATTTAGTGGAAGGTTTAATGGTCGCTATTGCTGCATATGCCATCCCTAAACGTTCATTAAACGTTGAGGAAATCATTTTGCTCGCCTTAACTGCCGCTGCCACATTTAGCATTTTGGATACATACGTCCCTAGCATTGGAGTGACAACCCGTTCTGGCGCTGGTTTTGGCATTGGTGCCAATCTTGTGGGCTTCCCGGGCGGGCTTTAAATTTATCCCACTTACATAGTCTGCAACCAATAATATGATAATTTATTATATCATATTATTTTATATGGCACGAACAAGAAACAGAAAAACTCTGAAGATGCGTAGAAGAAATACAAGAAAGAACAGAAAAATGAATAAAAGAGGTGGCGCGGGAATGTTAACACCTCCTGGTTCACCAATTCAACAACAAGGATCACCGAACTTTATTGATGTGGACACGCCTGGTTCGTTGCATTTGAGTGATCTTGATGTAACTCCTAGAAACTCTGAATCAGGTTATACAACAGGTGATTCTACATCTGGTTTTCAAGGATTAAATTTAACACAACAATTTGATGATGCCGATTCAGGTTCATTTACAGTAGGTGAAGATTCTATAAACAATGACAATCTGGTTCCAGGTCAACAAGGTGATGATGCAAGTTCATTTGGCAGCCTTGGACACGGTGGAAAAAGAAAAACTAGACGACACAAAAAATCAAGAAAGTCTAGAAGATATAGAAGACGTTAGATAGATTATAATTAAATAGTCGCAATAAATTCCCAATCCAATTCCTCGCATATCTTTTTCCAAATGGTGTCTTGTTCAATTAACTTCTCTCTATCCTTCAACATTGGAATTTCTGGGAGATACTGTGTTTCATCCAGCAATTCAAACAACTTGTAAAGAACATAATAGTAATGCAAGAAATTTACGCGATAATCAGGGCAATGTTTTGCATATGGATATTGAATTTCCATAAAGAAGTTGCACAACGTCTCTTCCAACTCTTGGGAGATAATAGGTGGTTTAATTCCCAATTTGTCCTTGATAAAATTGATGTGTTCATAATATTTATTATAACCAAGTTTCTTGAGTATTTCTTTGGTTTTATAATAAGTAAGTTTTGAATATTCAACTCGTTCCTTTTTAATCTGGTGTTTAAGGTTGTCAATAACTTCTGCAGGTATTTGTGTAGTTTCCTTTCCTTGAAATTGCGCCAAAATTTCTTTAAAATGGTTAATCTTTTTATACGCATAAAAACACACTTCTTTTGGAGGTTCTTTGTAAGAAGGTTTTTCATTTTCAATCAAATATTGAAAATTTTTGAAACACGCATTGCAAATTAAAACCCCTTCATCATCCATTGGTATTAATTCTCCTTTAAAACAAGTTTGACATACATCAGTTGGTCTCAAAAATGCATTAATATCCAAGAATGACTCATCAATATTATTTAGGTATTTTTGAAAAATATTATTGTTTTTTCTTTCTATAACACTAGAATTGTCTTGGGGTTTCATTTTAAAAAAAGACTCTAGCATTTTATTTTTGCTTGTTGTTGTGTTTCCTGCGGATATATCTTTTTTGTTTTCAAAATAATCAAAAATGTATTTAGAATTATCCAAAAAGTAGTCTATTTTCTTAGATTTTAGTTGTTTAATTTCATTTGTTATTTCTTCAAGTTTATCGCGATAATCCATTACATGTTCAATGGTTAACGTGTTTTCAAGTGAATTTTTTTCAAGAATACTTTTAATTTCTATTTTTTCTTTTTTCAACAAAGGAATTCTATCATTTTCGTCTTTATTAAATTCATTGACGAATTCTTTGTGCTTGCCATCTAGCGTTGTTGAGTTTTTCTTGTTAATTTTAATTTTTTTTACAGTCTTTGGCTTAAACGATGGCATCAAGTAATCTATTATTAATTTACATTTTTTATTTAATAGATTATTAGTTGAAAATATATAAATATAAATTCATTCTTTCAAGTTGCAAGTTAAAACTGTATTTTACTTTTCTATAAATTAAATAAAATGAGTGAAACAAATCAAATAGAATTAAAGGTAAATATTGAAAGCCCTGGAGGCCCAAACTATGATATTAGAATTGAAAATATAAAATTTCAAAAAATGCTTTTTTTGTTCAATGCAATCAACGATGGGTGGAGTATTAAGAAAAGAAAGGAATCTTATATATTTACAAAAAATCACGAGGGAAAAAAAGAAATTTTATTGGACACATATCTACTTTCATTCATGAAGGGCAATTTTGACGTAAATAAAATTTTAACATAAACCTGTAGCATATTATCTAATTGAATTAAAAATTTAATTAAATTATATTTTTCAAAATTTTTTTCTTTAGCAATATTATAACTATGGGAGGTGGTCTTATGCAACTCGTCGCTTATGGCGCTCAGGATGTTTACCTTACGGGTAACCCTCAAATTACTTTTTGGAAAGTCACATACAGACGTTACACAAACTTTGCTATTGAGTCTATTGAGCAAACTTTCAACGGCCAAGCCGATTTCGGTCGCCGTGTAACATGCATTATCAGCAGAAACGGTGATCTTGCTTACCGCACATATCTTCAGGTCACTCTTCCCGAGATCAACCAACTTATGGGCAGTGCCGCCAACGTTACCTCCGGTAACAACGCCGTCTATGCTCGTTGGTTAGATTACCCTGGTGAGCAACTCATCGCTCAAGTTGAGGTTGAGATTGGTGGCCAACGCATTGATCGCCAATATGGTGACTGGATGCACATCTGGAACCAGCTCACAATGACTGCCGAGCAACAACGCGGCTACTTCAAGATGATTGGTAACACCACCCAACTTACCTTCATCACCGATCCCTCTTTCGCGGACGTTGATGGTCCTTGCGACTCCAACGCCCCCCGTCAAGTGTGCGCTCCTCGCAATGCTCTTCCCGAAACAACCCTCTACATCCCCCTTCAATTCTGGTTCTGCACAAACCCTGGTCTTGCCCTTCCTTTGATCGCCCTCCAATACCACGAGGTCAAGATTAACCTTGACATCCGCCCTATTGACGAGTGTCTCTGGGCCGTCACCACCCTCAGCTGCAACACCACGCGTTATGCTGCCCCCGGCGCTCGCAACAGCAATGGTGTTGCCGCCACCGTTGGCAATTCCGCCGGCCCTTACGCCAACTCAAACTCCAACCAATACGCAGTCAGCACCCCCGTCAGCGCCACCATCGCTTACAACCAGTCCCTCGTTGCTGCCTCCCTTTACGTTGACTATGTGTTCCTTGACACCGATGAGCGCCGCCGTTTCGCCCAGAACCCCCACGAGTACCTCATCACCCAGCTTCAATTCACAGGTGATGAGTCCGTCGGTTCATCCAGTAACAAGATCAAGCTCAACTTCAACCACCCAGTGAAGGAGCTTATCTGGGTCGTCCAACCCGATCAAAACGTTGACTACTGCTCATCCCTTCTTTGCGGTGGCAGCCTTTTCAGCGTTCTTGGCGCTCAACCCTTCAACTACACTGATGCTATTGACGCTCTTCCCAACGCCATCCACTCCTTCGGCGGTCCTTCCGAGCTTGCTGGCCAAAACGCTTTCATTGATGCTCGCGGCCTCTTCCAAGACGCTGGTGCTCTTGACGAGTATGTCCCCCCTGGTTTCACTGGCTACTGGCACGGAGGCGTTTACAACAACTCCTTGACCGAGCCTCACTTTGGTGGCAGCAACACTCCCAACGCCAACGGTTTGAACGCGGCCGATGCCGCCAACTCTGCCGCCGTCCTTGCTTCCCTCGGCCTTTCCAGCCTCAGCCAATTGGTGCCTTCCAACGGCAACTACAACCAAGGCTCATCTGTCTCCGATGCCGGCACCTTCGTGCTTTCCGAGACATCCCTTGACATGCACTGTTGGGGCCAGAATCCCGTCGTTGTTGCCAAGCTCCAACTCAACGGCCAAGATCGCTTCTCTGAGCGTGAAGGTTCCTACTTCTCATGGGTGCAACCTTACCAATGCCATACTCGCTCCCCCGATGAGGGTATCAACGTGTACAGCTTTGCCCTTCGCCCTGAGGAACATCAACCTTCAGGCACGTGCAACTTCTCACGTATTGATAACGCCACACTCCAACTTGTGCTCTCCAACGCCACGGTTGAGGGCACTCGCACCGCCAAGGTCCGTGTCTATGCCACCAACTACAACGTGCTTCGCATCATGAGTGGCATGGGTGGATTAGCATATTCCAATTGAGAGGTTTGGGTGGTCTTCTCAAATTTACTTATATATATTTTTATGTTGAAACGACTTAAATAATTCATATTATTATAATTTATAATATGAATAAAATTGATTCAGTTAACAACAGTGAATTGTTAATCACACAATCTACTATGAAACCTGTATATTCCACAAATATAGAATTATTGTGCGGCGTCATTGAATATAATAACAAGACTTATCTTGTTGATTTAAGTGATAAAGATAGAATTATAAATTTTAATAAAACCTTTGTTTTTGCAAACGAAGATGAATTGTATCCGTCTTACGCTTACAATTATAAAAGATTTAGTTATTTAGATTTTATATTTAGTTTTAATCAAGAGTCTGTGCATTATATTTTCAAAAATGAAAACCAACTGGACCTAAGGCGGTGCAATGTAGAAATATATCACTTTTACCACAAAAATATACTTGAAAAATACACCGTTATTGATTACATTAATGGTCATTATTTAACCTTAGGACAAGATGCAAATGTTATGAAAAATCCAATTTGGAAAATAAAAGAAAATGACAAGGAGTATCTTTTAATGTATTGTGAAAAGGATACTATTTGTAAATTATGCATTGAAAGCTATCAAAAAATATTAGAATATGAAATTAATAAAAATAATGGAAAAAAAATTACTTGGTATAAACATCAAAATGGTTATATTTTATGTTCATTAAATTTGTATATACACCAAATTATTGCGGAATGTTATGGAAATGGAAAAGGAACAAAAAATGTTAGCGTTGACCATGTTGACCAAAATTCTTTAAATAATGCTCTAGAAAATTTAAGAATTGCAACAAGAAATGAACAAGAACAAAACTCAAAAGGAATTAAACCTGGAACAAAAAGAGAAAGAAAAACTAGCACAAAAGATTTACCAGAGGGTATAACCCAAGACATGTTAAAAAAATATGTGGTTTATTATCAAGAATGGTTGGACACAGAACATATTAAACAAAGAGAGTTTTTCAAGGTTGAAAAGCATCCCAAGTTAGATAAGCCATGGGCAACTACAAAATCTAATAATGTATCTATTCAAGAAAAACTTGCACATGCAAATAAAGTTGTTGGTGATTTGGAAAATGATATTTATCCAAATAAAGATGCACCTACGTTGCCCAAATACGTGTCACTAATTGTAATGCGCAAAAAACCTCATCTTGTTTTTGAAAAAAGAAACGATGGAAAAAGGTTAAACTTTAAAATGGTTTTACCAGAAGAATACGATTTAGATGAACAAATATCACTATTTAAAGTAAAAATTCGTGAAAAATATGGTGCTAGTTTGGTAGACAATAATGTTATATTTAATTATGTGTATGATACGCCAATAAACAATAATAATAGATATATCAAAAAAATAACATTTGAAATAGCTAGACATTATCATAAACATACTTTAACTTTTGAAACATATAAAACAGAGAAAGATGCTATTTCAGAAGTTGAGAAATGGCTTTCTATAAAAATAACTGAAGATTACTTTAATAGTCTTCAAGGCAAACATCATCTTAATAGAGACTTTGAAGATTATAAAGATTGTAATAGAGGAGCATTATTAAGTTCAGGAATATACCTTGAAGTTATAGAAATAATTGGAAATAATCATGTAAACCTTGAATGTGGTTCATAAAATTAAAATAACCAACTCATAAAAGAATTTGTTTGCAAATATGATTGCATCAAACAACTAAAAATGAGCGACAAGACCTTGACAAAGGCATTGGATAACAATGTTTTATATAGCGGCTTCTATTTCAAACGCCTTGGAAGTAAGTTGAAATATTTGTAAAAAGACTTAGAACATTTATAACAAATAACAATAATATGTTTAAAAAACTATTGTTATTTCTCTCTTATATTTCTGTTAGTAGTCAATTTTTAATGACTCCCAAATTTTTTTTACCTTTTCAAAACAAT